TGTCCTCAGAGTCATCTAGACCGTTGGAATTCGCTCATTAAGCGAACTCAAGCTGGTGAATACGCAACCAATACGTGCGTAACTTCGGTCGCCCCAACTGGAACGATCTCTATGATCGCTGGATGGACAATGACCCGTGCTATTGGGGCTGATACACCAGTAACGATTTCTGGTGGACTGGAGCCTCCATTTGATTGGGGCATCAAGCGTACTGATAGCGCTGGAAAGGACATCACCTACCATGACCTTTGGCACACAGATGAGCACCGAGGTAAGCCGTGGATGATTACGGCTAACAAACTTTCTGCTGTTGAGCACGTTCGTATGCAGGCCGCAGTCTGTGCGTTTACATGCATGAGCGTGAGCAAAACTATCAACATGCCGAATGACGCGTCTATCGAAGACGTTGAGCATGCATACCGATTGTCTTGGAAGATGGGTATTCCAGGAACTACTGTGTACCGTGACCGAAGCAAGCCCATGCAAGTACTCTCCGCGTTGGAATGCCCAAGCGGAGAGTGTGGTGTTGATTACAGCAGTCTACTTGATTCTTCGCAAACTTTGACATTCGCTGACGCGACTGCTAAGTAATCGTAGCTCTAGGCTTGGCAACTTGAAATGGAGTTGTCAAGTCCCAATTTCCAGCGGCTACAAGATCAAGCATAGCATCCTGCCGGTACACTGTACCGTGCAGGATGGTTTTGCTATGGGTCGCCAACCACTCGCGTCGAGCTTCAATATACGCGGTAGTCCACACTTTCTCAGTGCCACCCTTAGACGGTGGGACCTGCGGAAACAGGTTTCGAGTACGGTCGATACCGGCTGGACCACTATGGATGGAACTGTCGTACATAACGAGCCAACTTAACGGGAGCTCTAGCTTAAGCTCCTTGCACTTGACTTCCATCGGGTTCCAGTACCATTCGTCAAAGACCTCGTCTTGGGCCTGGTGCATGACTGGGTCACTACCTGTAATAAACAACAGATGCATTAGATCTGTCACTTGTGCTGGAAGATCATCAGGCTCGAAACCAACGGTACCGTTTTCTTCAAGAAGAGTCTGAAACTTCTTGAGATCGTCCCTGTATACTCCACCAAGTAGAATGTATCTTTGTACAATAGCGTCTAGGCTACCACTACGGTCAATAGCCTGGTGCTTACCATACGTGATACCAGCACCGTCAGCGAGGTATACACAAGTAGTGTAGTCTCCACCACCTGGCTTGCCAGTTTCAAAAAGACCGACTACACTCTCGATGATACGCTTCTTATCGCCTGGTAGCTCGTAAGACAAGGTAACCTCCTCCAAGGATCGAGGCGAATGTGGTTCCGGCAATGACGTAGGCGGTGTTGCGTTGTCTGGTAGCTTGTTGGGTTCTGATTCCGGCATCGGCAAGCTGGACCTGAAGGGCCAGCAACCTGGCATCTTGCTCAGATAGCGTGTCATTTGCTTTCTCCAGCTCGTCAGCAAGTCTGCTAATCTTGACAAGTGCGTCATCAAGCTTAAGCTTGACATCTTCGTACTGACCTGCTTTGTGGTTAAGTACGTTAAGCCGCTCTACATGTACATCACACATTTTAGTTTCATCGTTACACTTAACTAATGGCAAGTCTTGAGCCAACGCTAAAGATAGGATAAGAGCTATCACGACGACAACTCGTTAGCCTTATCAGCAACGTTATCTACGCTCTTAACCGGTTCAGGACTCACTACCGGTTGACTACTGTCAGCCACGAACTCTCGAGCGTCATCAACTACGTCATCAACGCGTTGACGTTCGCGTCCGGTGGCATACGCAGCAGCACCGGCCGCGGTAGCTGCACCAGCAGCAGCAGTCGCACCTTCTGCGTACCCATTCTGGTACATAGCGTACCCGACGATAAGAAGCGTGATCACTACAATCGCCGTGATCACATACTTGGTGGTCTTGGGAGTAAGGGCCATGGTTTGGGCCTCCTATTTAGGGACTTTCGTAGCCCTAGCTCACTCCAGGAGGCCACGAAGGTCCTTGGGAGGGGGTTAGTATACCCCCTAAGTTTTCGTAAGCCTCTAGGACTCCACTGAACTGACGGGGAAGTTTCGTTCATCGACGATTCGAACTACACGGCACGTAGTCATCCAACCGTTGCTATCAATCGTATGCTCAACCCATAGCGGAAGCCAATGACCTTTATCAATTTCTGCCAGGTCACCTTGCAACTCGATAGACACGTATGGCACGATGTCAGGATGACCATCTACAGTAACAGTAGCCCAACGAGATAGCTTCTCACGTAGTTCGAAGTATCGCTTGGCTAGCTCTTCTGCCGTGAGTCCATCTTCCTTTTCATACACAGCAGAGTTCAAGACATCTACACGCTCACTACTACCATGGCCACTGTGTTCGACTGCCGCTAGGGTTAAAGTCTGAGTCTTAATGTCGCCGCCAGGCTTGAGACGTAGTTCTTTCTCAGACTTGGCACCCTCAAACGTAAGTACTGGGTCGCCACTGAATTTGTCAGCCTGAAATTCCTTCTCGACCCAAGTCTGGTTAGTCGGGTCCCATGAAACTACAAGAACACGAGTTGAGGCACCACCATCACGCTCCATACTTAGAGTATGAAGGCGTCTAGCGTCTGGGTCACCAATACCACGAGTAAACTTCAGCTTACCAACCACCGGCTTTGGCATGAATAGCGTATTGTAGTAGTCGACGCGTGGGCCGCCTAGGCGTGCTTGACTAGCGATAAGCTTCAACAAATCAAGATCAGTCTTCCCAGCCTTTTTAACCCGTTGCTTGAGATTCAACATGTCACTACCGTCAACGTCGACGGTCCAGCCATATTCAGCAGCGACATCATCGATAACCCTAAGATCATCACCGGGGGACTGATCCCAAGTTCGATGCTTCTGATTTCTAGCAGCACGTGCCAACTCAGACACACCACGAATGGTTAGCATCTCAGCTTCTGAGCCTTGGTACTGATTTGTACTGCTAACGATTTCAAAGTGTTGCATAGGCGTAAATTCACCATCGTACCCCATGTCAACATGAATGATCGAACCGTTTTGCCAAATAGACATATCCGGCCGCCAAACCATGTTATACTCTTTGTCCATGACCCTAGATGGCAAAGCCATAGTTAGCTCGTCAGCCGAACCAAGCTGCAAACGCACTTTGACGCTAGAAAGACCTTGGGTATCAATATCATACCCGCCTGAAGTCTTAAACTGTACCTGTGCGTAAATCTCTGACTCTGGTCCAGAGAACTTTTCGAATTTGAGTTTATCACCGAGTGGCATTAGAGTCTCGGGTCAACTGGGTCATCAAAGAACGGAGCGACCTCGGTCGTTTTTGAGATTAGCCCACTATTCTTACGCGGTAGTTCTATAGTCTCTTCGACTTGAACCCCTTGATTGTGTTCTTCAAGGGTATGACCGTACCTAGCGTCACCATACTGCTGTAGCGCTAGCTCTTCGTACAAAGTATCATCTGTCTTAGTTACGTAGTTTGTACTAATAGAAAGTTCGGTCTTCTCCTTAGGAATGCGCTTAACAGTAATAGTAACCGGGCCAATCTCGCGGACAAGTCGAGAATTAATGATCCCGGGTCCCCAGTGCTTGATTGGTGCATCTGGGATATCGACGATGAAGCCTTCGAAAAAATGAAGTCCATGCCACCACCAAACTCTTGGTGGTCGGCCGAAAGTACTATCATAATCTGCTAGTTCATTGATACGTTCCCATGCCAACAACGGGTACTGGTCGAACGTTGTCAGTGAGATCGCGTGAAATACAAACGTAAAGTACCCAAGACCTTTTCCTGTGTACTTCAACCATGGCATACCTCCAGCGATGCCATCTTTTGACTGCCACTTAGGTCGGCCCTTCTGTACACGCAGTTCTGGATCGAATTGACCTAGAACCGGTAGACTAAGAGGCTGATCTGCGTTAACAAGAACCCATGATGGTCCAGGAGGAAACGCAATTGGTGATGGCATCAGAGCTCCTCGACGATTTGGTCAGAAGTAACCACCTTGATTCCCGCACCACCAGACGTCAAAACGAAGCCCAATTCTTCTGGGTTAACCGGATTACCGCCACGGCCACCATGACGAGCACGCATATCGCGCTTACGAGTAGTTTCAGCGACCTTTTCTCCGTCAATTTCTACAGACAACGTGTCTTCAAATGGTTCGACTTCCAACCCGATAGGAATGTTCGTCTTCAAGAACCCTTCCTTAATCGTCTCTTTCATACCCTTCAGTGATTCAATGGTCGAACCGATTTTCTCTGCCATGTCAGTACTGAATGCCGCAACAATGGGTTGAAGCTTTTTGAATGCACCATCTAGCATATCAATCAGGCCGACGATAATCAACCTAAACGGATTAGTCACTACGTCAGCCAATGCTAGCATGAACGTTTTTAGACTCTTGGTACTACGGTCAGCGCCAGTCAACAGGCCGAAAAACGACTTACCTAGATTAATGATATCACTAGCGTATGCCTGGAAGAACCCAGAGCTTTGCGCGAACTTAAGCACAGCCGTAAGTCGGTTAATCCACTTGACTGCTTTTTCGGCGTTCCAAGCGAGGAACTTTCCGAATGCAATTCCAAGCTCCTTGCCCAAGATAGCAAAGTCTTTGATTGAAGTAACACGCTGACCAGTAAACTGCGCAAAGAACTCTTGCAATGGCACCTTCAGCTCGTTTAGAGCTTTCATGGTATTACCGAAGTTCTCCTTAACTACAGGCATCACTTCCTTAATGAACGGAGTCCAGAATGCCTTCATCGCAGCGACGGCGCTATCCTTGAACCATGTAAGCCACCACGCCATTCGCTTAAACGTGGTCGCAACAGATTCACCGTCCTTTCTGAATACAGCAAATCCAACGCCAAATATACCGACGATACCACCGGACGGTAGAATACCGAGCAGAGCACCAATTCCGGCAACAATACCTGGGATGATAAACGAGGATAGCGGAGACAATACGGCAACTAGAGCGCTAAACACTAGTCCGATCATCGTAATAGTCGGTACGATGATACCAGTCCCGAGTGACGCCGCTAGCCCGCTAAACCCGATCCCGATGACAGCCTGACGTACACCTTCACTCAGGTTACTAAACATGTCGTAAAGAGGCTTGATAACGCTGTGCTTAGTAAACGACACGAACATTTCAAGTTTCTTCATACCTTCAACGGTAAAAAACGCAAGGTCTTTGATAAACGGATGAATGTCCATCCACCTTGCCATGTCTTGAGTGCCGTTCAAGACACCTTCGCCCATCAGGCCACGGAATGCGAAAATGAAATCGCTAGCTCCCTTGATGAGTACGTCAACGACTTCTTTGATGTCGAAGATTTCAATCATCTTTTCGCCGAAGTAATCTCGAAGAATATCAAGATTATCAATCAGCGTTGAGACTTTACCCTGTAGCGTCTTAGACAATTCACCAACGAGATCGGCGCCACCAGTTTTTTCCGTGAACTGACGTTGAATCTCCTTGATGACTGCCTCAGAGTACGCCTTGCCGCCTGGTGTACCGTACTTCTTAAACTGTTCTGCTCTAAGGACCAAGCCAAACGACGACTTCAGAATGTCGAATTCACCAACTGTGGCGTTTACAATTCCTCGTGATACCTCTGCAACCTTCTTACCTGGCCGGAGTGCAGCGATATTAGCAGACAGTTTGAACAACTTCTCGTTTTCATCGAGATTGTCCTTAGTCACGTTAAGTAGCATCTTAGAGCCTTCAATGAGGTCAGACCGTTGGAACGGAGTGGCCGCAGAGTAGGATGTGATACGACTCATGAGCTCTTTCGACTTGCCCTTATCCCCTAGCAGAGCGTCAAACGTAACTCTGTTCGCTTCGGTATGAGCTGCTGAAGCGACAGCACTTTGAAAAAACGAGCCAAAAGATCTAGCTAGCTTTACACCACCGATGGCAGCAATAGCACCAGCAAACGTGGCAATCAAGTCATGAGACGATTGCGTCGTCCGTCTGATGGTGTGTTGTACCTGCTTCGCAGTCTTATTGATCTTCTTTAGTGACTTAACAGGACCACGTGCTTTACCACCGCTAAAGAATCCGTACAGCTTGCTACTAGAAATACGAAGTTCTTTTACAGCAGCAGTTGTCGTGCGAACGCTACGGTTCAGCAGATTGACATTACGCTGCATCTGTGTCGTAGAGCGCTCCGTCTTGACGATGTTCATCAGTTCTTTAACTGATGCACCAGTCCTAGCCGAAGCAATCTGCCACGATCCGTACGTCTTGATGAGGAATCGAGTAGACTTCGTCATCCGCGCCATGGCCCAAAGAGCCTTAAGCGGATTAATGACGATCTTTGCGCCGATGTTCATCATACGGGCACCTTCCTAAGACAACGCTGATATCGCTTCAGACCTTTGCTTAACAAGCAAATTGGCCCAGTACTTAACGTACGTCCAGCGCTGTTTTTTTAGTTCCTCCGGGCCCATCATGCAAAATCCAGACGAACCCCAACCAGGTACACCAGTCATGAACATGTACACTAGATTGGCGTAGTCTTCCAGGTCCATGTAAAAGACAGGAGGGTCTAGGACGTTCAGCCCAGACCCTGGGTGAAAGGGATCATGCTATCCTCCTTGCAATGAGGACAGGTGAGAATCATGTGCAAGTCAAAATGAGGAACGTGTTGATCCATCACGTCCTTAGCAAGAAGCAAAACCTTAGATCGCATGGCCATAGCTTCATGATTGGTAACGATACGGTTACCAGAATCACCCTTAATGACGTACAGTGCAGACATGATACGGTGCATCATAATGGCATCGAGATTTTCCCAACTCTTTTCTGTAACACGCTTTCGTGCGTTCATCCAGCTGGTATCCGCCACGGCCATCTTACCACCGACAAGAGTCTTGGGAAGCATGGCAGGGTCAATGCCTTCAACTTCGTGCATTCCAGGACCAGTAGCTGGCGTATCACGATGATGAACCTTAAGGTTGCCGTAATCGATGTTAAGAATCAGCTTATTGCATGATGGGCACGGAGCTCCTCCATCGAGATCCATCTTGGTACCGTTAAGCTGTGCGGTCCACGCTAGACTAAGAAACTGAATGTCTGTGTCGAGCATGTTGTTAACTAGACTGACAGACCCGTCATCATCGTGAAATGGAACGCCATTCACACTCTTAGTAACGGTAAAAACTTGAAGAGCCTTCTTCTTCCATGGCTGAGGATCGTCAATCTCTGCCACAGCAAGAGCGTTCTCTACGGTATCTGGCTGAAGCTCAAACTCCAAACCGCTAGGGAGCTTACTTTGCTCGTAAAGCTCCTTGAACGTAGAAGTAATCAGCCCGCTTGTATCTTCCTGTCCCATTTCTATCTCCCAGGTAATAGAGGTAAAGACTCAAACAGTTGGTGGACCTGCTTGAGCCACGGCATCAATCAAGGTCCGATGAGCTTAGCCTGATAGTACGTGATAGTGAAAGTCGACTGTCCGACTTCGGCACCGTCCAACGACATGTCGTTAGGCTCTACCATCTTACAAAGGCATCGCTCCAACTCCCAGATAGCGATGGGGTTTCCACCTGCATCCATCCGGGTAACAGTACCATTAACCGCATTGTTCAGACCGCCATTTTCAACAGCCTCCTTCCAATCGTGCATACCAGCAATGGCATCTTCATGATCAGCCAGAACAACGGTCAGTTCTCGCTTAGTCTTCTTACCAGTAGAATATCCACGACCGTCTGGGCCATCGATAATTTCTGTCTCATCGCCGAGACCAGTAACAGAGATGAAGTTACCATCAACAACCCATGGGGCAAATGATGCCGCAAAGTGGTTAGTGACAGCTGCTCCATCCGCGATAGTACGTGCAGGCATCAGGTTCTCCTATTACGTTGAATCAGCTGTCAGTAGCCGTCGTCTGAGTTGGGGAGAGCACGATAGTAAGACTCTCAAGTGCGGGGCGTGGAGTAAACGTCACGCTTGCGTAAACATTTCCTTCATTGAGTTCGGCCGCAGTGTTTAGCGACAAAGGCACCTGAACAGAACACTGCTGCTCAAAACCAGGTGCTCGACCACCCTCATCACTGAACCAACCATCGTGGTAGTACACCTTCATCTTCTCACGAAGTGCTCGGCTCACGTCACCAAGACGGCGAGCCGAGATGCTCTTGAAGAAAAACGGGCGAGTAGTAACGAACAAATCGCGAGCCACGTGGTAGTACACGTCACGCTCTGTGATAGTGTACCGCTTACCCTTGGGGGTCCTACCCTTGCTGTACATGCGGTTGCCCCACAGGTACACGTTAGGGCCTTCCCATAGAATCATGACAACGCCATGGTCGTTAAGCAGCTTCTTAGGTGGAGTCCAACGTCCAAGATCGTCAGACAGACCCTTACACCTCGGACTAAGCTTGCCCTGAAGGTTGTTGTTAGCCGCAGCAATATGGAACCCTCGTTCACCATCGACACCGGCATTCGCAAGTCGGGCCTTAATCCCCATGAACTGACCAACAGGCGATCGAGTGACCGTCTTGGTCTTTGCGACGTTTAGGTACTTAACGCGGCTCGGGAAGATATGATCAACGTAGTCACTTTCTTCTTCGTTAGCGATCATGTCAGCCAACGCAGCCTCACCAGGCAGAGCCTGAGATTCGAGACTAGACGCGAACTCAGCCATGTACTTCCAGCCGTGCTTAGCGGCCAGAGGACGTGCAGCGTCCTTGACGGTAGTTGCGGTGATACCGACAGTAGCAAACCGAACCAGTCCAAGATTAGTATCAAACCACCTGTTGAAACGGTTCTCGCTGAGGTCCATAGCCACGATGTAATCAGCAGCAGCCGGCGTATCGCCGTCGTACCCACCCCACATTGGCATGCGAGCTTCAACTCGAGCGGGGACGCCATCAGTACCGGTAACGGTACCAGAAGTAGCGATACTCAGATCACCATGGCCCGTACCATTACCAAGGGTGATGGTAGACTGAGAGCCGTAAGACCCGTTGACACTAATAATGATAGTGTCACCACTTACGGTGAAAGTGAACAGACTATCCGTATCAAGAGTATCAAGTTCAGCCTTGATAGCTGCTGCACCAGGTCCAACTGCACCGGAAATGGTCAGGGTGACTGCGTCACCAGAGTCAGGGGTCAGAATGATAGTCTCACTGCCACTAAACGACACAGCACTGAGATCACCGGTGGTTACAGACGGAGCCACAGCCGCAACCGCACCGAAGCTAGTCAGAACCAAGTCAGACCTGACCGTAATGGAGTTGTACGTGTTACTGACGATACGAATGCGCTGGTTATTGTTACCATCAGCCGACACAGCAACGGGATAAACAAACGCCTCCCGCTTGTATAGATCCAACGGAAGAGGATCAACACGAACCGTTAGCTGATCACCATCAACCGCAGCAGTACCGCCAGCTTCAATCGTAAAAGTAGTAAGCTGAGGATGCGCCGGTGCGAACGTAGTACCAACAGTACCGGAACCAAGTGCCTGCGAAGTGCCATCAGGCCAAGTAACAGTAACGTCAAACGTAGTGGCAGCAGTGAAATCAACTGTGTAAACATGAGGCTCAATGAACGACGTGTCTACGGCAGTAATATCGCCAAGAAAAGGGTCACCAGTATTCGTAGAGTCTGCACTCCAACGGTACCACTGGAACGTCAGAGTAGCCCCAGAAACATCAGTTGGAATCTCGCAGAAGTTAGCAGGAAGCTTGGCCTCCACAGTAGCACCAGTGTAGCTAGATGACACTTCCAGCTGATACAGTCGAAGCTCTTCTTCCTGCTCAAGAATAGTCGTAAGCCAAGGCTTATCATCGTTCGAACTAAGACCGAGATCGTCGTACGAAGACACAGTCTCCCAGTCAGACGTTTCGGTAAACTTACGCTTAGCGACAAGGCTAAACAACTCAGAAGTGGCGCTGTCCTGACCAATGACAACCGCCAATTCCTTCTGGTGAGGAACGACGATACGAAATTCACCATCAATAGAGCCGGTACCATCCGCATCCTGCACGGCCTGGCTGAACGTACCTTCAAGCGTACAGACACCGTTGGCGTCGTTAGAAGCGATGGTGTAAGGTCCGTCGCTGTCACCTTCCATGTAAATGGAAGCTCCCTTGTACCGGTCAACCAAGTAGCTACCAGCAGCGGGAGTCTCAGACGCGGTAGAGATGTCAATGGTGGTGGAGGTAAGGTCAGCGGTGATATCGTTCAGATCGCCAACGATAATATGCTTAGCACCACCCCAACGTCCGCCATTATGAGCCTTCATGGTAGCTAGTGGAGCTCGATCAGAGAACAGAGTTCCACTCTCGGACCGAGAGTAAGATCGAGCCGGAGCACGGTCCCACAGATACGACTGAGCCTGAATCTCGTTTCCGTCGGTGATACGGGTCAAAAGAACAGGAGGCTCGTACTCAGAGTACAAATCGTCAAGAGCGAGACTAGCTTCAAAGTCGTCGTCAGGACCACCACTGATCAGACGAGCAGACGACTTAGTTAGTGCCAGCGCAGCATGGGTCACCGGGCCAGAAGGGTACTGGCCAAGAAGAGCCGAGGTTCCACGAGGAGCTGTGGGAAGTCCCTGAGCACCATCACGAACGATGATAGTCGTACCGGGACCATCAGGAGTAAGAACGAGGGACATCTAGGCCTCCGCTACTGGTTTGGAGATTCGTTGACAAAATCACCATCGTCGTCAAACGAAAAGATGACTTGTCCGGTAGGCAAAGTGATGTTGAGGTTCGTATTAACATACGCACCTTCAACCAAGGATGGATTAGACACCACGTCTTCCGCGGTGACACGTTGCTTTCGAAAACTGGTCGCTTTCACAAATTCGTTGACTGGAAGAATGACCACGCCTTGGGCCATAGGAAGACTCTCGTCCGTTCCAGCTTCTACAATCTCGATTAGACCGTCAAGTTGAGCGTTGACACATCGTCCACCTGGGAAAATGACGTTGAGGCCATCAGCAAATCCGGTCTGAAGAGCCAACCGCATGGCAAAAGCATGATTAAGCTGTGTAGCGACGCCTTGAATAGTGATTCGAAGTTCATGATGGCGTTCCTCAACCTTGTAACCGCCAACTTCAATTCCCGGGGCCTTACCGACAAGTCCGCCAGAAACAACAGCATTACGCAACAGCCAAGCGGGCGTATAGTGAAGAATCCTGCTTTGGTCTACACGACGAAATGTCATAGTCGCCCGAATCTTCATCGCAATTTCTACGACTTGACCGGTTTTAGCAGGAGGACCCGATAGTGTTACCACACCGTTAGAGTACGTTGAACTCTTATGTACTCCGTCAAGAGTGACTTGCACGACATCAGTTACCTGAATTCCTTGTTCAGAATATGGTTTCCCAGGCTTCCACGATTGAGTATCGGATGAGACTGTTTCACGATGAATGATGATCGGTTCAAGGTCTCTAACAAATTCAGCCACTTCACGGACGCACTGGGCGATTGCACCTTCCCAAGCCGGAAAATCTACAAGGATTGACACACGACTAAACCGAGGGTCTGGTTGGTTTTCTGTACTAACTAGATAAACAACTACAGTCAAGTGTGGACCGGTCCACCCATCAAGCAGAGACAGAGCATACGGCGGGGTATACTCACTGTCCCACGTAGATGTGTCAGAGACAGACTTAACCTTACCATCAGCTCGATCGATATAGAATTGACCCCCGTCTTCGCGCTGAAGCCTGATACGAATTCCATCAAGACTCGGGTCTTCAAGACCGATAATCTCAGCAGCCAACCAGTTGACTACTGTTCCCGTACTCTCAACTTCAGGAAAAACAAGTGTACCAGAAGGTTCAGCGGACTTGTTGAGGTTTAGCCTGGCAATACCGAGATGCACGTATACATCGCCACTAGCAGTGGCATAGCGTGCATCAAGGGCCATGACATCAACGCTCAACGAATTGTTCCTTCTCGATAATCTTGAACTGAGTGCGCTTAGCAGGTGTGGTGTTCTTTAGCATCCAAGTCGCCTGTGGCGACATCGGTTGGCCGAAGAAGACATACATACTAAATTCTCGTAAAATAGCATCTAGCTTCTTATCACGTAGAAAATGCTGGTGTGGTCGTGGTGGAACCTCCCAGTATTGACGCCCGCTCCCTGGGTCATCAAGAATACGCAGAAGATCAGTAGTGCCTGCACGCTGTTGAGCAATCCAGAAAAGACGGGCTTTGATGTCAGGTCGTGCCTTAACATCAATCCAATACCCATTTTCTAGCATCCAAGCAATACGAGCCCAGCTCTTTCCACCACTATTTTCGAACGTAACAACTGCTGGACGATACCCTTGAGCCTGGCGTACGACAACATGGTCAGCTAGCGTAGACAGAGGTTTATGGTCATCTGTCAAGACCTTAGTCAACGGGCTCAACTTTTGGCCAACACCTCTACGAAGTCGGTTTCGATACACCTGAGCAATAGCGTACGCAACTTTGTTCTGAACCTCAGGTGGCTTGTTTCGAAGACGGTTACTGAGTGCCGCCAACTGACCGTAAAACTTCTGAATCGGGCTAATGAGATTTTGCAGAATGATGAAGTCATTCTTCGAACCAGAAACTGCCGATACACCAACACCCGCGAGCTTGGCTGCTGCCTTACTCTGGCGTGACTGAGAAGGTTTGGACACTTGGCCCATGATTCCCAGCATGTCGCTGTCGACAAATTCGGTACCCATTAACCGTCAACCATGCTTCAGACCTGTAGTGTACCCCGAGACTTTCGATGAGTCCACGGCTCATGATTCGTACTGATCCGCAGCCGACAGGGTAGGCTGTCTGTCACTCAGTGTGACGCGCCATCCGGCAAAACCACCATTTGGGTTTCGGATAGAGATCTTTTTCGGGTACGCTGGTTGGACGTCTACAACGAACAATTTTCTGCCATCAGCTAGGTCAAATAGATCGTTAGAACTTGGTGACCAATCAACTGGAGCAGCTGCCGGTACATCTCGTTTACGTAGCATCACAGTCGCGGCGTATGAGATACTTCGACCAGGACGACCGTCGTCAAACAAGAGTCCACCAGTATGAGTCACTTGTCCTTTCATCCGAAAGGACGCTGCACGGTGTGTTTGAGACATAATTGATACGTCACCAAACACGTCCGTAGTAGGTTCTTCCAGCGGTCGGATCGTGATCATCTGCGGTCGTCGTGTTCTATCCCGCATCACCGCACTTCCTTACCCACGAGCCAGCAGACACTCTGTATTTATTGATGATGCGATCAACTGTTACGTCACCGGTAATACCTCGGCCAATTGCTGATTCTGAGTACATAACGCCCATGTCTCGTGAAGATTCACGGGCAATACGGTTCAAGGTAGCTTGGTCACGTGCCTCGTCTGCATCTACACCAAACGACAAACTATGCCATCTGATGAGACCAACGACCGCTTGACGAATGTCTGTAGGAAGCTTTCGATCGTGGTCAACCAGACCAAATGTTCCAGTGATTTTTACATCGTACGCACTGTTCCACCAGCTACCGTGCACTCGCTCAATGTACGGTTGCTTAATATGCCTTCCGCGTACACGCCAAATGAGATCACCGTTATCGATGTTATCAACAACCGTTTGATCGCCGTACGGCTCGTAATAACTTACGCTTGGTACTGAACCTCCATCACTAGGTAGAAGGAGAGAAACTGGCAAATCTAGACGAGAACCTTGGCCCTTTAGACCGTACCAGGTGCCTACCCATGCTGGAGCCCAAATGTTAGTTTCGCCGATGAACGTATCGATAGCCATTCTACGAAGTTCACGCAGATTTTCATTCCCAATAGCATTAACATCCCATCCAGTCCAACGACGAATATACGATAGGGTTAGCCACTGGTTAGACTCAAGAAGTGTAGTAGGCTCCCAGCCGTTATAGTGTGCCAGTGCGACTGAAGCTGGAGATTCATATACCGTAAAAGCATCAGTACGAATCGACCCAGGAGTAGGGGCGATAACTACCTGGTATGTGCCGCCTTCAGAGAAGGTTACATCTTCGTAGTACCAACTATCGGTGTATCCTGGAACCTGAATCATAGCTTCAGGCCAAGAAATATCGTCTCCATTATCATCAGCACCGGCACCTGACCCGGCCGAATCGGTAATGGTGAGCTGTACAGATGTTGGAGATGTCGACGCCACTAGTCCAATAGTCGTTGCTACATCTACTTGAGCGTCATCGGCAACGTCATTGGCATGAACTCTAACCAACAGAACGTCTTCAACAGTACCATCGATGCTGATACGAACCCAATACGGTCCAGAGCTATCCAACCTAACTTCAACGGAATAGACACCAGTTCCGCCCTCAGTCATAGACAAAGGGAATACCAAATCGTCGCCGCTACTGTCTACACCAGTATCTACACCATCAATACCGTAAATGGTTTCAATCTGTACCGTAGAACCAGTACGAGCGGGACTAGTCGCATACGTAAGGTCGAATGCTTCTTGCCTAGTAGCAACTACATCAGCCTGCACGGAATCCACTCCCTGTCGGATCAACCCGCAGCTCACGAATCCAAGTCACCTTGAAGTCGGTGCTAAACACCGGCCCATCACCGGTGATTACAGGTTCTCCTACCATAATGAGTGTACCAGTACTATTGGTAAACGATAGATAATCGCTAATTGGAATATCAATGTACCCAGTGTACACCCCCGTAGGGATGACGCGCTCAAGTATATCGCCGTCTACAATATCGATCTTGCCAGAAATAGCATGAACCAGAATGGAGGTTCCGTCCGGTAGTTCAAGAATCTCATGGATGAGACCTTCACCAGCATCCTTATCTACCGCACGCACAAATTGGCCTACAGAAAACACACCGGAGTCATCAACTGTGATGTCATAGACATCTTCTGAATTAGGGCCTCCACCAGCCGAAAATGCTGGTGTACTACTAACAGCAGCAGCAGTAGTAGCAACAGGGGCTCCAGACTCGACAAACTCGCTAACTGCCACGGCATCAGCGATGAGATCATCAGTAGTGCCGGAAACAGTTAGTAGAGCGTGTGCCAAGTCGAACGCGCCAGCATGCCCGTACTGGGGAGGCGAAGTGACAAGTGTTAGTGGAATCCGACGAGTTTCACTCACCATGACCGCTTCAGTTTGAGAAACTACGTCAACATCTACGTCAAATGCCAACACAGCACCAGCTCGCACCTCAGGTATCACCTCGATACGAACGTGCTCCTCCAAAGGAGTCGTCGCTTCAGAAACTACGGCTTCATACCCTTCTGCGCCGAGTAGGGCGTCAAAAAAGTCTGAGTCGGCACTTACTTCGTTAAGGTACAAACCTGGTTGGTCTGTGGCATCAACTTCTGCCAACGTGAAAGTTGTAGCAGAAGCTTGCCAAGCTGACCCACTCCAGTATTGTCCGTCAGAAACGCGCTTCAAAAGCGCGACAGGGGACAGACCAGTTTGGCCTGCCCCCGACGAGATGACCTGCATGTAAACGCGGATCTTATCCCGCTGCTGAACTTCGTGACGCATACCGGCCTCCTACCGGCCGGAGATGATCACTCGTAGCGGCCAAGATGGACGCGCACGATTCCAGAACCAGCAGTGAACGCCGTATCAACAGCGTCAACCTCAATGTCAAACCCATCACCAGGGGCCCAACTGTCGTTAGCACTAGGAGTACTACCGTCAACAGTAGACGGAACAGCCGTGTTGGCCAGCGTCAGATTCAGATCGGAATCGGTCACCGCGGTACCATCAATCTGCGCCTTGAGGGTGATGTCTGCACCGGAGTTAGCGCCGTCAACAGTACCAATGTACTCAAGACCCTGAATGGTTCCACCGAACGGCCACTTAGGCAGATCAGCACCATCAACTGCAAGGTTACCAGGGGTAACACCGGACAGAGTGGTCAGATCAACCGGAAAGTCCATGAAACCGCCGTAAACCTCGTTGAGAGTCGAGACATCAGCAGTCGTCTTAACACCCAACATGGTCTTATCAGCTTCATCGACGAACCAACCTCGGCGATCACCGTCAACAGCAACTTCCATCACGGTGTCAGCACTGCGGTAGAAGCGCGCATCACCAAGAATCACCACGTTGGCGTCAGCATCTCCCTTACCGAGAGCTGCAAGAATCTCGGCAAAGGTGAGCTTCGCGACAGAAGCGAATGCAGCAATCGTACCGGCAACAGCAATCACAGAAATTGCTCCGGCATTACGATGCTGAACTGCACACAAGGTGTACCACTGTGCCTGGCCAGCAGTCATATGAGCTTCACCAGAAGTACTGATCAGCGTCAGTTCAGTCTGCTGAAACTCCTTGACGTATCCGAACATACGGACAGCGCCCTTCTTGTATGCGATAGTGAGAACCGAGTCGGTATCACCAGTCAGCTGAGAGGAAAGGGTCTCAACAGCCGGGATAACCTCCAGGCCGCGAACCTCAAGCGGGGGCATGGACAGGCTGCTTTCGCCACCCGCAACCATCGACGCGTTGTAAACATCGAGACTCATTTTGTCGTCTCCGTAGAGTGAGTGAAGTTTTCTCGGTTTCGTCTAATCTCTTCGATCGCCCTAGCTTGATGCGGGAGGAGGACCTCTGAGGTGGGTTCCGCCTCTGACTCAGGCTCAGGCTTCTTGAGTTCAGTCTTTTCTGTCTCTTTCCATCTACCCGAGTCAGCTCGCAGCTTTTCAACCGCTTTAGCATGTTTTGGGTATTTGTTTGGTTCCAGAACCACCGTATAACCCCGTTTCACTCTACGACAAGAATGAAACGGATGTTGAGCTTTGGCAGTTATGACAGTGAACTCAAGAACGATTAACCTCAGACGGTGACGGGGAGAATGTCGAACTGCGGGGAGATGAGGTCGTCAACAAGGCTAGTCGCCTCGTAATCAATAACGACGTAGTCAATATCAGCGTGGATGATAACCTCGATGGTCTCATCGTGCGGGTAGAACACCGTGTAGATGCGCATTCCGTGCTGAGCGACCAGAGCAAGGTACTGCCAGGGCCCAAGGAAGAGAGACTGACAATCAGCCCAACGGATGTAGTAGTCACTAGCGGTCGTGCTAGCCGTGTTCTGACCAAGCAGAGAGGTAGTATCCACCGTGTTGTTTGGCGCAGAGTAATCGACTTCAACGATCTCTTCAACGCCAGTATCGGCGCAACCAATGACCATGTAACGCTGACCGTCGTCACCAGTGCTGGAGCGGTCAGTACCGCTATCAGCAAGCGAGTTGACGTTAATCGTCAGAGTGCCATCACCATTGTCCGTGATAGACGTAGGAGCGATACCGTCGTAACCCTCATCAGAGCTCCACATCTGGTCATCAAGCTGCGGCATGATGACACCAAACTTACCGAGTGGATTCGCCTGGGTACCAACAGCGTTAAGCAGGTTGCTACCGAGGTTGTTAACGATACTCGGATGAGCGTTACTGGGGTTAGAACCAGTAGCAGAGAGCTCAGTCAGCCACCGGCTGGACAGAGTGTCGGTAAGACCCCACGCAAGACCAGGATGGTTACGGTATGCCTTATCAATCTGATGCAGCATACCAGCCCACAGACCATTGTGGTACCCAAAACCGTTCGCCTGACCCTGATAGTTCGGGCTGTTATCCCGCATCTTCTGATACCAACCGTCACAAGTAGAACGCTGAGCGTTCTCATCAGTATCAGAAGGAAGACCAGAGTTGCCGTTCACACCAATATCAGCGAGGACATTAGCAATCCCCGCAGACACACCACGCTGAACGAGTGCGTTGACGTTCTGACCAGCCTTGGCTGCTGCACGAATAGACGGCAAACGAAGTCCAAAAGCACCGGAAAGAGTGTTCGTACTGAACTGAGTCTGCGACACATCGGGCTTGTGCAGAGGAATATTCGGACGCGGGCCTTCCTTCGCAGTAGGCTTCATCCGAAAGCCACGATCATCCCACAGGTCAATAAAGCCCTGAGAAGCGTCGACCGGCCGGAAAGTCGTGTACCGAAGCCACTGACTCTCACTACGAATCTTGCTGAAAAGTCCGAGCTGTGCCTGAGGGTTCAAAGCCGAGCCAGCAGGCTCGTCGTCGACACCCAGATAGCCTGTACCGCGGAAAGTAGCTACAGGAGCTTCCCCGGGATTCTGGCTACCTTGTGGGGTCACAGGGCTCGCGTTGTTCTCGGTGCGAACCGGCATGCCGCCACCGATGAGGTTCTGAACGGCCGCAAGGGCCTGGTTCTTGATGGCGTCGCCCATCGTGAGTCTCCTGGATCGAAGAGGAAGGAATCGTGGTTAAAGTATCAGCCCTGACCGGGGTACACAACCTTGAAAGGATCAGATTCCGACTTCTCAGTCGGAGCGGGGCGAAGGCCACCGAGACCAAACGCACCAGGCGCGGAATCAGTACCGCCATCATCAGGCGTCATGCCTTCAAGCAGAGCCTTGAGGGAAGCCTCAACAGCCTCGCCGATATCCTCAGCCATAGCCGTCTTGAGTGCTTCAGCGAGCTCACCCTTAGGGTTAGCCTTAATCTCGGCTGCGCAGTGAGCGACAATACCGGAGCGCATAGTAGAAGCGACCTGGACGTTATCACGCTCTGCCATCGAGCCAACGTCGATACCAGCGACAGCACCAGCAATGACACGACCAATGGCTTCGCCACCCTGGAAGCCGATAAGCTCGTTGATGATAGCCGAAGGATCGTGCTGCTCAACTCCAGTATCGCCCCAAGAGAACTTCTTGGTCGTTTCAGGAGCCATCTTAGCAGCCTGCTCGAAAGCGGTCTTGATCGCGTGGACCAGACCGACGGGGTTCTCTTCAGCGAGAGCCTGAAGGTCCTTAATGCTGATGTTCATGGCGGAATTCTCCGTAGAAGTCGGTTGATTTTCGTCGTCCCCGTCGAGGAGAGCAGAAATGGCGTCTAGCGCCGCCTTCAGCTTAGCCTTATCACCCTTACTGTGACGGGCTCCAGCGTTCTTAGTCTCTTCAGGAGCAGTCTGCTTAACGCCGACAACACCATCAGGAAGGGCTGCTGCCCACTTAGAGAAAAGACTGCCCATATCACCGAATAGTGACAGAATGGACTCGGTAGCAGAAGACGGAGTGGATGCGTCGCGAATGACGGAAAGAACTTCGTCAGTAATAGACGCGTTGTACTGCTCAACGGCAGACATGAATTGACGACGATCAAGCTCAGCCTGAAGCGTCGAATTTTCCTGAGGTGCAGGGGGCTTAAGACCGACAGTCTTGTAAGTCTTAGCGATAGCCTTAACAGCTGGACCAGCCGCAAAAGCGAATGCTGCGACTCGGGCTCCAGCCTGACTTGCAATTGCGCGAATTTGAGCAGAACGTTCAGCAGCAGTCAAAGGCTTGCTGAGAATATCTGCAGCGACTGTGGAAAACGCGTCGAGAGTCTCGCTAAGGAACCCTTGAACACGTTCCATATTGAAACCGTCCATGCGAAGTACTTCTGCAGGAAATTCTCGTAGAGTACTCTTAGAGGTTTCTGTCATCTCTGCGCTTTTCCAAGACTCAGCGGGGCGGTTATTAGCACCCCAATTCACCACTGATAGATGCCTAGGAATAGGCTCAGTGAGAATCATGACATCAGCCATCCCATCAGGACCGATTTCGAGCTTGCGCCTAGTAGTCATGTAATCTCCATCCCGTCTTCGAGAAGTCCAGGAATGGGATCAGGGTCGCCGCCTGCAGCTCCAGCAATTCCGCCAGAGATAGATTCGATATAGGCTTCTAGCGCCGAAACACGCTGTTCCGGGGTGGAAAGTCCCTGTTCTGCAAGCATCTTGTCAACTACAGAAGAGTCAATCAAGGTGGTCTGCTGACCTTGTGGGCCATCAGGAAGTCGAATAGCGTTCCTGGTCAAAGAAGGAGACGTACAGAGAGCCATTCCGATGTGAGCCCAAGGTCCAGATGCCGCACTGGCTTCAAGGCCACCGTTCTTTATGGTGATAGCAACGGGAAGTCCGCACGATCGCTGTGCAATAAACATCCCGTCACCAACTTGCTTAACCCCGGTAATACCAGGATATCCATCTTGCGCAAGCTCTTCCGCCCACTTCTTAACCGTAGTGGGCGGGACGAATGGCTCCTGATTTGGAGCGAACGCCTTAGCTTCTGCGGCAGGAAGCCTTACAACCTTGTTAAAGGTCAATGCGTCTAGAGAAACACTGTTGAGTGTTCCATTACGCATTCCGTCCATGGCTTCCTGACTTTGAGAGATGTTAAACCGAACTGCATGGGAGTTGATAGGCCATGATGCAGCCTTAACATCTTCGGAGTTAAAGAAGGACTCGATAACATGGATAGGTCGACCGACTCCATCATGATTGATGTCGATAGAACGACTGTACCCAAGCCAACGATGAGCGAACTTTTCGACGTCTTCAGGAAGCATTCCTGCACCATGAAGGTCCAGGTCATCGACCTTGATGGAAGTCGGATCAAGCGCTGCGTAGTTGACAAACCACACAAGACCCTCACGAAGATCAGACCTAAGTAGGTCTGCCTTCATGGCGATCTGAATGGCAATCTGAGTGGCAGCTTCAGTACTCAAGACCAGCGCTCCGACTTCGTACCTAGACAGTTTACCTCTTGATGATGGTTGCGTCCATACCGAAAGGGTACTGCGAAGTTCGCTACAGTTCGAACTTCATGGCACGTAGATGCCTCTAGCATCTTCGTTCTCCCAGTCCCTGAGGGTATCGGCACCGTCATGAGTCATGATCAACTTGTGATTGATACGATCTGCCTTCTTAGATGGGGCTTTTTCTGCTAGACCCAAATCTAGCATAAGAGTCTTGACTCTGTTGAACACCGCTCTAGTCTTATTCGTAGAGCTGAGTGGGCGTTCAATGCCTCCAATCATCCCTTCAAATGGGTCAACCATGCCGCGAAAGGCCATGTGCCTAAAAAAATCGTTGGTATCGATATGTGCCATTCCATTATGGCGGCGCAACCATCTAAGAACCTCGATAATTCTAACATGATCACGCTTAAACCTACTCAATCGAACTTTTGGATTCTCAGGAGGCTTAGGCTTTTCAATAGCACGGTACACCATCAGACTAGAACCATTCCTCGCCCAAGCATACGGTTGTTACGCCGCTGATTACGCTTCCGACGACGACTCTCGCCAGAATCAGAGCCGTACTGAATAGCGTCACCACGAGGTTTACGCCCGTTCTTGTCGTCATCATCAAAGTCTTGGTTGGGTTCCCAAGAAAGATCACCAATAGCTCCGTCTAGTTGAACAGCACCAAAGCCGTTAGCAGTAAACATAATGAACATCTTAAGTCCCGTTTAAATAGTCACGGAGTCAGGATCATTTCCGGTACGTGCCATAGCGGCCTTCACCAATGCTACCACGTCGTCATCATCGAGGGCGCTGTCGTGCCAGGTGACCCGATGGACGCCACTGAACGCGTTCCAGCTGCCCGGGCTGGAGCCGTACCGGCCACCGAGCGACACGCCCGTGACGGCGATCGCCGCGGCGAAGCTGTCGGCCGCGACCACCTGCGTAGAGCGCACGACCCCGGCACCCGTGTCCTGGTCGTACCAGGCGTCGATCAGGACGTTACCACCAACGGTCCGACGCACGACGAGCACTGCATGGGCCTGTGCGCCGTTGCCCGACGTCCGAGACCCGTGCACGATGGGAGAGCCAACGACTGCGCCGGTGTGGTCCAGCACCGACATCGTGGTCGAGCTGGCCTGGCCGATTTCCAGACCCCACGTGGCGATTGCGGCGACGTTCCAGGAAAAATACTTCCGTCCTGTCGAGCTGTACGACGAGATCGGAATGGAACAGATGAGGGTGAAATCCTCCACCGTCGTGGTGATCGCCCGCTCCAGGTAGGTGCCACCACCGGTCCCTGGCAGGAAGACGCTGCGACCGATCATGTCGACGGTTCGCTGACCCACGGTGGATGCGTGTGTTAGGTCCCAGCGATTCGGTCCGAAGTCGCGGCACCCCGTCAGCGTCGTTCCCGAGTAGGTCGCGCCTCGGTAGGCATCGAAGTCGGCGACGAGCCCCGCCACCTCGGACGGCTGCGTGTACGTCGGCCCGGCCTCCTCGGGCACCACGACGAGGGGCAGATCCCCAGCGCCGGACAGCTCGGGTAGGATCTCATCGGCCGCGCGGGAGTAGAGGCCGCGGATCTCGCCGTCGACCCACGCGATGGGGGCCAGCAGCGTCAACTCGTCAGCATCCTGGGACGCGTTGACCAGTAGTTCTAGCGCTTCCATCTGTGCGAAGGTGAGCGCCGATCCATCGACTCCCCCCAAGACCTGGACGGTGCCGTTGACGAAGTCCCCGCCTCCACGACCTCGGCCGATTCGGTACTCGCCAGCAAGCGAGGTGACGCCGCCACCCCATGTCGCGGACGCTCGGTCGATCTCGTTTCCATCGTCCTGCCAGGCGATCAGCTGCGTCGTCGCCGTGGCTTCACTGTCCTGCGTGCCCGCAACAACGACGGTCTCGCCAGCGGCAAACGCAGAGCCACTCGTGATCGTAGCCGTTGCCCGCACCGTGGAGTTGTCGAACAGGCGCGCATTCAACTCGTTGGCGCTGACGAACTGAATCCCCCACCGATGGTCGGACGCGTCGATGCCGAAAAATGGGTTCTCTCCTGTCGAAGACCCAGGGCCGAGAGCTGCTCGACCGATGAAGGTATGGGCGTCGCCGGCCAGCGTCACGCCAACATTGTTGGTGAAATCCATCTGGTCGAAGCCTTGCCGCCGCTGGCTCGCAGGCTCACCATAGATGGCGAAGGTGCCGTCACCCTTCCCGACGCCGCCCACGTACGCCTGGCCTTCACCCACCTCGTCGCCGACCTCGTATCCGGCATCGACCGCCGCATACTCGCCGGTGTAGGGGTCGAGCACAATGTCGTCGGCGCCCACCGTGAGCGTGGGCCAGGATCCGTAGCGGTCGCCCGCGCTCTGGCCGCCTTGATCGGCGACAGCGTACGTAACAGCAGCTCCGCCACTGCCGCTACTGGAAAGTGCCGCAATAACGGCGTACAGACCTAGGTTGACGCCTCCACCCAGTCTAGCGAGTGTGTTCCAGACGTTGGAACCTCTACGCATCAGAGCACCGTGGTGAGAATGTCAAAATCAGAAGAGCCATACACCACTAGGTTAGCGTCAGACGTGATGGGCCAAACTGCCTTCCATTCGGAATCGGGCCTTAGAGGCACAGCAAGAAGAGCAGAAGAGTCGTCTGCTGCATCTTCGGCGCCCATGAGGACGTAAACCACGTTGGCAACGTCCTCACTGGCAACAGGCCAATGGAACAAAATGACCTTGTCCTCAAAATCAGCACCCTTCATCGGAATCAACTGCTTACCAGCAGTGTTCAATGGCAACGTGATTTTAGTGGTAGTGCCATCAACAGCAATCGGGGTCGCGGCCAAGACTGACTCCTACTCGATAAATGGAGTGTACAGGGCATCATGGTCGACGTCCAGACCACGTGTATCGTCCCCAATCGAATCAGTGTCTCGACTCATCACGTGACCACGCACATTTTTTGTAACGGCATTACCAATTGCGTGATGGTATCCACAAATGTGAACGAGTTCATGTCGCATGCTCTTAAGGTTCTGAGTACTACGCGTACAACCACCCTTAAGCTCACCAACGGTAACTTCTTTACCGTCTTCGTCAATCCACTTCTGTGATCCAGCAACTCGTGGTGTAAAGCCTCTATTTTCGTCTGTAGGGCTCTCAACCCACTCTACAAAGTGGTAAGGAACATCATGCTTGCCCGCGGGCTGACAACCGCAGGCACCTTCAGCGTAAAGCCACTCAATCTCGCACTGAGGAACAGTATCTTCACGAATAGATTCCAAAATCATCATCTGGTCTAGCATAGAACCACATAGACGAACTGGAATGGCGTCTTTCGAGTACCTAACCTTAGGTACAACAGGTTCTACAAGAAAAACACCGTAGAAAATGGAACCAACAACAACTGTGGTAACTGCACCAAAAACCACCAAACCGAGCTTCTTTTGGTCGATGAAATTGATGAAAAAATTCACCACTGGTACACCGACCACGATCAGAAAGAAGACCAGTAGAAAGTACGTAAGCATGTTTATCTCCACCAGGAATGCGGAACACTCATTCGAAAAGCGAAAATGGTATTCTTATACCACGGCTGTGATCTAGTTGTTCTACCCGTATTATTATCAATGCCCTCGTACGAGTCCCACCAAACACACTCTCCGGGTCGAAGTGCGTAACCACCGGACTGAAAAATGCCGATTACTCTTGTATGAGCAATAATCGTGGCGTTTGTTGCACGAACAGCTGCGATAGCGAATCGCTCACCACTGGACCGCGAAAAAACTTCGCAGCAGCGGAACCAAATAAACGGGTTAGCTACCCGTCGAAATCTAGCCGCTTCTGCTAGCCCATACAACATCTCTGACGAAACAGAGAAACCGTTAATGAGTGGGGACCCGGCGACACCATGTCCCCAAAACTGGATTTCTCGTACTGGCGCTCTACACTTAGCGGCTTCAGTGATAGCTTCATCCCAAGAAGCTACGCCTGCCTTGTGGTCCCACGAAGACAGGAAAGACCCAAGCCACCAAATCCACGACATAAAGCCCTGAGTATTATCGTAGAGCAGAATACGCATTACTGCCTCCTAAGAGGCGAGTCTAATCAGTTCTTTGGCGACTTCCACATCAACGTTTTCGAAGTCCTGCGACGCGAGATTGACAAACCACTGCCGGTGGTTAACAGCTACCCGCTTAAAGGCAGCAAACCCCATTTGTGATCTATCAAACATGTCAGGATTGCTGTCCGCGTACTGAATCGCTTCAGAGATAAACTGATCATTTGGAATCCACGACCAACTTTCAGGCCTTTCCGGCATCCAATCTGGTCGAAAACCAGGCTCAGTCCATTCCATAATGGGCCTAGAGCCTTTACTGAGGCGATGTCCAGCCGCTAGACGGATAAGTGCCTCAGCCTTCGCCACGATCATCCAAGCCTCTTCTTTGCGTCCGTAGTACCTCTTGTACACGGGCACGCACTCCTGAGGGTGCTGTGGAACAAGTTCTACGCGCGGCCAAACCTTCATCGGGAAGGGGGTTAGGCCCTCGAATGGGAACCTATCCTTCTCTGGGTTGAGCTGCTTAGCCCAAAGTAGCCCGATAAACGCCTTATGGCCCTTTTTCTTTCTCTTTTGAAATTCGTCAAAGTAAGCCATGCCGTGCTCAACCATCCAGTCCCAATTTTCACGAGACTTACCAACCCACACGGTACACTTGTCGCCTGGCGACATCTTTCCGTAAACTGGATCATCGTATCCAAGGGCTAGAGCCGCAGTATTGAGCATCTGAGCTGTTTCGAGCATCATTTTGCTAGTATGGACGTCACAACATGCCCTAGCGGCCTTTTCAGGGTCCAAACTAGTAGGATAGATATTCACGCGCCCTCCAGATGAATGTTAGCACAGCCCTTAATGGTCATATCACAGGCCATTGGTGCTAGCCAAACCACGTGGAGTGCCAAATCATTCATTTGACCCATCAGAGGAATTGAAACAGCCTCAGTAGGCTCACTAGTACCAGTATGCATCAGCGCCGCTCCAAACTCAATCGGGGAGATTACTGCCCTGAAACAGTGAAGCCTGTAATTATTGCCGAAAACAGTGGCAAACTGATGCCATCTCTGGACTGCTACATAGAGCCCAGTCTCCTCCTCATACTCACGGATCATCCCTTCAACAGGCATCTCGTTCGGTTCAACATGACCACCAGGGGCATTGAGCATCCCTCTAACGGAGGCAGGAACTTCACTAGATGCTCGCTTCCGCACCATGATGGTTTGAATATCGTCTTGAAAAGGGCCGATACCAAATCCCAAGGTGTACGCCTGCTTACTTCCCACGGTCAAACCTCATCTTCGGAGTGATACACAGCTGCCTTCGAAGCTCGTCCTCTAGATTTACTTCGTGCACACCCCACTTCGACAACCGGAACACTTCTTTCTGCCTAGATTCAGCGTACTCAAGCTCGCTAGCCGTAGACTTCCCTGTATACACGTCTGGCAACGGGTCCATCACCAGAACGCAGTGGCTAATGTCAATTTTCCTCTTGTGTACATCATCCAGCCTGTCAGCCATGAATTCGTTAGCATCTTTGTCATGCAAAACACACGAAATGGACAGTACGATACTACCAACCTTCGTCAGCTCAGCATTCCACTTAATGAAGTCGGCCAAATACCGGGTACTCCCGACTAGACATACGCGCGAAGTAGGTGCGATCGACTTGATGAATTCCTGTCGTGAAATTTCCGTAGACATGCGTCATGTTCTCCCATTTAATCTGCTGTACTTGGATGCGTCTTTCAGGTTTGATTGGTAGTTGGTCCTCAGACCGGCCCGGAATGAAGGTCCATCCATCACCGAGCATAGAACCAGGCTCGAAGAATTGACCTAGCGAACTTTCCCACCCGTTGCACGCGATATTACAACGTAGAGCCATCCAGCAGCCACTCTCATGGAACGCCCAGAGAGTGGCTGCTGCAATATCAAATCCTGGTACCTTAACCATCAGACTTAGGTTCCACAAGGTCAGCAGTGCCCTTCTCAAGTGCATCCTGGATGGAAACCATGACAAAATGGTCCACTTTTTGCATGAACGTACTAGCAGCAGAACCAACGGCGCACTGATAGTCCGCAGTAAAGTTGAGAATGACAGAAGACGCGACAATCGGCAGGACGACCATCAGTTCTTCGTTCTTAGCGCCTTCTTCTTCCAGCAGTTCCATGACCTTAGTAGCAAGATACTGAACTCGTTCAGGGTCGAGCTGAATTTCAGTGGTCTTGGTTTCTTCTTCAGAACTCATTGAATTTTCTCCTGACGCGAATGAACAGCCTCAACAACTTCATACCGCTCGAACTTATCCGCCACCTTTAGTACGTGATCAAGATTTTCGTCGAAGTGCCCCTCACTAATTTGCTGAACTAGCATCTGCTGAGTAAAATTCTGTATTTCAACCTCTAGTATGACTTCAGGAGTCACTGTAAACGACTCAGGAATCTTCTTTGGTGGAGGAACTTCTTCACCATCTGTAAGAGGGAAGTCGGAAAACTCGTAGTGGACTAATGTTAAACCATCTTCGTGCCTCTCTAGGGCAACCCCGCATCCATGACCTTCGCAAAGACCAAGTCTAACAAATTCGTCCACCTTTAGCTTCGATCCCCACTTTTCAAGAGCCCAAGAAAAATCGCCTAACGGGTGATACCCACCGAGACCACCAGGGTCGAAGTCATGACAAAAGTCAGCCATTACGACGCCTCCAACAGCTTCGCCAGGAGAGATGCAGCATCCTGCCCTTCCATCATCTTGCTAAGCACATCCTCGGCACTCATACCAAGAGCCTGCGCGATAATTGGTGCCACAGCCGTCGTCTTGTTCTTACCAGACACGGTAATAGACGCATGATCCGGGACTCCTTCCGGAAGTCCTGCAAAGTTGTACAGAACCAGTCGCGTCCCTTGAGCCAGACACGCACCGAGAACCATAAACTCCTGTGTATCCCAGGAAGGCCCCCTCACGACAATGCAGTGAGAGCGCCCCGCCTTACCGAGAACCTCAGGAAGGTCGTCCATCTCGATGTTGTCGAGGTCATCCATCTCGACGTTAAACTCCATCTTCTCCAAGGTTTCCTGGAGCTCTTCGTTGTCACCGATAATGAGAACAGTCTTAGGACCTCCGCGGCCACGACGACCACGTCGCGAACTACCACCCTTCGGGCGACCAGGCCCACGCTTAGGCCGAGCCAAACCAAGCTGCGGGTCCAACTCAGGGTGACGCTTCTTGAACCACTCGATTCGCTCCTCGTCAGTAGAGGACTGACTAGGAACCTTGACCTGGCCACGCCAGTCAACGACGTGCACCTTGGTCGTGTCGACCGTAATGCCGTTACCAGCTTCCTGAAGCTCGATGCCAGTCTTCACCGTCAGACCAAGGAACCTAGCGTTGTGCGTACAGAGTCCCTTGCCGACTTCTGCGTAGCCCTTGCTACCGTGACTGAACTGGTAGTCGTACGGGAAACCCATAACAGCTGCGGATTCACGGATCGTAAGGAAACGGTTCTTCTCAGGATGAATAACTGTGTGACCACCGATGATGACTGGACTAGTACGGTCTCGACGACCGCGCAACTGTGTCACACCGGCACGACTCTGACCATTCCACGGCTGTCCACGGGGCCGATAATGCTTCTCCATGAGTTCGTCTTTGACGTCCCGGAGGTAGCCACCGGGCGGGCAAAACGGGATAATGTCCAGGAGTGCCCCTCCAGAGATGCGTTCACCTTCATGATTCGGCACTGGGCCGTTCTCTGCGATGTATTGCTCGAGCTTATCAAGGCATTCTCCTAGCGTTTTCCACCCCTTATGCTCATCTCCATCCTCCTTGTAGGTACCAGCCCAGTCCAGACCTACCTTGGAGGCCACAAAGTGGAACCGAGGACGATTCTGGTACCCACCGTGGTGAGCAGCGGAGGTCAGGAAGTAGTGAACCTCATAGCCGTTGGCCTGAGCCTCCTCAGCCATCTTGTCGAGGAAGTCACGGCCACCATCCTTGGTATCCTCGAAGATGCCAGGCACGAGCTCCCACATCCACACTTCCGGCTGAATCTTCATACATAGCTGGTAGGTGACGTAACGACTGTAACACATGTTGTCGTTATCATCCATGCCACCACGAGCACCATTCTTGGCGAAAGCAGCACATGGGGGATTGCAGAACATCACCCGAGGGATGGCGTCGTTATCCTTCAGGTACGTAATAGCACTCTGCCAGGTCGTGGGGTCAGTAGGAAACGCACTATTCGGCTCGTACCCCTTCTCCAGCGGAGCCACTAGAACAGGCCACTTCGCTGCCGAAGTCTCTGCACCTAGCTCAAGGTCAGTGAGCTCAAAATGCCCGCACACCTTCAACCCAGCTTCTTCCAAGCCGAAGCTAAACCCACCAGCGAACACGCAGGCTCCAAGGGCTGTGATTTCACCGGCCTTATTGCCGGTACGGATGTTATCCGCGATCATCTCCAGCTGGTCGCTGGGCTTCAAGTTACGACTGTTCATCGGAGTGACTCCTCTTCATTTCACGAATTGCGTCAAGCGTCAAAGTGTTACGTACAATGGGACGTCTTACAAGACAAACCCATTTGATGAATTGCTCATGTTTATCTGGGTCAAGCACACTGGCTGACACAAGTGACCATCCTGACTCGTTTTCCATTTCCTGGATGCCTTCGGCAGTGAGGATACGTGTCTCGTATTCAAATTGTATTGTAACTGACTGCACTACTCCTCCTACTGGTAAAATCTCATGTTGTGTACGTCATCAAGGCGTACGAAAAAGCGACCCTTCAACTTGGTGTTCTTCAGACCTGGATTCACCTGAAACGTCACACTGTTAAAGTCTGCTTGGGCTCCTGCACGAATGTACACCCGCTTAACCACAAGCAACGTACCACCCGGGATGGTGACTTTTTGCTGTTCCCACAGCGCAGAGCCAGTTAGATGCAGTCCAAACGCTTGGTTACGCTTTTCCTTGATAAGCTCGAAGTGCCACGGCCGCTCTAGCCAAACTGCTTCGCCTACAGTGAGAAACCGCGGCATCATTACTGTGAACGGATCCTCAAGACTTCTGGTGCGAGACATTACTCCTCTCCTTTTTGATTTCCTCTATTGGTGGATGGAGGTTCCTTCGCCGTGCGGCGTCGGGGATTTTTTCAGTTACGCTGTAATCTCCACAAGGATAGACTGCAATTCAGTAATCAACTGGTGTGCGCCGACAGCGGTTAGCCGCCACATTACGTCTGCGCCCTTGTTGACTTCCATTGTTAGCATGACTTCGACGGACGCATCAATATCACGGTACGCCCTGATGTTGCATGGAATTGACCGGCCTTCCATGCCCTGCAACTCGAATGCTCCAGCGTCATGGTCCTTACTGAGAACTTGAATCTTAGCACCGATAGATGGCACTTCCTGCTTAGCCCGCTTAAGTAGCTCTTCAAGAATCGCGTTCCTGCGAAGAACCGAAGCCATGCTCATACCAGTACCAGGAACAAAGTCTGCTGCTGCTGGCTCAAGGTCATTGAATAGCTGTGTCAAATCTTCCGTAGACATTTCGCTGAAATTATCGTTCTCTACCGAGAACTGATGTCCACAGCTAGAACAATGTACGTCACCGACGTGGTTTCTCGAAATTCGAGTACTAGCTTGACAACGGCTGCAGCGAATGGTGTAAGTACTCATTTGCGGTTCCTCTTACTTCGCATGTCACGAAGACGCTTCCTATGCTGCTTCCTGTTTTCACCAGGCCGACGTTCCAGCTCTGCAAGGAGCGCCTGTTGGAGCTCGTCAGGAGAATCGAATCGTCGGGCATCCGACGGAGGGGTTCCAAAAACGGCTTCTCGACCGGTTGCTTGGGCCTTCATCTCAAGGTCTTTGCGAAGGTCGTTGTCTTCGATTGCTGTGTCAAACATGTAGACTCGCTTGTCATCCATTGATGATTTCCTCCAGGAAAGACGCAGCAGCGGTGTGCTTAAGCAGCTCTAGTGACAACAGGTTCTCGACGTCTTTGAGCTGCATCACGACAACTTCAGAACCAAGAGGAATGTTACCCACCTGGTCGTCAGTTGAGTAGACCGTGACGTATGCTGGCACCGTGTCGTCAGACATGCTACCGCCGTCCATCGTTCCTCTGATGACTTGTCCTCTGGCCATATTATGCACTCCTTGCATGATGGAAGGATAGTAACCCTCATAGCTTAGGCGGAGGGTGTTCGTAGGTTCGTTGGGGTGCGGTGTGACGGCACGAGGATTGAGAGGGTCGATGGTCCGAAATGGAAAAGTGAGTTTGAAATAGATTTTTTTCTTTTTAATTAATTAGAAAACCAGTTTGGAAAACATCATGAAAATATTTTTTGGGTAGCATGGGTGAGGCCCCAGAGGGGGTATCCGAGCGATGGACGCCCCGGCGGTCATCTTCTTTGAAAGCTCTATATGTATTGGGCATTGGCCACCTTTAGGGTGGCCCCTCCCTTAGAGCTATCGGTTACTAACCGAACCGTCCTCTTGTATCGGACGGTTAGCTAACCGATGGTTCTAATGGAGGTAAAGAAGATGTTGTGTCTTATGTCCATGTTGGTCCTGTTGGTCGGTCTCTATCTCTCTTACCGGTCTACCCGGTATTGGGTAGGTTGGTAAGGTGAGAGGCTTCCTTATCACCGTTACTGCTATTGGGCTAGTCACCTTGGCTAGCCTTCTAGCTTCCACTTCCTTTAGACTTATTGGTTGGTTCTTTAATCTAACCAATAGCTATCACCATACTAGGCACCTAACCCGTAAGCAACGTGAGTATACCGATAGGGTATACGCAGCTAACGCTATTTATTGGAACTAACCTAGTAGATAGCTACCGGATGGATTACCGGTATCAGTACCTAACCACCAAACGGTTAGGTACTGATAGGGGTAATCCAACCCCAATAGAGAATGAGGTAAATATGTCCACCGATATCGTTAAGGCCGTCGCTTCTAAGCTTACTCTCGCTGGAATCAACGATTACCTTAACCGTAAGTACGGTAAGGAAGCCCCTAACCTGGAAACGGGTACGGCTATTATCCTTTCCACCTTGGAAACCAAGGAACACACCGTCGCAGTATTCTGGGATATCCTGCTGGGTAAGGGTACTACCGAGGATATTCAGTCTATCCTGGATACCATCGACCCGGAAGGGTCTACTAAGACGGCTTCTCACCACCTGTGTCGATTCCGTAACCCGGATAAGTACCGTCCGAAGTACTCTACTCATTACCCGGTAACCTCCGGACGGGGTGGCCGAATGAACCTGGATATCCCTACCACCGGAAAGATGGCAGACGCTATCTCTAGTTTCTTCGGAAAGTAAACCAGATTGGTTATCTGGTGGGGCCTTAGGGCCCCAAATAGCCCTTGGATTAGTCATATGATTAATCCAAGGGCTATTTGGGTTTCTAAACCAACCCAAATTGGAGGTAAATATGTGGAGTGTCGCCCAAATTGACCATATCGACCCCAACGAACGTGTACTTATTGCGTACTATAATGGGGAGATTGTAATGGAGTATATAACCCCACTTTTGGAGGATTGGTATCATCCGGAGGATTGGCTAACCTATATCGTCCAAATGGAGGTAACAGCCGTACTCGATAAAATTTGGTTTGACCAATTGGCGGCATAATGCCTCAATTGCCTAAACCAGAATATATAGGGGCTTTCCACGGCCAAACCAGAACCCTAACTTATCGGGTAAAGACTGGTAAACGGTTCCCGTGGAAAGCCCCTAGTGGGCAAACGGTATGGATTCCAATTAAAGAATCTAGAATATCTCTAGAATGGACATGGGATGCTAACGACCGTAAATGGCTAACTGATATCGAATGGAAAAGGAAATATCCAGCCCCAAACGCTGGTAAATTCCAAGTTTCCAAACATTCGGATTTGCACAAACGACTAGCAGAAAGGCAACGTCAGCAAAACCGAAACCTGATTAAAAACCAAAAGAAATAACCCCGGATTAGCCCTTTGGCTATTTACCGGGGTTATTTCGTTTATAGCCCCTGTTTTCGACCAACCCGTGATAAAGTGTGTACCTATGGTTTCCACCGTCGAGTATGACCCCGAAAGGGGTCTAGAAAATGCCCAGAATGGCGCATCCTCTATAGGGTGGGGCCCGTCCGACGTTTGGAAGGTGCACCGTAAAGGGGCCAAAATCCGTCAAATCAACCCCGCCGCTAAATTAGCAAATAAAGCTGGGGTAACAACGGAATTCGATAAGAAAAACCAAATAATCCGTTTCTGGTATAAGAAACGGATTATTGGCCAAATTGATAAAGAAACCTGGCTAGCCAGCCAACAAACCGAAGAGGTAACCAAATGACCAAGCTCGACCGACTGACCTTCCGAAAGCTCGCCGAGGACAACCTCGAGCGACTGAACACCAAGGCTGAACGCAAGGCCTTCCTGCTCGGCCTGAGTCTGGGAGCTCGTGAGCTCAATGATGATGAGCGCGAGAGAACAGCCAATGACCTGTGCAGCCTGTATGGTATCGATAAGGCTGATCTCACGGATGACCAGCCCAACCACAATGGCAAGATGAAGGTCAATGTGGGAGCTCACTCGGCCGATGTGGCCAACTTCTTCAACAACTAGTCTGAGGTAACCAACATGATCGACACCATCAAAAATGTTCTGACCATCGGCCTTCTGCTCGTCAAGTTCATGGTCGCCTGCCTGATGCTCCTGGCTGGCATGGTCAGTGTGACCTTCGCGCTCATCAACCTGTTTGTCTCGGCCTGGCGACAGTTCAGGGGGTCCAAGTGAGCAAGCTGCTTCATGTCGTCAAGTACGAACGAATCGAGTCTGACACGGTTCGCCTGCATCTCTCGGATGGTGAAGTGCACGACGCGCCGATTCGAGGTGATGATGTCGACCGCTACCCGGACTACTTCGAAGATGAGGCCTTCTCGGCTGCCCTCGACCTGGCTGAAGAGCAAGGTTACAACGCTTTGATCGAACCGGACGGGACGTACTGGGAACACTCTGACCATTCCGGTCATGAGGGTCCGTCCACACCTTCGTGGCAACCTACTATTGATAATAAGTCTAGTCTCTAAACTAGTCTAGAGAGGTAACTCAAATGACACAAAACAGAGCATTTCATCACAAGACCGACATCAACGTTCGCGGCTCCTGGCTGATCGGCCTGGAGGTCGAAGTGAACGGAGCGACCGCCGCGGGTGTTACCTGGTACCAACTGAGGGTTACGAAGTGCGAATCGCACCCACACCTGGTTGGCAAGCTGATCGACTGTGTCGAAGTCGACATCATCGATGATGAGTCGTTCGTCTCCTACGTCGCTGAGGTTGAGTGGGATGATGGTTTCATCTCCAACACCAGTGACGAGACGCTCGGATACAGAGCCGAGGGACCACGCGATGGATCGGGCACTCCGATGGGTGGAGAGCTCGTGCCTGAGCTGAATGGTCTCCACGTTGGCATCAAGGAGTTCGACTACGCGGACTACGCGATCCACTCGCTCAAGCATGTCGACGAGGCCCTGTCCTGCCTGAAGGCCGCCGAGGACGTCCAGTCTGACGACGACCCGATCGAAGGGCCAGGCTCAACTGAGTGGGAGATGCTTCGAGAATTCCTCGAGGTGTACCAGGGTAACCTGACCAAGGTGCTCGTGGACCCTGGGTGCCTTGAGGACGACGACCCGATCTGGATTGATGATGAGGTCCACGTGGTCATTCACCGCAACAAGCGGATGATCATCACCGAAGTCATGGTCCATCCTGACCCTGGCTGCAAGAGGGTGTTCGATCTCTGTGGGTACACGAAGGAAGACCGTGAGGTCTATGTGTACAACACGGAGATGTACGTTTTGCTTCATGGAAATGATGGCGAACGGCTGTCGTGCATCACCGGTGATGATGTGGACGTGCGTCCTCTGTAGAAAAAGCACGACAAGTTTGTACACAGCTTCGAAAAGTGTGTTACACTACCGTAGGAGGTAAACATGGACAACACTGAGTTTTCTGGTAAGAAGGTCTTGATTCTCGTCCGCGGGCTCTCGGGCGTCGGTAAGACGACCGTGGCCGGGATGCTCGGTCACGAAATGGTCGAGGCCGACATGTACTTCGTCGACCGCGATACTGGCGAGTACAACTTCGACCCGAAGAAGCTGCCCGAGGCGCACGCCTGGTGCCTTGGTAAGACCCGTCAGGCGCTTGTTAGTCATGGCAAGGCGATCGTCTCGAACACCTTCACCCAGCGTTGGGAGATGCAGCCCTATCTGGAGCTCGCCGAAGAGCTCGGTGCTCGGGTGCACGTCCTCGACATGTTCGACGGTGGACTGTCCAACGAAGAGCTGGCCGCCAGGAACGCGCACGGTGTGCCGGTGGAGGCCATCGCTCGGATGCGGGACCGGTACGAGCACGACTGGGTTGGTGGTGACACCCGCCCGCCGTGGGAGCGCAAGTAGAACTCTTTCAAGGAGGAACAGACCAATGTTCTGGCAAGCCATCCTGTCTGTTGAGCGCGGTGTCAAACTCAGTCTCACGATGATCTTCTCAGCCGAAGAGGCTGCGGGCATTCAGGCTGATGTTGAGCGGTGTTACTACACAAAGCTCGAACGCATTCGTGCTGACTGTTCGACGTACGAAGCCACCATCCCAAACGGTGTGGTTCGATTTGTCAAGCACGGTGACGGTGTGTGGTACATTACCGTGATGCACGGTTCATTCGAATAGATTTTCGAAAAAACTCTGGTAGCGTAGCTCGTACGGGTTATACTATCATAGGAGGTAAACATGACTCACCCAGTTGAAAACGCATTCATCGCCCTCGGTTTTTACTACTGCATCGAGCTGACCGTTGAGTTCGATCTTGCTGAGGACGAAAAGGGCCGCGTTGTCGGAATGCGTGTCCACTGGCCGCGAGACGAGCATAACCTTGCTCTGGCCGTGGCTGGTGTGGGTGAGGCATTCGACTTCGAGTCCTGTCACCACGAGCGATACGCCAAGGTTATTCCGCATGGCAACCTGCACAGTAACGTCGATGTTTGTGGGGTGCCCACCACGGTGCACTTTGTGGTGTCGCAGTGATTGATGTCATCATCACCGACGCTCTTTCTCGCGAGAGTCAGAGCCGTCGGGTGCTCCACATGTACCGTGCGAAGCTCAAGCATCCTCAGCTGAGGCCTGACGCGTTGATGTTCGCGATGTGCGTGGTGGGGTGGCCCGAAGAGGTGCCGGCCTGGCGTCCGCCGCACAATCGGAGGGCGCGCCGAGGCAAGGCGTAATTGTGTTGAGTGCGAAATTGGACTGTGGAGAGTGCGAAAAACGATGCGCGAGGTTGGGGCATGGTTGATCGAGGGCCGCACGACAAGTCGCAAAATCGCCCGCGCGCCTACCTTATGAACCTCATTAATAGACCGCCTGGTTTAATACAACGAGAACTCACCTCGTAGACCAAAAAGTGTCCACGAAGCCCATCCGAATTCATAAAAAGACCAGCCAGTCTACCAATCGACCCCACTCGACCACTCACGAATACCAACGAATCTACCCAGTCGTAGGCCAAAACTTGTCCACAAGATAGCATAATTAAACTGATTAGTCTAATCAAAAGAGGTAAACCATGTTCGACGAATTCATCGCCAACCAAATCGACTCCACTCAAAAGGCTCTCGAAGCCAAGCGAAAGGCTGCTCTAGAGTCCCTTACGGACGACGAAAAGTCTGTCCACCAGGCTGTCGCTAGGGCACTCCATGATATCGAATTGGTCTCCACGTTCGAAGAGTCGATAAGCCGAGTCCATATCAAGGTAGGCCCACGCGATGGCCGAGAGGCTGCGACGTTCAGTGACAACTTCGAACGCCGTGGAGTAGTGGTTATTCACTACCGCGACACCGACGAATGGAAGTGGCAGCACTTCTACGGTGATTTCGAGTACGACGTCGTCAATGTTGATGATGCCAAAAAGATCGCCCGACACCGGATTATCGAGGGTGATTTCTAAACCACAACGGCAAGGGTTGGGGTTTAGGTGTTCCACACGGCCGAAACTGGCCCAGAATGCTGATATTAACAACTCTGCCGTCTGTGGCGCCAACCTCATACACACGCGGACGGCTAGACAGCCCCAACCAGCTCTTTCTCTTTCTCTTGCTCTTTCTCGAGACAAGGTCAGAAAGTATCACTTCAGACTACGACTTCTGTAACAGTATTCAACCTTATATATCTGATACCTGTTCTGATACTGTTCTCGAGGTCAATTACATAATACTGTTACTGTATTCTATATCAGACATCTGATCAGATTTAACTTAAATACTCTGAGTGATTAAATAAGAGAGACCAAGAGAAAGAGAAAAAGCTTGCTGGGGCTGTCTAGCCGTCCGCGTGTGTATGGTACAGGTAACAACCCATTAGTCGAACAGCAGACAACCTGTTAGCAGACAACTTGCCAGACGAACCTACGGCCCGTGCTTCTCTTACAGCTCACCCAGCAAACCCTCTTGCTTTACTTAAGAAAAACACTCAGCAAACCTCCTGCTTTTTACCAGTCCATTTCTGAGCCCTGCGAAACTTCCAACCCCCAACCTACCCCACCCCAACCCCCTAAAATGGCCAGATCACCCCAATCTGGCCACCAATGGACCAATCTGACCCCTGGGCTACACCCCAACCAACCACCAATTGGAGAAATGATGGAAGTGCACGACCCACTGCTCGCTTTGAAGGACCTACGACGTGTCCTGGCTTCTGCTCTAGCTCTGACCGACGTGCTTATCACCACCAACAACATGGCGTCCACGGTAACAGTCATCGACTGTGCCGATAGGGCTGACGGAATTACGGCCCTAAGAAACTATCATCACTTTAGCTTGGAAGAAGCGTGTGACTTTCTAGACCACCTACCCGGACAACTGAGAAATGTCAAGAAGGATACATTCAGTTCCAGAAGGCTCGAAAAAGCTAGTCTCGTCCTGTCTTGGGGTGATGACGGGCTGCTCGCAAAGAAGGTATAACTCTTTAAACAGAAAGGAAATGTCATGCGCAGTATCACAACTTTGCTAGTATTCGCAGCCTGTTCCAGCGACTACCAGTTGGACATCAGTGCCACGCTTGATTCTTGCGAAAATCAACGTCATCTCGCGTTCGAAGCACTCCCTCCAACCGGAGACTGCGCGTACAGCATCGCGGCAGATGCTAACCTGCAGATTGATTCACACAATCAACCATACGACGCGTACGAAGACGACATCAACGCCCTCCTCACTACATGGCACATGCTCCTGGTAGCAGACCAAGACTACTACGGTGACAGCCTGGTTGAGTTCGACGAAGTTGAAGTCTCACCTGAGTATGACCCAGGCGCAACACACAAAGCAGCCATCTACTACTCCGGCCGACGTGTGGTGTTTCGCTCACCAAGATACTCATCTCCTGAGCAGTTGAGTGTCGCAACTGTCCATGAGGCAGCTCACGCGAAGGCACCATGGAGGTCTCGGCACATCAAGTGCCCGGAAGGCCACCCCTCAGCCGGTGAATACGTCTGTGACGATGGTACGCCTGAGGATGCCTATCTGGCAGCACAACGATTCCTGCTCATCGAGCAAAACATGACTCCAGATGAGTCCCCCTACGATTCTACGATGATGGATCTTATTTATGAGAGTGTTACAGGAAGACTTGTAGTCACAGACTAAAAGGACATGTAAATGACAAAGTGCTCCACGCTAAAACCAGAAACGGGCAATGACATGGTGGACGCCTTGGTACATGCTGTGTGGGGAATCATCTGGGTGAGCGTATGTGACCCGGTTGATGTATACTGTGAGTTGAAAATGCAAGCAACGTTCCACCTCTACCCATCTCCGAACGGAGACTCCATCTGCATCGACCCAGACGACGAGAACTGGAACGAGTGCTACCTCAACAACCTGCCAGGCGAACTCAAGCGCCTGGCAGAAGCGAAGTGTGAACCTCCACCTGACCTGTTACCAGAAAGCTACTTGTTCTTCGAAGGCAGCGTCATCAAGTATGATTACATCAATGAAAGGTGGCACAACTAGAAATGCCAGACATCTTCATCTGTCAAATCCGCGCCGACACCCTCGGCATGGTTCCATGCAAACGGTGTGGTCAACTGTCATACACCCGCCACGACAACTTCTGCGACAGAACTCCAGAAGAAATCGAAGAGGACGAAGAAGAGGCGCGGAACACCAACCGTCCAGACGCTGACTACTGGCAGGTCGAGGCGATGCTGAACCTGCCTGAGTCAATCGTTGACTTCATCGACCCATCTGTCATAGAGAAACTACCGCTCGAGTTCTGCCAAGAAGGCAAGAGACCATCGGTAGTCTACTCAGAAGAGTACAAGGACGCAACACACCTGATGCTGACTCACGCTATGCTATCAGGTAACGTAGAAGCGGTACACAGGATTGAAAACCTCTCAGGTTGGGATGACTGATGCTCCACAAGCCACTCACAGCTAGTCAAGAGGACATGCAGAATGCCCTCTACACAGCCATCCCCGGCGTTAAGCTCAAGCTCATCGAGCAAACAGCCCGCGGCACTGTGTGCCTAAAAGCGTCTCACAACGATGTCCATACGACTATTTATATTGGTACAACTGGGCGTGTCACCTGGGGACGACACTCCTGGATTACACCAGGTGACCTCATCAAAGAGCTGAAGGCACACTTCCTTCAGGAAAAGACCGCTTACCAAGTGCTTGAGCCACAACTCAACACGATGGAAGATCTCGGTTTAGCATTCAGCGACATTACGAAGCAATCGGCGAAAGGCACCTTACACTTCAAGATGCACGAAACCCGTGTGTTTATCGGTAAACATGGCCACCTGTCATGCGAGACACAAAACCTAGGTATTTTGAGGAACGAAGACGCGTTCAACTACTTGAAAGAGGTACAGTCATGAATAGAAAAAACCTAGAGTTGTGTGTTAGCAATGGCATCGCGCTACTAGACGCAAAGCGACCTGGTTGGCACCATGAAATCGACCTAGACGTGCTTGATATGACAACGTGTACACGCTGTGTTCTAGGCCAGCTGTATCAAGACTTCATCAAAGGAACAATAGAGCTCAACATCGAATTTGAAGAGCACGGATATGGATTCAACGTGTTCTTCTCAGAAGACTTTGACACGCTAGGTGCAATTTGGGCAGACAACATCAGAAAGAGGCAAGCACAATGACCGGAGTCATTCACATTGAGAAGCATGACTGCAAAGTCAGTCTAGCAACTGTTGATACGTACTGTGGCATGACACTTCGTATTGATTATGAAGGCGTTACCTCACCAGAAGGTCACGACTTCGTCGCACCATCCTGGCTAAACGAAGACAGGCCACTTTCTACCATCACCTGTCCGAAGTGCCGCGAGCTTGTTAGTGACAAGAAGAATTTCAACTTGACGGACGCCCAGAAAGCCACTCTGCAGATGATGCAAGAACGCCTAGCTGGAGCAACACTCGACTACTACGGCCCGGGTTCTGCACACTCTCCACGAGTTTGTCGACTTGGATGCTTACGAGGAGTACTTGAAATGAACAATTACATGATGAACTTCCCATACGGCGCCAAGGTGTTTGATGACACCACTATGGAAGGCTCCGGCGGAGGTCTGCTTGTCAATGGCGAGTTGACTAACGACAAGACCTTGTACGACATGTACTACGAGCTCTGTAATGCGTCAGAGGTTCCATCTGAACACCCAGGATTCCATGAGTTTCTGTACAACCTGGGGTTCACACACTACCGGGCGTTTAAGGACTACGATGTTGTCCCTGTTACATTCATGATCATCTGGCTCGACCCTGACTGGTCCTGGTGCTGGGAAGGCAAGAAGGCCGTGTTTTATGGTCCAATCCTGCCCGATGACCAGTACGGCAAGTTTGGTCGTGGTTCATTCGCTCCACTAGGCTGCATGACAGATGATGCAGCAAAGAACGCTCTAATCCAGAAGGGTCTGAAGGGTCAACTGCGAGACACTGACGATGGTATCATTGAGATTGAGGTCACGCACAAGTGACCACTACACGCTGGATACTCCGTTGCTCTGACAACAGGCAGTTCTTCATTGGCGGGTCACGGTATCGGATGTACGTATCACGGTTCAGTGCAGCTCGTGTATTCTCTAGTCCAACAGCAGCCAAGACTGCTGCTAAGTGGATTGACAGAAAGCTACCGAAGAAAGACAGGTTCTTTCTTGGCAAAACCTGGGAAGTTGTTCCTGTTCAAGTACGACTAGAATCTCAACTCTGAAAGAGGTAAAACAATGCTAGACCCCAATGACATTCGTTGGTTCCTAAAGTCAGGCCAGATGAACCCTGACCACATCTGCTGTGAGACGCACGCTAAGATGTTCGAGGCGGTTAGATTCATGGTTCGGTCCAACGCGGATGTACTCCGATACGGAGTCAAGAACCCTCAGCTACTCGTAGACGTCTTGGTCAAGTGTGTTAATGACGCGCTTCCTGTCACATTCGATACAGAACAGTGCATCAATGAAGCTGGCAAGGTCGGACTAGCAATCTACACTCCTCAGCTAGGATGTCTGCCGTACCAAGCCTGTACAAAGCCTGCACTCGAACAACTTGAGAAGGGATGCCCACACGGCTTGTACGAAAGCATCATTCAAGTCTTTGAGCCGATGGGTTCATCGATCTACTCCGGCTTTACCATGCAGCAACCACCACACGTTACAGTCAACTGCACAAGGTTCATGCTCAAAGACGGATCAGCCATCGACGAGGCAGATCTAGTACGAAAGACTATGCACCCAGAAGCGGTGGTATTCTGTGAAGCACAACTGTACATGGCCCTGGCGGGAGAGGTAGCTGAGATGTACGAAGAGGCTCACAAAATGATTACCATGCAAGCTTCTTTGCAGATGGTCAACACAGCAGGAGATGCGTGATGAATCAACATAAGCCCCTTGGACTAAAGGTCACTCGAAAGGTCAAGACACACGAAAACGTAGAACTAACCGTACCAAACGAAGTCATGATTGCTGCGCTTCAGCATCTAGGAATTAGCATTCCAAATGATGCAAAACTGGTCATGAAGGTTCCTAGTGGCGGAGACTACTCTGGAACTGAGATCAGCGAGACTGTTACAGCCAGGTGGACAGAAGTTAGTGACGAGCTAATCGAAAAGGAGCTGTTCTAATGACTAGTACAGAACTTCGAGACCGCAACCTCACCATCTGGCACAATAGTCGCGTGGCTGCTAGTACCAGGCGTACTCACTACCGTGACTTCTACAACAACGTCACAAAAGACTTGGTCGGTCTGTTTCATGTCACTCGTCCCGTTGACGATGATGGGACAGTGGAAACGCTAGTAACTCAGTTCAAGCATCCACGTGAGCACGACCTGGGCCTTACTAGCAAACTGTTCCGAGCACAGCCCAATCGTTTCAGCATCGATGGCGAAGGTTCGATGTTTAGCCAGCCAGGGTACGTTGTTCCGTCTGAACGGCGTTGGAACGGCTGGGCTAACCCGTATTTCGAACGCAAGGAAGTTCAGGCCATCATCGACGAAGTTACCGAAAGTGATAAGGAATTCGGTGAAACCAGTTACGAGTTTGAATGGTTTCACGATGACCTCATCATCAAAGACCACAACAGCCTCTCTGTGGAAGTTTGTTGTTTCGTCAACCTACTCGTACCAAGTAAGACACTCAATCATGAGTGGAACAACAAAGTAGTGACAGTAATGCAATTGTTCAGCCAGAACTGGTGCTGGTCTGAGGAGGATGAGTAATGGACCAACTCAAAGCTGCACTCAGCACTGCTGGGTTTACCGCTACCCCAGAGCCTATCGAATTCGACGTTAAGATTCGTATCGTCTACTCAAAGCTCATGTACAAGGGTGAAGAGTTCGACGCTCAAGAGAGTGAAGGCTCCGGCTGGATGGCTCTCTACATGGCTGAGTACCTCTGGTGCGAAATCGCTAAGAAGACTCTGTCGTTTGGCGTCAAGTCTACCCATGACTACGGTTGGAATGATGGGTCTCTGTACAAGACCGTTCGAACCAAGCGCGGAATGGACGAAACTGTTGCCGAGCGCACAGAAGAGGTCCGCCGACTCATGCACAACGTCAAGCACGTGTGTATGAATGACTTCTTGGATGAGGCTGTTGCCCATGTTAAGAAGCGTGGAAAGGGTCCTGTGAAAGATGAGTCTCAGCGCATCTTGAGGGCGTTGATTCGTCGATGGGCAATGGATATTGACTTCCAGTCTATGGAGTAAATGAATGAAGAATAGCGCAATCGTCGAGCACAAGACTTCTGTGAAACTTTCGGGCAACCTAGTCGACAAAACTTTGATCGAGCTTGCCAGTAGCGTGTCTGACGTACACATCGATCCTGATAAGTGTACTGTCACATTCGTGTACGAACCTTCGTCTAGTTTAGTTGACCACGTGTTGATCGAGCAGACTATTCGTGAAAAACTAGACTAATCTCTAGCCCCTACGAACCACTCCAAAAGTTGGACCTGAGGAAACTACCAGCCCAACCCTTTCGTAGGCCCTAGAAATCCACTCAGCCCAAAACTAGGGGTATTCGACCACCCCAACTTGGGCCCACTTCTGGAGACTGGCCACCCACAACCTCCCGGTAATTTTACCTCGCTGGTCTGATGGTTGTGGGTGGACCATGTCTCTCTGTCTTAGAGAAAGGAACCACAATGCAACGCTACCACATCGACACTGAGAAAGAAAACTGCATCCTCAAAGTTGACGCCATTTTTGTCAAAGACATTACGTCAGACTGCCAGGGTGAAGCCTGGAGGTGGTCCTTCGATGAAGATGCCTCAAAAGCTTATAGAGTCATGATACAAACCATCTATGTGGTTGGTGGTACTCCTGGTACGCCTGAAGGTGACACCGTGTTGGACTCTGTGTTCAGCCACAAGCGGGAACTTGACGTCATGCTCATTAACCAACAGTGGTACATCATCTCCCATACAGGTGATTTTGGTATCAAGATTTCTGTCACGGATATCCCATGAGTGTAGTCGAACAATGGACGAAGTTCTTCAATGTCTAAACAACGTTGGAGTAGATACAGAGTGTGGTGCCTGCGCAGAAGTTGTGTTTACAGGTTCAACTGACAAGGAACACACCTGCAAAACGCCACTATCTCGAGAAGAGAGAAAAGCTCAAAAAGAACTCATCGAAGATGATGAGACTTTCATGAAGCTACTTAGAGCGACATTGAACGGCTCAGCAGTAGCAATGATTCAAATCAGAAATGACCGAGAAGCTCGTAGTCTTCTCGCAAAGAGGTAGAACCCATAATGGAAGACTTGTACGAAATCACGCTCACAGTCGAGATGAGTGTCGTTGTTGATGCTCGCGGTGCAACAAAAGACCAAGCTGTCGAAAAGGCCAAGAAAGCAATCCAAGAACGCCTTCTTCTCAACATCACAGACCTCCACCTGGTGAACGTTGAGTCTATGGACACAACAGGCCCAGAGGTGGCGTTGGACGATGTCTGCTTCGTGGAAGAGTGATGAGCAAGAAAATCCTACAGTTTGCTAATGACGTCATCATGGCAGACGTCACAAAGGCCAAGCTCGTAGCGGATGGAAGCACTCTCAAATTGAAGTGCCGAGCGCTTAGCACAAGCTTTCTGCTCCGGTTCCCGCAAATTGGTGCCATGCGTACACTCGATAAAATGCAGATCTACACATTTTCTCGCAAGTGTAATGGGAAAATTGCGCACATCATGCTCTGGAAATACCCGTATAAAGGTACCGTAACATACGGAGTTGGTATCCACCATGGCGGCCGACGGTACAACGTTAGATCTAGAGCAGAAGGTTCTATGCCAGAATTGCTCTGGGATACAGTTCACTTTCATAACGCAGAAGAGAGGTAAATCATGCCTAAGCCAGAAAAGCATATCACCGCGGCTGTCACACTTCCGGACAAAGTAATCCGTAGTATCACTGTGCACGAGGATGAAATTGGGTACTACGCTACGTATGGGAAGCCATCAATCAAGGATAATACCCAGTACTCACCAGACCCGCTTGCGCCACTCATCATGGCTATCTTCGACATGTACGACGAGTTCAGTGAGGTCGAAGACATCGGCACGATGTACATCGGTAGTGTCCATGGGCCGGTTACAGTAACCGACGAGATCGACGGCCAGTTGCCGCTACTCAACATCGGAAATCGTGCTGGTTTCACCATGACACCGAGTGAGATGGAGCGTATGGCCATGATGCTTTGGCACTCTGCACAGCAGATTCGTGTCGACCGCGCTTCTCCCCAACCAGCCAAGGATGGATGGTACGAGGCGATTAGTGGCGTTTACTTCGTCAACGTGAAAGAAAAGTCCGCGCGTAGTATCAATGAGATGTGTGACATGCGCACTCTCACATGGAAGCCTACGTCTACTGATGATCCTAACCCTCGGGCAGTAGACTGTCTGGAAGGCTACTCAGATGGTGTCATCGCCTGGTATGTAGCCAACTGTTGGCTTGAGCCTGAGTTGAGTCGTGACATGGTAATCGACTCTATCTCAGAAGGATTCGGGAGTGTTAATAGCATGTCACGAGATGATCTCGTCCGTGAGGCTATGTGTCTTAACGGATCGCCTTTGGACACTAGAAGGCGACTGGAAGACTCTTTGCGTGACTGGAAGGGCATTGGATTTTCTACCCCACCGACGGAGAAGAAGTAATGTACGCCGAGCTTAAGACTGAGAACAACGGGAATATCACGACAACTGTAAATGGCGAAGACTGTACTGTTGTCCATGACAATGTTGATCCAACATATGCCAAGCTCGAGCTCCAGCTCGGAATGGCTGATGTCTCCATCGGTTTCGAAGAAGGCAAGGTAACGGTCTCTGTCAACGGCAAATGCCATTACAAGGTTGAATACCCCAGGAGCTTCTGATGTTCTACAACTACACGAACGAACGCGTTGTCTGTCATTACCTCCATCCTGATTCTGACTGGGATAGGATCAATTATGAGACTCGTGTGAAGGAGTTCTTGCCGAAGCGGTGCACTCTTGGTACCCCGTACTTCCACATCGAATTGAAGCTTCAGTCTTTTACGAAAGATGTTGCATCCATGACTGTGGAGGAGTGTATCGACGAAGACTTGGTTGGTCAAACTCTATGGTTTACTGTTACCAGTAATGAAAAGTGGGGATACCGTCTTCGCTATAGCGGTGAGGAAGATGACCTTACGGGAATGACTGTAGACTTGACTATGGCTGCTGTAGCTCGTCGAGGAGCACCAGTCCGTGAGTACCAGCCCCGTAGTGCCAAGTGTCCATTCGTAGTTGGTGATGTAGTTGTACTAGGTGGCCGAGCCTCTTATGATGCCCCAGTACCGTGGGCATTCGCCAGTTATGTAAAGGGCGCCTACGACCATCATGGAGAGCTACGGATCGTGGTCTATTGGGTTGAACGAGGTCATGACTACAATTGGTATCCTGAGAGCAACCAGCTTGGTGACGGCTACAGTCATGAGTGTGAACTCATTAGGCACGAGAAGGATGGGTGTGATGTTATCATTGTTGATAACAAGCTGATTCGTTCTAAGGCCGAGATCGAACCAGAATCATCTGGACCATGGGGCTACGTAGAAAACATTACGTACCTCATCAACGGAGACTTCTACGACACAGAAGCTCCTGGAGGTAAGAGCATCCCTTCTCGAGTCTACAGGGAATTCGATGAGTCAGCGTAATGGCTGGCGTCGAGACGACTAAGGCATCCAGGAGATACATGCGGAGCTGGTGACCGCCGAGCTTTGTAGGCTCATGGATAGTCAAGATGTGTTCCACCAACTGGTTGTGTGCCTGCAACCTTTGTGCTCGTGACGTAAGGGGTAGAGGCCTAACGGACGGCTTCCGTCACTTGAGCAGCTCACTGAAAGACTGGTGGGTTCGATTCCCATTATCTCCGTTTTTAACAAAAAGAGGAAAACAATGCTGTGTTGGCTAAGTTCAATGGAAGACGCTGCAGAATCTGCTTATTTTGATGCGCGGGAAGGCCTTGAGCCTGGTTACTGGCGCTGTGAGTGTGACAACGTCACAACAGACGATGATATGCATCAAGTGAGCTCCAATCCGTTTTCATCACCAGTGTGTGGAGACTGCTTCGAACAGTTTCTTAAGGAGCACAAAGATGAAGAATGACAAAGCTTATGTCATCATCCGCGACGATGGATTCTTGAATGTTCGCAGAACCGCCAAACGACAGTATGGAGAACTCCGTGAGTTTGTGCGTTACAGTATCGTAGACAATTTGTGCAACGCCACACTGTTCAACGCCAGAAAGAACGCCGCTCAACACACTGTAGACAAAGACAAAATCAAGCCAGTGAGGGTAGAAGCATGAGTAAGGTTGAAGATGTAAACGGCCTAAAGGAATACTGGGAAGAATACGGGCATGACGTTAAGTGGAATGAGCTCTTTGATATGAAAATTGCTCATCACAACAGTGGCGGAATTTACGTTTGTCTTGCCTGGATTGACAACGAAAAGTTTGTTAATTACGCTGACCTATCATTCGATGGTAATGAATGGTGTATGCTCAACGACGCTGGTGAGCTCATCACTCGTCAGCAGTGGAAGTCTGCTGAAGTAAAGCCTGAGTGTGATTGGCTTTGGAATCCTAAGACTGGGAAGGACTTGTGAGCAAACTCATCATTAAGGGTTCTGAAAACCATGAGTCATTCCTTATCGGTCAAGTCATCGAGAAACTTGCTGAGGAAGCTGACCGCAAAATTGTCACGGTAGTGATGTATGAACCAGAACCGTCACGACCTAACTATGTCATGGCACGCCCAGATTCCAAGGGTCTGGCTGCTGGATTCCATGATATGAACGAAGGCAATCCGAAGTACCAGCTGAGGCTCGACTTTAGTCAATCTGGTGTGCTACTGGCGTTTCTTGAGCCTGAGCTTTCCGGAAATCTGTCTGTACCGAAGAAAGAGACTCGTACACAGCAACTACTTCGGCTCGTAAGAGAACATCCAGGTTGCTCACCCAAGACTTATCGTGAGATCATGGGTCTGGAGTCCAAGCGGTTCCAAAAGTTCGCGTTGACACTGAAGAATAGTGGCAAAATCCGTGCTGAAGGTGTAGCTCGTAAAACGGTTTATTTTCCGATAGAGGTGAACCCACAATGAGCAATCCAAGTGATGAAGCCTGGCTTCGTTGTGGTCGTGAAGCCTGTCACAACTCCGCTGATCCACGTTGCTGGAATAGTATCACGGGTCTGTTCTACTGCCCAAAGTGTGCAGACCTAATCGGTCGGGAATACTTCCCGATGCGAAACTTCGTCATTCGTGGTCAGATTGGTGCTTATGGTACTTCCGTTCGTATTCGGCGGCATCAATCTGCCCACCTTGACGTACTATGCCGGTGTGATGACTGCAAGGTCGTCGAAAAGAATGTGCCTGGGTCCAGGCATAACGAGAATAACTGCTTTGGTAGGTGGGTTGAAATTGAGTCTACGTGAATTAATCAAGAACCGCGATGATGTTGATGACAGTGTTGTTGATGACATGATCGCTGAGTATAAAGAACAAATTGAAGGAGCTACTGGATTGTTTCAACTAGAAGAAGCGATGCAAAGCGTCTTCGGTTTGGAACCAGACTATCTGGATGATGAGGAGGTGTCGGTATGGTGAACTTTTTCAAGGTGCTGATTGATGGGGCGTACGAAGCACATGCTGATTGTACTGTCCTGGTTTCTCCCTTTCTGAGTAGCGCGGAAACTGGACTTCCGGAGAATGTTGTCAAAGCGCACCGTGAGCGACGTGCTCTTGTTGGTCTTCGATTCGACTTCTCTAACGACAACGTCCACCAGGGCATGGAAGTTAAGACCGATGACACCTACTTTCACGCTTTTGTGAGCTTCGACAAGCTGTACAGGGTCAAGATTCCCTGGGAGTCTTTCGTGACGTTTAACTACAGCGAAGACCATCTTATCCCTAACAAGCCATACAACACCAGGTCTGGCAACGTCATCAAGCTGGAGCCGAAGAAGTAATGGTACTTGAGCTAACACCCGGTGAAGCTTGGACCATGCATCGAATCATGTACAAAGCATGGCAATACATCGCTGCCGACTGTATCCCATTCATGGATGATCCTGACGACGAAGAAGCTATCGTCGAACTGTGCTACGACGCTGGTCGCCTGTATGACCACTGCGAGCCTGAAGAGAAGGAACTGGTTGAACGGTTCTACGAGATGCTCATCAATGTTCCAGACATGTACGCATTCGCTATTGGCGTTTGGAATGTTAAGAGGCCGGAATGAACACCATCACATTCGAGCCCTCCAGAGGAGAGATCAACGATTTCGCTCGCCATGCAATGGAGGTGTACGAAGGTACGAAAGATTTCCCAATCTTTTATGCTACCACACCACTTGGTGAGACTTGTGTTCTCTTCGATAGGTCTAAGGACCCAAAATGGGGTACCTACTTCATTCTCGTCTATCAGCCCCCACTGGATGAAATCCACTATCCCGTGGAATGGGAAATTCCAGCTGAAGACAACGTTGGAGACGAGGCTAACCCTGAATTTCGTGTGAGTCAATCACTATGAAAACCAACATCACATGGGCTGAAGCTGGCTTGCTGGTCGGCAAAGTAGTTGATGGGGACGTCATGGCTGACAACTTGACTGACATGCAGAAAGAAGCATGTAGACTGTTTGTTGAAGCTGGACTGGAGTATATGTCTCCAATTGATACCGAACTGGTATCTGACAAGACAGATTATCCTGAAGATAATAAGCCTCGAGGTTGGTATATCTTCGGTATGAACAACGATCGCGTCGATTACAGCAAATACATGTATGTTGGCGATGGCCTCTGGCTTAGAACGGATCTGTCTAAAGAAGAAATGACTAAGGCTTACGAAGAAGCTATGGAGTACCAACGTGCCAACCGATGATGAAGATATCAACTACGACGCCATCTTTCCTAGTATTGAGAGTTATGCTGACGGAAAGTGGAGTAGTTTGCGTCAAGAAAATGACTTAATTTCTTGGGCACACTATGCGCACAGCGCCTGTGGCGGTCTCGTCTTCCCCGATAGTGGAACTGGTGACATTACTGTACACAGTGGCGAAATCATCTTCGAACGTCAGTGCGTTGAGATCAATATTAATGACTTGCGTACTCTTGATGACCATCTGGAAGCGATCGAGATCGGACTTGACGCCTTGTGGAACATGAAGCTTCCTGAGAGGTGGAACTAACGGCATCTTAGATGCATTTTCCTATGTACTTCTCCCACAAAGAGAGGTATACTAATCTAGGGAAGGGGCAAGGCCCACTCCTTCTCCATCATCCACCGGGCCACGATGAGGGGAATCATCATGTCTGACGCTAACACCAACAACAAGAACGCCCGTTTCTTTGACGTCCGAGCAGCGGCCACTGTCATGACGTCCGTTGTGGAGCTCTCTACCATCGACAGTGAGCTGGAGAAGTCCAACATTGCTGTCACTAAGGGCTCTACGGAAGAGGATCGAGCGGAAGCTTACCTCCGGATGCAGGGTATCTCGACCCAGGGTCACTTTGCTGCGGTGCTTATCAACCTCACTATCGGCGAGGGGGTCCCGTTCAATGACAGCAACCTGACTACTGCTTTGTCGAATGCGTTCCCGAACGCTAACATCAGTGACCGACATGGTAAGCACTACATGAGCCACGCCAGGCACGGTCGACTGAAGGGTCTTCGTGAAGACCTTCCGCCGATTCCGCACGCGGTGCGTAAGACTCGTCAGAAGGAAGAGGTCCAGGCAGACTTGGAAGAGGCCAAGGATGCACCTGAGTTGACCGTTGCTCTCCTGGTGGAGGGTAACGACCATGAGACCCTCGTAGAAATGGCTGGTGCACTTGGCATCAAGGCCACTACCCGCTGGAAGCCTGAGACGATTGCGAAGAAGATCGTTGAGGCTAAGAGCGAAGCTGCCTGAAGTTCACTTAAAGGCCGAAACACCCACTCGTCAATTCTGACAAGTGGGTGTCCATGCATAAGGTGCATGCTGAGGATGGCCAACATGAAGAACAGAAAGACATGGGCTGAGGCAATCTTCGTACTTCAGTCAGCGTTGGGTTCTGACCTAGAAAACGGGTACTTGACGAGCGAAGAGTATGGAGCAGCACTGGCCGTGATTTCGTTTGCTGAGCATCGACTCACCTCTAGCCTTGATGAACCAGTCAATGATGATGCAGAGTATGATGAGGACGGAAACCTCTTGGAAGGTGTGACGTATGGAAATTGACGTCTTAACTCTTCTCGAAGAATTGACGATGAATAATTACGATGATGGCGTTATCTCAGAGCTTGAGTACGATGCCATCATGAAGTTCTTGACTTCACAGAAGGAAGTGACTCAATGAGTAGTATGGACAAGCTCAAGCTAATCGAAATGTTTGATGACCTAATCAATCAAGATGATAAAGATCATCTAGCCAAACTACACAAATGGTGGGTTAGTCTTGAACATACAGACGAAGATTTCAAGACCGTTGTTAATTACCTGTTCCCAAGCGCGCATCTACAGTTACTCACGAATGATCCAGCCAAGCCGGTAACGTCCGCAGAACTTACATTAAGCATTAGCCCATTCACAGATTATTGTTGGCAGGTTACGTTTAACCGCATGTCAACTACGTACAACATCAATGTGGTAGACGGTCACCCCAACAAGTGCACACTTGAAGTTCCTGAAAAAAACGCACCTCCTGCAAGGCTCCTAGTTGAGTACACCTTCACTACACAGCACGTCTTCGAAGTCCCAGCTGATTCACACTTCGAAGATGGACCAGACATCGCGATTGAGGCACCAGCATGTAACGACGAGGTTATCCAACTACTACACAGCAACGATTTCAACGCGTTTCAATCTAGTACGCGAATTACGGTGTACGAATCGTTTCCAGGTTACCCAGCCGATTTCGTGATTTTTGAAGAGGACATTGACTAATGGACCCTTTGCTCAATGCTTTTGTCGCGATGAACCTTCACTCGCGTTACATCGGAATGTCTGCTACAGACCTCATGGATGAGTTTGGTCTGACGCTTAGCTTTGAGGAAGCTGAGTACGGAAATGTTGTGGCTATCACCATTGAAGAACTAGATTTTGCTGACCCGAACAACCCGTCCGCAATTCTAGTCGCTCGGTCTGTAGCCAATGTTACAATTGTGTCTGGTGACGACACGATTCAGATCGAGGGACGTATGTCTATTAACGGTGTCGTACCAATCATCGATTTGGTACGCGCGTTCAACGACTTGCCACAGGGCAGACCGTTTAAACTCACTGAAGAACGGGCAAATGAGCTTTGTGAGATTGGACTTCAAATCCATGCTGATACACTTGGTATCTGTGGAGGCGATACAATTGACATGACTATCGGCTATCGATGGACTGGTCTCAAAGATAACGAGATCATGTACCAGCTCGCCGATATGATTTGCTGTGTAGGGTCACCGGCTGATTTCATCTACGATAGTTTCAGCAGCCACGGAATTGACCTAACCTTCGAAGAACTTGCATTTGTAGCCGGTATTCCTGAAGATGGTCTACCCGAGAATCCAAGGTCTCATCTGCTTGACGCAGTCAAGTCTCTTGAGCTGGCGTATAAGTCCAGTGAGGATGATAAGACTGTGGTTAATATGCTTACTGAGTTGCGTGACTACATTACTGTGGGGTATCCGGAATGAATCTGTACCGCTGGATCGTCATGGAGTTGTGGGTATCCATGGGTTTCACTATCGAATGGGAACCTTCATACCAACGAGAAAACATCAAATACGTCACGTCTGAATGGGGCGGTAATGACTACTACTACGACGGATTTGGTAAATGGATGATCAAGAAGCCTAATAGGCGTAATAGTGGAGAAGATGAGTTTCCTGTGATGAATGCCGATGACATGCTTCATGAAATTTGTCATTGGATTTGTGCGTCTGAAGCAGAACGCAACGTTAGAAACTTCAATCTTGACGGGTCTCCAGAGATTGGCATCGACAAAATGGAGAACCGTGTAATTCAAATGGAACAATCGATGCGAACAATGGCAAAAGCTGCAGCTAGAGCTGCTGGCATCGTGATTAAGGATGAAAAGCAGAAGTGAGATTACAATGACTGTAGAACAGCTAAAGAAGATCGTACATACATTCATGCAGTACTGTGAACAAGCCAAGATCGATACTAGAGGTCATCAAGCACAAGCACTCATGCTTGATGCTTTTGAGAAGCACCCTGAAATAGATGCTCGTCTTTGGTATCCGACTTACCTGATGATGCACTGGTCAAATGACGTACTCGATTGGCTTGAAAATCCTGAACTATATACTCGTGAAAACTGTTTTCGCACAGACAAACTAGATGTTGATGAGAAGATCAATGGATAACCTCACAGCCCTGTCCCGTCTTCAACATCTCATCAACAGAGGCATTCAGGAAGAAGAGCTTCATGTAGTAGTGAACTTCTTCTTTCAAGATAGTTGGGGGTGTTCCTATGACGAGGACTCAAAACTCATTGAAGAATTCAACGTAAACCTGACTATCAATGGACGATTGTACGATTGTGTGATTGTCCGTGGTAGTTCTGATATCAGAATCACTGATTGGGAGCTTACAAATGCATAGTACACTCGAGAACGTCAATTACCACAATGACCGCCGGGTACTTGCCCTTGGCAAGGAAGCTTGGTACATCGGCCTCGATAACGAGAAGGGACCTACTGAAGCGGTAGTCAGGGTCCCAACTGCAGACTACCAGCTGCTGGCTGACGCAGGTTATGACCCCGAAGACTTCGAGGCTGGAGGTCGGCCAGTAATCTCCATGGAACGTCAACCAATCGACAAGCCTTGTCAGAAGTGTAAAGGTCACAGGGTTATGTATCGGCATAAAGAGTGGCAAGGCGTTACACTCCGTGCAGATGGAACCCCCACCGACCCGATGTGGGCTAATTATCAAAGCGAGTTTGAAACGAGCCCCGAAAATTTTCGTAAGGAAAAGTGTAACGATTCGTGGTGCATCGACGGAAAGTCCTCAGTTCTCGTACGTCTAGACGAAGAGAAGCCTGACCCTGACATGGAAGACAGAGAGTACAGGCCTTTCCGCAAGATGGTACTGCCAGTCAAGCGTGTTCCATGCGAGACGTGCGGTGGTAAGGGCACTCACGTAAACCCCAGTGTAGATGCTGGCGGTATCTCGTCTCGCGAGTTCGATGAAGACCCCGGCTTTCGCGATAACTACTTCAGTGGTGTTTTCGACGTTCGCTGCTACAGCTGTAATGGTGGTGGCCATGACATCGCTGTGGTAGAGTCAGCTATTCATCCAGATGACAAGCCGATGTACGACGCATGGCTCACCTGGCGTAATGAAATGGCTGCGGATGAAGCGGCGCATCACGCAGAGCGAATGGCTGAAATTCGGATGGGGTGTTAACGATGTCCACACTCAAGCAACTTGAAAATTACGTAGAAGAAGTCTGCTGCTCATACCTGCTTCGTGCGGTTTGGTACAGGTACAGTGGAGACATGCCACCAAGTCAGTTTGAAGATTGGCTAGACGCGGTCTGGCAAGAGGCAGCAGAAAATATCTGCGACAAGTTCCCAGATGTAGAACAGATCGTCAAACTTTCACGGATCGAAGCAGATTTCAGGCGTGAGATTCTGATTCGTACCGAAGCGGTAGAAAGACTTCTTTCACCGGAAGGGTCTGAAGCTACTGTTGCAGCTGTCATGAAGGCAACGGCACAATACGCTAATAACCCACACGTGTGCGGTCGAGACGTCATGTCTCAAATTGGTACAAAGAACTTGACACCAGACGAAATTGTCAAGCACTCGGTCAGGTACGATAAATCTTGGTCATTGTGGATTGCTCATTTGGACAACGTTCAAATTCTACGGCATGCTCGTCATGTACTTAGAATGTGGCGTGAACTAAGGAACAACACTCTGTAGACGGCCGTGGGCCATAGCAGCCGGGGAAAGGGGTACCCAGTTACTACAGCCCACGACGGCCCGTCCCACCAAGCTCGGGCCCCGAACTAATTCGGCAATTGTAAACTACCCTAGATGCCACGAAGGTGCCATGCCCACGACTTCGAATGACTCCGAACCACCGGACTTGGACGTTTGGACGTTTGATCCTATGGACCTCATAATACGAGCTGCAATGGTAGTAGTCTCAATTGTCATGACGATTGTAACAGTCGTATTGGTTATGGTAGCGGTCTTACACACGTTCGTAATGCTTGTGGCTGCTGCGGTGACAGACGATTAAATCGATTGGTATTCATTGAACAACTGTAGTAGCCTCAATATAACACACGAGGCTACTACAATGATTGACGCAGCACGTCCATATTCAGACATTGATTTGGTTGCTGAGCATCTAGAACTTGAGTGGGCATGGTACACGGCAGTCAACGCCGCGTTGGACGACATCAATTCGTTTGTTGGTGTAAACCTTCTGACGGCTACTACGCAGGAAAGTTACGACACGATTGCCGAAGCGTTTCAAGACGCAACATCAGGTGACGTGGTCGTACTTGGGCCGAGTACTTTTAACGTGGGGTCTGGTGTCGACACACCTGCTGGTGTCAAGATCATGGCCGCGACACTTATCAGTGCCACGGTCATCGAAGGTGATGGTACTGGCCCAACAATCACGCTGAACAATAACAGCAGCATCCAGGACATTCGTGTCAATGGTGGTGCTGACGGTTCGTCCCCTTCGATTCTAACACAGGGAGCGAACTCGTTTCTGACTCGAGTAGTCTGCCAAGTCCCCACCGGTGGTGGTGAAGGCGTCAGAGCCGAGAACACCAATGCTTTGGTTGTCAACCAATTGTCGTTCAACAGTGGTTCGGCAGCTGTGGCTGGTATCGAGGTGAACGACGGAAACGTGCGAGTTCTCGCTGGAGGCATCAACTTCAACAACGGCTCTTTGGCGAAGGGAATCAATCTCAACACAGACGCAAACGTGACAGGACCAGGTACCATCGACTGTGGCCCTGCCATGACGATCACCGACACTGTCTTTGTGTTCGACAGTGGTTCTGCCGGAGCGTATGTCGATGTCAAAATCATCACACCGAATGGTGGTGGTGGAATTAACAACGCGGTTCACTTCGGCGACGGACCATTCACGATGGTCATGAACGGCGGTCGTCTCCACGGAACGGCCAATGACTTCACAGCAGATGATGGCCCAGCGTATAGTGGCTCCATTCTTTCGCTCACCAGCATGGAGATGCGGCGCGAGCAGATCGACGTCCCAGCTTCGTTCGTGTCCGGTCTTGGTGACGATCTGCGGGTATTCTACTTCGACGAAGGTGTGGTAAACCCGCCAACTACACGCGCAGGTGGTCGATTCAGTCATGGTGCACCCAGAAACCCGCAGAACTTCTATGCTGTCGAGGGTGCACCCGGCGTCGAGAACATGGTGGTCCTCTCGTACGACGACAGCGCTGGAGGAGGCTCTGGTGTCTACACCGACGTCACAGCCAACGTCAGTGATGGTACCAACGTAGTGCATCCCGGTGACACCAATGACCGAATTCTCATTGGTTACAAGTTTGGCAAGTTCACGAACTGGGTGTACGCTCTGGCTACGGCACTAGGTTCCGGAGACGTAGTGATCGAACTGTCCGACGGTGCTAGCGGCTGGAACGAGATCGACGTCATGGACGCCAGTCTGGTTCGAGGCGTCGACCCAGTCGGAAACGATGTATTCAAAGACGATACGTCAACGCGGGTTGCACAGCATCTAGACCACCATGCAACGGCTTTTGACGACTGGGATGCTGATACACATAACAGTCAGGAGTACTACTGGCTGTCAGTTCGACCGGCCACCACGTTCACAACTCCCATGGAGTTCAGCCGATGCGAGATCGGCACGAGCCGTCTGGCCGCGGATCAGGTGGGGGCCAAACTCTACGGGCTTCTCCAACAGTGGCGGACTCTGATCCGTTTCGCCGACACAGTCAACACATCGACAAGCCCTGGTAACAACAACATCGCGTATAGCTCGACGACATCGCTCTCTCCAGGCGACAACTCGTACAACAATGGTCAGGTAGACGCCCGTGGTGCCAAGGTCATCATGCCAAATTGGGTGAACACAGCAATTAAAGCTCGGTTCCGGATCGACTGGCTTCCCCGGGCGTCAGCCACCGGTAACGTTGCGCTGTCCATCGAGTATGGCCGAGCTCGAATCGGAGATACAATCGATGGTTCTGGTGTGGCCATCGACACGATCACCGAGATCACAGCCATTGTTCCCGCTGATGATGACGTGCTCCAGCGTACAGAGTTCGAGCTCGACATCTCATCGTTCGTGCCTGGAGACAAGTTGTGGATTCGATTCTACCGAGATGCTACTAGTGGTACTAGCCCCACTGGTGATACATTCGTCGGGAACATCGCTATCGAAGATATTATTGGAGAGGCCCATGCATTCCTCATCGGTGGATGAACATAATCAACGTTTAATGCTTCTTCATCAAAAGAAACGTAAGCTTGAAGAGGAACTGCGTAAAATTAACAACGAAATCGCTCGACTAGAATCTACTCCTGTACTGAGTCAGAAACGTGATTGACTACGAGTTTGAATACTTGCTCCTCCAAGTTGAGAACCGAGGGTACCCTGAAAGCCCACTTCTACTACCGCAGGAAATGGTAGGTGGCGAAGATGAAGACGAGCATAGTTGGCGAGTAGTACTGGCTAGCATGATACTCAATGACGAAGCTATATGGAAGTTTCTCATTGATTGGCCACGAGCGCATAATGTAGCCTTCGCGCCGTCTGACGCGCACAGACGGATGGCACGGTATCTCAGACCTCTAGGGTCTCACCATAAGCGTACAAAAGAAATCGTAGAAATGTCTAGACAATGGATCATGGGGCTACGACCTCCAGAGATTGATGGTAACAGTCAATATGTTATCGATGCGTATCGAATCTTTGTCGAGAATCAAATAAATGTAGCACCACAAGATGCTAAGTTAGCACGGTACGTATCTTGGCGTCACATCGAAAACAGTCGAGCTCACAGGTCTGGAATCACAGGATAAGTCGGGGTATCTTGGTAAGATGCGAGACGACAACGACGGACTTGACGAGAGTCAGACTTCACTGATCAATCGTCTTCAAAATGGCAATGGTTCAATTGAAGATCTGCGCTTGGTCTTCCAGGACCCAGGTGATGCTTTCATCTGCAGTCCTGTGCCATTGACTATGCAGCAGCTTGTCCGCATGTATTCAGACCAATTCGAAGAGATGGAGCAGCACACAGTTCCAGGTGAACTACGCAGACGGTCTCGCGCTGAGCGGTGGAGAGAGAAGCGTGCCATCTTTCAGTCCAAACGGTCAGCGATTCGTCGAGATGCTTTGCTTGAAGCTGAAGCTCAGGTGTGGGCTATTCTTGGTATCGAGTTCCATTCTACTAAGATTCGCATGGTTATGGAACGCTGGGAAGCTCTTTCGGCATACGTAATGACGGAACTAGAAAAGTGTGAAAGCGGAAAAACGCAGTTCTCTACAGCTCTACGCGATGCATGTAGAGAACTAACCTCAGTTGAAGAATCACTAGCCGAGATGATGCCGGACCTCAATCTTAAGGGTCGTGCTAGCGCCTTCTGGTCAGAAAAGGCTAGTGACCGTGAGCAGATTCTCAATGAGATTCAGCACAAAATGAATTCCATTCAAGCGTCTGATCGTGGTGAAAAGACGTTTGAACTTATTCGTGGTGGTATGGACTAATGCTTGCTTGGTTTGACGCAATCATTCAGTCACACCCTAAAGAAGTGGCAGCGGCTATCTCAACTGCGTCTGTAGCATTTGGACAGTTGATTAGAGAGCTATGGGCACGGTGGCGTAAGTATAAGCAGGAAGAGCTTAACGCAGAAGCTAGTGGTGGTGATATGCTCGCCATTCAGAATCAGCTTCAACGAATCGTAAATGAAACTGCTGCTCTAAGAGCGTTTATCGTAGTCGTTACTAATGGTGGTGGCGCACTACGAGAAGCGAAATCTAACCTGTTCATAACGATTGTCTCAGAAGCCACGCTTAGGGCAGTTGAACCAATTAAGAACCACTGGAGTAGACGAGAAGTAACAGATTCGTACAGAGCTTCTGTGCTTTCTCATCTCATCGAAAAAGACGAGAAGTCTATCATCCTTGATCTGTCAGAGGTCAATCCTGGTCAGCTACGTGATCAGTGGCAAGTATCTGACGTTCTGAGTGCATCTATCGAAACGCTATGGAGAGCCGAAGACGATAGAAAGCTAGTGTACCTAGCAGTTCATCACGCAGCACCTGCGTCGATGGTCATGCCAAATGAGGATGACGACGAAGACCCTGATAGCGAAGATTCTGCTGTGCGCTCGTCTAGAGCGGCTTTTACACGATGGGTAATCAGCTCCGCAGCTAACACGCTCAAGACGCGTGTTAAAGGAATCCCATGATGCCAGGAACCAATATTTGGCCAGACCCACCAGACCCAAATGAAGAGCTAAGAGTTCTTATCGTCGAAGATAACGTCATTGCACTAAAATCGTATATGAATCATATGCGAGGATTGGGTGCGAGTGTACGTGGCGTAACTTCAAAAAGAGAAGCCCTAGACACAGCAGAGCAGTGGCAACCTAACATCGTTATAATCGACGTACGGTTGAATGGTGGTCCTGTTGGTGTTGGTCTAGGAGAGGCTATTCGTGAGCACTCCCCAAAGACGAAAATTGGGTTGATGACCGGATGGGCTACTAGTCGCGACAAACGACGCGCTGCAGAAACCAGAGTTGGTGGCGGCCTGACGTTTAAGCCAATTGGGCGAAATACATTTGAAGTCGCTGTTCAACGTGTGAAGCACGGACAGTCACCATTTCCGCAGATTGATGAAATCGAATGTCCGCAAAACGATTTTACGTCTGAGTGGATGTGGGGCTAAGCGCAGACAAACGATTCTGCGGAATGGTCCTCACTTAAGGGCAGTGGTATAAGTATCTTGTAAACCTTAAGGGAGCAAGAATGCTTGCCATCGTAATTCGTGGAACGAAGGTTCTGGCGAAGCCATCTACTACTGACCCTATTCCTACCGTGGAAGAGGTTGAGTCGTTCACGAGTGTGATCGAGTCATTCGATTATAACACGGTTCGTGTCATTCAGCACTCTACAGGGACTCCGCCAGATGACTGGCGCTGGATTCCGATTATGGAGCTTCAGGGTGCAGTCGACACCGATGTGTCTGACGCTCTTGGTGAAGCTCTTGTTTGTGGAGGATAAAATGCATCACTTGTTTCCTGTATCACTGGTAGTGTTGACTGGTTACTTGGCGCCCACACACGAGGCAGCGTCTACACTATGTCTCGTGATAGCTTTGGGGACCTGGGTTGTCAGTATGGCATCTGTGTTTCAATCGTCTGAAACAGTTGAAGTCATCACCGACGAACACGGGAACGTGATTAAGCTGTGACGTACCAGTTGCTACCAGCGGAATGGTCTCCGCTTAAACATCAAGCTGAAGATGTTCAAAGACTAGCTCGATTTTCTAGGGTTAACATCTGGAACGAACTGGGTACTGGTAAGACTGCTACAACAGCTTGGTGGCTTCAAACCCTCTGGCTTAGAGGTGTCATTGACGAAGTTGTCTTGGTGCTACCAAGTATGACGATGCCAGACTGGCGCGAAACATTTGATGGGCGAACGTGGCCTGAAGGGTTGGTGAACTTCATCGACTGTAGACCACCAGATAACGACTTGATTGAAGATGTCATCACGTCGGGATTGAGAACTGAACAGCACAAACTTACGGTAATGGCAACTACGTTCTCCGGCCTTCGTAGTCTATTGGTGACTAAGTACCGACGCAAAAACATCGTAAAAGCTGATCATCCTATGATGATACATGCAAGGGGTAGGCGTATAGCCATCGTCGTGGATGAAGCACAAGGCGTTGCACTATCTCATTCAGGGCAAGGTGTAGCAGCTAGAGCTTTTGCGTCTGCCTGCATTGGAGCTGCTGGTATCACAGCTACTCCAATTGGTAGACCGGAGCATATGAGACTCTGGGGTTTAACGAAGCTTGTACGCCCAGACGTTTTGAAGAGACTTCCACCAGATATCATTACAATCGGGAAAGCTAGATTTCCAGCCGGTGCCCCAGGTTCGTTTGATGCGTTCAAGTATAGATACGGTCAGCTACATGACCCGATGGAGAGTAAGGGTAAACAGTTCAGTGTGTCTAGATCATTCGTAGTTGGCGTAAATCAAAAACGCATTCAATACGAAGTACTTGACCCAATGCATCCATACACAGTTCGTAGGCGTAAGGACGAGTGTCTTGACCTCCCTGACAAAATTTACTTCAAACGCTCTTTTGATCTTCCGCCGTCAGCTGCTAAGCTTATGCTCGATCTCATCGAAGACGATCGTGCCGTTCTTGACGACGGGCACGCAATCGTCCCTGAGAATGTTCTCATCGAACGACTTCGAACCATTGAGCTTACGGGTGGATATCTTGAAGGGCGACCTGTCCACAGTGGAAAGCTTGCCCTCCTCCGAGATGTTATCGAAGAAATCAAAGACGCCCACGGTGACCGTGCGCCACGTCACATTTGGGCCTCGAGGTCCAGAGAAGTCATCGCCGCTGCGCTTGTCGCGGCTGGGGAAGAACCAGACACCGCCCTTCGTGTTGGGGGTCAAGTGTATGGACCTCTCAAAGAAGACGGAACAACAGACTTTTCACGGGTTGAATATCAACGAGTAGTTGAACTACTCGGGAAGAGAGGAGTCGCGATTATTCATGGGCCTACGCCCGCTCGTCAAAGAGATATGATTCAATCGGACTGGAGAGCAGGAAGATATCATACCGTAATCGCACACCCGGGTGTGGCTGGTGCTGGGTTGAACTGGCAGCATAGCAAATCGGCAGTGTACTATTCACAGCCACTTGGAACGATCGCAAGATCACAGTCTGAAGATCGAGTGCACCGGCATGGTTTGAAGCACAAAGCTATCATCTACGATTTGGTAGTTGACAATGGTCCAGATGAAGCCGTAGTCATCGCTCATAGAAAACAACGAAGCGTAGCTCTGTCGTTACTAAATTGGCTTGCTGAAACGATTTACGGCTAGGACTTCTACGCAGTAGCGTAATTTTTCCGCAGAACCATTCATGGTTACTGTAGAGTATACCTTTCTCCACAGAGGAGTGTGTCTGTTGGCTGACGATGATAAGATGATCACAGTAGTATCGAGTATCCCGAAGGGGTGTATTGGAAGAGTAGAAATTACGCTGATGCCTGGTGGGTATCTATCCGTAAACCACATTGGTGAAGATGAAGATGTAATTGAAATTCTACGGGGTGCAGCCGCTTTGTATGGGCTAGACCTTGTCGAATCTGATGGTGATTCTAAGAAGATTGTTGAACACATCGAATCATGGCAAGACCATTCCGTTTTCAAAAACAAGAATATCGCTTCGGCTTAATGCTCTGGCGAAGGCACACGACTATTGAACCATGGCAATGCGTAGACCATTGAGGTATACTGCAGTGTCCACCTGACGAAAGGGAGGCCATAATGGCCAAGAAGAAAGAAGAGACGGCACTTGCTGTGAGCGTCGAAGACCTTATGATGCCGGCTGAAACCCAGCAGTTTGACGCGGGTGATGCTGGAGCTGGGTCTGAGGATATTCAGACTGGTGATATTGTTCTACCACGGATTTCTCTGCTGCAGGCAATGAGTAAGGCCGTGCAGGAGGAGATTGAAGGTGCTAAGGCTGGTCTGTACTGGACCACGCCATACAACCGACCGGCTAGCTTGTCTGCTGAAGATGGTCTCAAGTTTATTGTTGTTCGCATCTTCAACGCTCAGCGTCGATGGACCCCTCTTACTGAAGGTGGTGGCATCGAGTGTGAAGCAGCCTATGGCGATTACCAGGCTCGGGATGCTGAAGGGCTGGCCGCGGCTAAGCTCAAGCTCGAAGTTAACAGTAAGGGTGTTGTTACTAGCCTTGAGTGGGTTGGTGGACGTCCTACTTCCTCTTGTGAAGAGTGTGTTTACGGTCCCGGCGCAGCGGCTTCTGCTGCAGGGCGTACCCCCAGTGGCCGAGGCAACTCTTGGTTGCCTAAGATCATCGTTCAGGACGGAGAATCTATCCGACTTGAGAACGAACAGCGGGCTCCCAGGTGTACTGCTAGCATTGACGTCTTGGCCCTAGTAGCTCTGCCTCCGTTCAACGGAATGCCTCCAGAGATTGTTCCGGCATTCATCAGCTTCAGTCGCAGTAGCCTTGCCGCGGGACGTTCCTTGGCTGGGATGATTAAGCTGGCTGCGCGCGAACCGGCATGGGCTAAGATCTTCACCCTGGCTGCTAAGAAGACTCAGAACGATAAGGGTATTTTCTACGTCGCTACGGTGGCTCAGACTGGATACGCAGTTAAGGCCCTGACTGATCAGGCTCGTGAACTTTACGAGTCGACGCAGGATAAGTCCTACGTCCCTGACATGAATGACGGCGGTGATCTCGGCGAGACCGGGGCCGCGTCTGGCGATGTGATTGACGCTCCTCCCTCCGAGGATGAGGCTGCTCCGGAAGATTCGTTCTAGTAAAACCCTCATGAGCGGCGGTTAGCGGTGAAGCTCTCAGCAGCTGCGCTGAACGCCGCTCTGACGGCTCTTGGGCTGGACCAAACTAAAGCCTCGTCCAATGGTTGGGCGACGGCTAAGTGTCCAGCTTGTGGACCAGATGAGCGGCCATCTCTGCGTGTAAACATCGACACTGGATACTACCGGTGTCATCGGTGCAGAGCATCATCGAGAGATGATGGTCCGCCACTTGACGTGTTTGTCAAGTCTCCTCAGTCCGCTGGGACAGTTGTAACTCTACGCGACTTGCCCCCTCTGTCTGAGGATTTGATTGCACGATACCATCGTATCCTAGTCGACTCTCCTCAGGTCGTAACAGACCTAGAACGTAAGCGGGGATGGACTAAGGCTACGATTGAAAAGCTTTTGATCGGCTGGGACGGTAGTCATCTTTGGATACCGATTCGCGATCAGTCTGGTAAACTTATCAACGCGCGTATGTACGACCCGTTCAAAAGATCAACGGTTAAGTCGTTTCATTACGCCAATGATGAAGGGCTTAACCGTAAAGCTGTATGGATTCCGTTTGGCTTCGAATCTATCGAAAAGGCGGATGAAGTATGGATGTTCGAAGGTGAGCCAGACGGAATTCTAGCGGCCCAGCAAGGTCTTCCGACCTTGCTGATCACAGGTGGTGCTGGAACCTGGACAGCAGATGTTCTTAACATAGTCCGTGGTAAGAAAGTAGTGCTATGCTACGACATCGATACTCCTGGAAGAAGAGGGGCTCGTACCGTTAGGTCACGACTGGTAACCAATGATGTTGAAGCTCTTCATCTAGACTTCTCGTTGTCTGACCCTAACTTCAAAGACTTCAGCGACGCTATTCTTAAGGATAAGCGTAGCGTTTCTTGGTTCAAGAAGCTAGCAAATGACCAGTGGGAAGGCAAAAAAGACCAAGAAGAAGCACCACCCCCGCTACCAGTAAAGCTTGGTGGTGGCGTTCCAAAGGAAAGCATCTCGGTTAAAGCCCACGTACTCGGTACAAACATGATTCCTGTTCTAGTTCCACAACTGGCTGAAGTCAAGTGCCATATGAACTGGGACGAAAAGAAGTGTGCTGCTTGCCCCGTCATGAGAACAGCTGGATCACTTCGCGTCGAGATTGATGCTGAGTCAGAGATGCTCATGAACTTGGCCGTCATGAACTCCAGGCAACAAGAGAATGAGTTTAGGCGTAAGGCAGGAATCCCTGGACGTTGTCCAATGGTCAAGTTCAAGATGGACGGTCACTGGCAAATTCAGCACCTTAAGTTGATCCCACCAATGTCTGAGCGCCATGGTGGTGATAGTACGATGCGAGCTGCCATGTACGTCTGTCCGGCGGATGGTAGAACACCACCAATCAGATCTAATCAGTTGTACCATTTTTACGGAAAAATTGAACCTGACGTTTTGACGAACGAATGGACATTGGTTAGCTCAGACGCAATACCTGCTGAAGATGATATCGATTCATTTACCCTTGACGAAGAGATGACCCAGTCTCTCAAGGAAACGTTCAATCCACGTCAATGGACAGCAGATTCTATTGACGCTGTAATGATAGCCGAAGAAAAAAGCCTGTCTCGACACGTCACAGGGGTGTTTGGACGTAATAATCTGCTCAGACTAGTCGATCTAACGTACCATAGCGTGATCCGATTCAAGTATCGTGGTAAAGTTCCAGCTCGTGGATGGTTGTCACTTTGCGTAATCGGTGATACACGTACAGGTAAGTCAGAAACAATGAACACCATGACTCAATACTTTGGTTTAGGAAAGTACGTCATGGACCCCGCTAATACTACGTACGCCGGTATCGTTGGTGGTCTTCAACAGGTAGGGAGTGGTGATAAGTCATGGGTCGTTACTTGGGGACTTGTTCCTACTAATGACCGTGGTCTCGTCACGATTGACGAAGCTAGTTCACTAAGCGTAGACGATATCTCTAAGATGTCTGGGATGCGGTCTAGTGGGATCGCAGAAATTACTAAGATTCGTAATGCTTCAACACCAGCTAGAACTAGAATCATTATGGCTGGTAACCCACGTGGTTTGGGCAGAATGCTATCGTCATACGGAACACCAGTTGAAGCGATCATGGATCTTATCGGAACGCCAGAAGACGTAGCGCGTTTTGATTTTGCATGCGCCGTTAAGCAGGGTCTAGATAAAGAAGCCGCTGACCAAGAGCTTGGCGAACAACCCTACCCTGCGCTCGTAGAACTACGAAGGGCTCTAGTCAGGTTTGCCTGGTCAAGAACTGAATCCCACGTCGAATGGGAAGATGGAGCTGAAAACCTTGCGGCTAAACGTGGTGCGGCTATGGCGAAAGAGTACGATCACTCTATGCCATTGGTAGAACCCGCAGAACAGGACCTAAAAATAGCGCGCCTAGCTGTAGCAAGTGCTGCACGGACATTCTCGGTAAAAGACGATGACCCTAACATCATCTACGTCCGTCGGTGCCACGTAGAATTTGCTGAACGGGTTATGCGTTGTGCGTACGACGGTGAACTGGGCTATAAAGAGTTCAGTGAGTACAAGAAACGCCAGAAGTTGGATACAGAAGCAGTAATTGCTGCTATCGTCGATGTAGACCCTGGTGACGTTGGTAATACGTGTAGAGCTCTACTTGATCTACGCCGAGTCAATCCCAATAGCATCGGGATGGTTCTAGGACTTGACGGGAATGAAGCCCGAATGTTCATCACACAGATGGCACGTAACGGAGCAGCTTTCTTCGATCAAGAAAATAGCCGTAACACGGCTATGGTTTGGACGTCAGAATTCATGAATCTTCTTCGTGAAATGGAGAAAGACCCTCCAAAGCCTACGAAGATGGACATGGGGTTCTAGCGGATCACAACGAACTTACGAAGTCTTCCATGCATTGGCATGGATACCATGGAGTGATACACTTCATGAGCACACAGCATGGGGCTTAACCCCTTGCGAATTCCCACCAGGAGAGAGAAGATGAGTCTTCCCGCCACCGCAGTTGTTCTTGCCCTTGTGTTCCTTGGGGTTGACCCCGTTGAGGGTGAGGACCCTAACAAGCAGCTTGAAGACAAGCTTGCTGAGTACAACATTGACCTGGATCAGTTCCTTACCAAGGAAACGATGTTTGCCTGTGGCTACCACCGTGGTCTGCAGAACGGTACTTTCGATGTCGACGACTCCGTCCCAACTGACGGAGAGAACACTGACGCTGAGCTCGTAGCTGCCCTTAGCCAGGGTTACGCTTTTGGTCTTGACGGACGTGAAATTGTCAAGACTCCTCCGCCTAGTCTGGTGTTTGCAGCTGCTGAGGCTGGTGATCTGACGTGGGGTGGTTTTGCCTCTTGGCTTGAGAGTGTGGACCTCACTGAGTGCACTCGTCTTGGTCATGCTCTTACCGTTGGTTCTGGTAAGGAGGCTGTCACCGTTCCGGCTGGTACGCCGGTTGACGTGATCGCTGAGATCGAGAAGGATGGCGTCCCGCACGTCATCGTCTCTTTTGATGGACTGCCTCTTCTGGTCCCAAACCCTGAGGACAGCCCCAACATCGTCTCCGGTGACACGGAAGTTGTCCCTGAGAAGAAGCGCCGTTCTTCCAAGCGTAAGAGTAGTGGTGGCGGCAAGAAGCGTGAGCGTGGGCCGACTCTTCGCCAGGCTGTTGTTGACGTCATCGAGGGTAAGGATGGAGGTCCTGGTCCTCTGCAGTCTGACGGTTCCTTTGCCGGTCGTGTTTTCCAGCGTTGTACTGAGCTTGGTATCGGTGATAAGGCTACCAAGTTCATGGCTAAGGCCACTAAGCACGTTCCGTATTACCTGAACGGTTACAAGCCCACTGGCAAGGGTGAGACTGGCCGTACTGGCGTGGAGAAGCCTATCGCCGGAGTGGTCGCTAAGATCGAAGCTCGTAAGTACTACAACCGTGCTGACGGCTCCCACGAGGAGAAGCTTGAGGCTATCCCTGAGGATATCCGCGAGCGGTTCGATGATGAGTCTCTGATTGAGACTACTGCGCCTACGCCCAAGCCCAAGAAGGATGATTCTAAGAAGGATGATTCTAAGAAGGGTGACTCCAAGAAGGGTGACTCCGAGAAGGACAGCGACGCTGAGTGAAGCCTGATCCGCTGGTCTCCTCACTGCGCCAAGCTTTAACTGGCGCAGTGAGGAAAGCCAAGCTTGTAAAAGTCCGACGGACTACCGGAAATGGTAGTGGGTCGGGCTTTTTCGGGTTCGGAGTTTCCGGTATTCCTGTGTCATCAAGTACGAAGTTGACGGCCGCTTCTCACACTGACGCCGAGTTGACAAGTGAACAAGCAGATACCGATGAAATCGAGTATCGAGTGATCTTGCCCGACAGCGACCGATCCAAGCCAGTGTCACGAAAGGCTAGAAAGGCTAAGAAGAAGAAGCGGAAGACCAAGAAGGCTTCAAAGCGAAAGAATAGGAAGTAAACGATGAAAGTGCAGAACTGTGCCGATGAATTCTCCATCGACACCGAATTTGATGAACTTGACTGGTCGATTGATCACCAGGCAAAAATCATTAAGCGACAGATGGATTTTCAGACTCTGGTTGGGTCATACGATTCCAGGCTGAAAGACTTCGGCAAGAAGACGTTCTGCCTTCCACGTAGGGTTATCCACCATCTTGATATGGGTGTCCAAGAGGCTAGTGAAGCTTGGGACATGGTGGAAGGTGGATGGAAGCACCATAAGTCTAACCCTGTTCAAGCCGACAAAGATGAGTTGCTCATGGAGCTTGTCGACGTGATGCACTTCGTCGTCAACGCATATCTTTTCATGGGCGGACAACCTGAGCGGGAGCTTGTGGCAAAAGTTACAGCTAGCGCCATGCAAGTGCAGGTACCTGCGTTTGGTCTTGACTTTGCTTGGGCTCTGGCTGAACGTAATGGACAGGGTCCGAACCTTGCAATCTATAGTATGTTCAGTCATGCTGACGGAGCACATGGCGAGGATTGGGAGAAAAAGGTAGCGGCCAGGATTAACTATCTACGTCAGCTACTTGTTGATACTGCAGCGGCTATTCGCCAACAGATTCTTGTTAGTAATGGTGCTGTAAATCCTCACAAGTTTCCACCCGGATCTGGGTTCATTTACTTTACGCTGATGCCTGAAATCTGTGCCTGCGCACAGGCTATTCCAGGCGTTAAACTTGACCATCTATACTACGCGTTCATGCATAAGAACGACATTAACTTCAAGCGTCAGAAGGATGGCTACTAATGTCGTATCTTCCATTGTCTAACCGCGAACAAATGGACGCAATTCATGCTGAACTAGAAGCTGGGCGTAACGAAGTCACTGCTCTGGGTGCATGCGTTTTTGCTGGAGCTTTCAGTCTTGGTATGGAGCAGGCTGGAATTAACGTTGCTGGTCATCTAGAGCTACCTGATCTAGACTTAGGTAGCAACGTGTCACGCCAACGTTGGCCGGTTGCTAATATCCCTCTCAAAGACGGGTATCTTAACAGGTCCACTAACGGAGAAGATTGGTTGTCATTCATTGATGAGCTAAAGAGTGCGGGTAATGTACCTCGTATTTTCTATGCGAATCCGCCGTGTGTAGCCTATGCTGGGCCTGGGAAGCACGAAGGATCTAGTGATGACAGAATGTGCTACACACGGTACGTAGCGTACGAGGCAGCATTCCGTCTTCAGCCAGACATCTGGACTTGGGAGCTAGTTCCAGCAATCTTTAGCAAGGAACGTAGCTTTCTAGACGCGATGGCCTTTAGAGCAAGATCCCTTGGATACAGGTGTTATGCGTTTCTAACGACATCCGCTATTCATGGTGGATACCAAGATCGACGAAGGTTCCATTTCGTAGCTAGTAAATACGATCTAGATTGGCGTGGCGTTTACAATAACGAATCTGCAGACAATCTTGGTTCCAAGACTCTTGGAGACGCACTAGAGCTCGTAAAAAACGGTGGTGATCTTCCTAACAACAAGAATACCTACTTTGGTGCGTTCAGGTCCATTATGCCGTACTGCCCTCCAGGATCACATCTACGTGAAGTGGCAGATGAATTGATGCATAAGCATTATCGGCCTCGTGGCGCAAAATGGAATGGTTCTTCTAGGCCGGGATTCACGCACACCCGTGGTCGCCTTGATCGACCATCACCGAATATTCTAGGCGGCCATACCGTCATCCACCCAGTAGAAGACAGGTATCTCACGCCGCGTGAGTGTGCAACCATCATGGGGTTTCCGCTTGACTACGAGTTCTCACCAAAGTCTAAGGCGTATGCCGAAATTGGTCGCGGGCTGTGTACGCATAATGCCGCATTTTTGGGTAGAGTCTTGGCAGATGGTATTAGACGAGGAGTACGAACCGTTCCGGCTTTAACTGGTGAGCCAAGTCACCGTAACTCTTGGATGCAGGCGATTGACTGGCGTAGTCGTGGAGAACGTCTCTCGCTTAAGATGTCTCTAAAGGAGCGTCAAGCCTGGTGGGCTAAGCGGCACCCCGATATCAAGATGCCACTTAGCGAGTCTGAGGCTGCATAGTGTTTAAGAACGAAGCATCGTTTTCATTCTCTAAAGCAACGATGATTGCAGAGTGTCCACTGAAATACTATCGGTGGACTTATGCTTCATGGGGTGGGTGGTGGCGTGGTAATAAGCCTCCATCTGACAGAACAGCTGAGGAGAACTACGAGGCTAAGTTTATTGAGACGATACCATCATGGTCAGGAAAAATCATCCATAAGGCTGCACAGCATATCCTCGATCAAGCTAGGCAAGGCCGTAAGTTTAGTGACATAGAACCGGTGATGCTTGCCCACGCACGAAGTATGTTCGCACGTGGGCAAGACCAAGCTCTAAATCAACACTCTGGCAATCCGAAGCATAGGCTACAGCTATCAGAAATTATTGACGGCGAACCGGTAAATTGGGAGAATGTCTGGCTGCGGATACAGCAAAAATTACACTCTTTAGCGAAGGATAACTCCTGGTACAAAGCCGATACTGGTAATGAGACTAGGAACATATTGCGACACGCGATCAATAACTACAGGCAAATAGTTATGGTCGAAGATTTGATGTCTTTTCGAAGGTCAGGGTTACGAGTCTGGGTAGCTATGGACTTGGTTATTCGTGGTAGTGATAACTCTGTCATAGTAGTGGATTGGAAGACTGGCCGCAAGCGTAAGAAAGACAAACTACAAGCTAAACTGTACGGAATGTGGGCTAACGGTCTTGGATGGTCATCCGTCCATTCTGTAATTCCATACATCAGTCAAGAAAACGTGCAAGTAGATCATTTTCGCATCACCGATGAAGACATCGAAAAAACTGGGATGATCATCGATCTCTTTGCCGAAGATCTGGCCGATCGCTTGAAAGATGGTGATCTAGACCAAAACATCCCTATCCGTGATAAGTTTGAAGCAACTGACGACCCGTCTGTATGTGAGCGTTGCCCGTTTTATCGCTTGTGCAAGCGAGATGGTACGAAGCCGTGAGAGCTGGACGAACTAGTTCGAATGTGGTAACCTGACAGAGTAGTCGAGGAGGTTCTTGATGTACCCGTCTGTAACTCAAAAGCGTAATTGGTTGCATCGAGAGTCTTTGCAGCAGATGCTTCAAAGTCTCGGCCTTCCTGCCGTTATGGATTCTAGTCACATCGTTTTTAAGGGTGGAGTTGATCAGCTTGTATACTGGCTGGTCGCTTCTAGCGATCTTAGCGGGCTTCTTGGTACACCTGAAGAAGCGAAGATGATCTTCACTCAGCTGAGTGGTGCAGTATCCGTTAGCCATCTAGAGTCTCCAGGAATTTCGTTCCGTGGGGTACATCCTGTAGTCGATGGCGCGGCGATGAAGTTGAGGTTCGCTCAGCACAATGCTAACGAAGGCCCAGTAGGTTATATCGTTCCGGTTAGGCATCAAATGATGCGTACTGGAGAAGAATGGAATGAGCACGTTGCTCTGATTCCAAAAACGGCTATCGAACCATGGATGAGACTCGTCAACGCTGCTGACACGGCAACTAGATTCATCAGTCAAGCCAACATGATGATGGAAGTCTATAACGGTGGGGCTGAGCGTATCAGTCCAATGACCCTTAACGACATTATCATGGATGACTACGTAAAAACATCTATCGTTAACGACGTTAAGGGATTTCTCGATAAGAAGGAGTCCTTTCAGAAGCGTCGGTTGCCATGGACCCGTAAGTATTTGTTCAACGGTCCAGCTGGGACTGGCAAGACGTCTCTAGCACGATGGATGGCAACTGAACTCGGTCTTACACCAGTGTCTTTTGACTTCACTGATCGATACGCTGACGGTCGTACATTCAAGAACTTTCTTAGTTGGGCACAGCGTAAGGGCCCGGCTGTAGTAATTCTAGATGACTTCGAAAAGGTTCTTGCTTCTGAAAACAGAACTGGAATTACTGGACACACTCTACTAACTGCGCTTAGTGGAATGGGTAGTACGGATGGACTTATCTTCGTAGTCACGTCCAATAGCACGGAACCATTTAATGGTCCGATGCGCCGTCGCTTTGATATGATTTTGGAAGTCCCGCTTCCTGGCCCTGACCTACGTATGAAGTACCTTAAGCGTCAATTGGTTGAAGACGACGTTGACGATGGAACTCTACAGAGTGTCGTCCGCAGTTCTAGCAACTGGTCTTATGACGATCTGCGAGGGCTTATTGCCGCGGCATTGAACCTTGCTGATACCGAACGGATTGGTAACGGTGATATCATCGCTGCGATGAAGCTGATTACCGCCCGTCGTGGAGAATCGATCAATGCCTGATTACGTCGCCTCTGAAGCCGCGGTAATTCTCGGCTCGCAGAGCATCAATCTGCAGTATCGGCCGGGTGAACTTCCCGGTTCTGAGCCAGGCGACATCAATCAGATGTTTACTGGAGCAATGACTCGTAAGCCAATTGATCCAAAGCTAGTTCTGCATGCGGTTAAGCAGAACGGTGCTCTGATGGCTGTCTGTCACGTCGTCGCTGAAGGTTGTGCTGGAACACACTACTCGGTACAACCGCGATTTGACGTAAACATGATGGAGGATGATAAATTCGATCTTGATAAGCCTAAGACTTGGAAGCCGGAAGTACGTGAAGAACGTAACCGGCTTCAGGTACTTGTTCAAACTGGTTTCTTGGGACGTGGTGCTAAGTCACTGCGTGCTGGCTTCAAGGAACAAGAGCTTGATCGCGTAATCCTCGGTTGGGGTGGCGTGGTAGTCATCCGCGAAACCTACGTGGGTAAGGCTAAGCAGACGATGCCTACCAAGCCACGTGGATTCGCTAGGTTTGAAGCTGTTAATGCCGAATGGTCCAAGCCAGACCAAGCAGCAACAAAGGTTCCTGTTCCAGTAGCTCTTGAAGACGGTACGATTTACTGGATTGAAGAACCACGGCATTTTAGACGGCTTAAGGTCTCCCTGTCCGGTGGTAGATCTCGTTGGTTCAAGGAATACGGTGATTGGCGTGCAATGGACGCTAAGACCGGAAAATACTCTACCGGTAATAGACATCGACCGTCTCTTAAGCCAGGTCAACCTGGAGAGTACAAGCCGGGAGCCCTACCCAAGGGTGCTACACCCGCGACTGAAGTTATGGCTTGGCGCACGTCGTTTCCTGGAGCATACCCGTACGGATGGAGTGGGTGGCATTCTGAAATGAACGCGGCTACTGCTGCTGAAGAGCATGTTAAGCTCGTGCTTAGCTACCTCAAGTCCGGTCTACACAGTGTAATCCTTGCCGCGGCTAACCGCCCGTTTGATGATGCTGTAGCAAATTCTGCAGTAAGTAAGATCGATACACTTGGTCGCGGCCGTGAAGGGCTTGCATCACTGATTACTCTATCACTGATGCCATCTGATTCTGCTGCAAATATGAATGGTCAGTTGCCATTTGGTAACAACAGTGATGACCGTGGCAAGCTTGTGCTCCATGAGCTAAGTACCAAGCTACCTAAGGAGCTTCTTGACCAATCAGGACTACAGGATAGTCTAGCCGCAAGGTTCTCTGAAGCAGAACGTATTCCAGCTGTTCTACTTGGACGGTCTGACTCGTACAATTTTGCCACGGCATCAGCAGCATGGGCAGTAGTAAATCGCTTGAGGTTTGGACCGCACCACGAAGAACGTATGGCGTTTCTAGACCGTGTTCTTATCGAGATGGGTATCACTAAGTGGAAGATCGTAATCGAATCTCCAGAGTGGGGAGACAATGAACCCGCTGCTGGTATTACCAGTGTTACTGGTCAGCTTGGCGGTGTGTCCATCAATCAGGCTGCTCGCGTGTTCTCTAGCGCAACTGGTGGAGACTACAAGCCTACTGATCTTTGGTGGGGTGACGTTCCACTTATGGTTGTCGAAGCGATTCTGAATGCTGAGAACCCAGAGATGATGGCGAAGCTCTTTAGCGTTAAGTTGCCAGACGATTTTGATGTCAGCGAATTCAAGAATCAGGCTCAAGAAGCCCTTGACGCCGTCAACAGTAAGATCGATCAGATGAATTCTGATGACGAAGAATCTTCGCAAGAGCGCCCACCAGCGAACTAGCGAAGTGGTGAGCACTTCACCTTAGTGGTACTTTACCACAGTAACAATCACAGAGAGGGGAAAGCGTTATGAGTGACGTCGTAGGATTTGTTTGTCTTCGAACCGGTCAGTTTCGCCGAGAGGCAGAGCCTGGTGATGATGGTGAGCATAATTGGCTGCCGGTAAAGGAAGCTGAGCCGTACTTTGAACAGAAGACGCATAGCCGGGCTGCACCAACTGAACGATCCGATGATAATCGGTTCGATAAGTCTCATCTTTCCCCTGAGAAGGCATACCGTATTGGACGTGACTACCTAGCTCACGCAATCAGGTATGGTTTTCCGATGAAGGTCGTTAAGGAACACTTTGGAGCCGGCGTTCGAATCATGGAAATGGGATGTGGCAAAGAAATTCCTCTGTTCCGTACGCTTACCTGCGACCATAGCGCCGTTAAGCACTACAAGCCTTCGCAGTATTGCGCCGTAGACCTGAATCAAATCAAGTACCGTCCACGCGTTTCCGGCATTGAGACCAAGATTCTCAGTAAGACGAATGCTGTTGACGAGCCGGAGAAAGTTCCTGATTGGACGTTTGACGTCGTCATTTCCTTTGAAGTACTTGAGCACATGGACAAGCCTGACGGCGAGCGATTCCTAGATGGAATGGTTCGTTATGCGCGCCGCAAGCCTGAGCGCGAGGATGGTGCAGATGGGATGATTCTGTTGTCTACGCCAGTCAATGGCGGATTCATCGCCAAGAACCACATCTATGAATGGCAGCGGTCTGAACTACGTCGTGCTTTTGAAAAGCGCGGATGTGAGGTGATGGAAGAGTACGGGACATTCAGTAATCTTCGTAATCTTTTTCGTGCTATGGATGATAAGGAGATTGAAATCTGGAATCGTCTGGCTAACTACCATAGTCCACACACTTTGTCGTGTGTGTTCAGTGCCATGCATCCCGAGGCGGCTCGCAACATTGCCTGGAAGGTTCGTGTTCCAGCTGACGCCAAGGAGATTGCAGGATGACTCCGTTGATGCAGTCGATTGTAGATCACTTCGCTGACACGGAAAATAAACCGAAGTTGATGGCTATGATTACGCAGTACCATATTACTAATAGTGACGAACAGCCAGAATTGTACGATAATCTCGCAACGTACCTAGACGCCCATACCAGTAGTGAAGAGTTCATCGCAGCCAAGGCTTATCTTGAGACTGCTGTTGAACAAGCGCAGGAGTAAAAGATGATGAATAAAAGTACCATTTTGATGGCCCTTGGGGTACTTGGTATCGTTGTTATCTCTGGTGGGGCGTTTTACGCAGTATCACTTGGCGGTGATACTAGCACGGTAGTTACTATTACCGGAATTTCAGTGCTCGGCATGGTCTCTGCTCTCTCTTTTGAGAGCTAAAGCTAGTGATGATCTTCCTGGAAGGAGCTGATGGCGTCGGTAAGTCCACCCTTGCTGACGCTATTGAAGCAGAATTTGACGGTCCAGTTGTACGAATCAACAACGGCCCACCACCAACTGATATTCCGCCATATCTGCACTACGACATCATGCTTGACGATCTCATCGAGATTTCAGAAACTGGTACGCTAGTAGTAGTCGATCGGTTTCACGTTGGCGAGATCGTATACGCCAATCTTCTCCGAGGAGGGTCTAACCTCTCCATGAACGAAGCGCGTGAAATCGATGAACGTATTGTCGCCAACGGTGGAAAGTTGGTGCACTGTTGGTTGCCGCTATTGAGTATTCTCAAGCGTCAAGTTGAACGTGATGGTGGTATTCCAGACAAGAAGTCTGGAGCAGGTATGTCCCATGCAGGTCCCATCGCAAGTGGTTTCATGCGTTGCTGTGGTGACCTAAGTCGGTTAGGGGCTATCTCACCATACTGGTACACTCAAGACATGAGGGGATATCCATCTTGGATGGCTAAGACAATCCTCTCTTCATTTCGAGACCAGACGAACTGAACCTCATGGTTCACTAGACTGATAAGGGGTAGACTGTGTCCAAAGGAGATAGTCATGGAATTCCAGGCGGACATCATCTTCCGGATGCCGGAGCGCAATCAGAAGACATTTCACAACCTTCTGGAGGCGTGGAACCGCCTGACGGACGATACACTGAAGTTGACGCCAAAGACGAAGACCATCAAGTTTCACCGAGAAGGGCTCTCCTTGATTCAGGCCGATCCGGGACTCTCGAAGAGTTTGAGAATTTTCCGGAGAGTGTACGGTCGGCACCAACATGCGCCACCGCCCATCGCACCCTCGGCCGAACCCAAGGTCGAATCCAAGACCGTAGCCTCGAAGCAGCTTTCAAAGTCTCGGTCGAAGACCTCCTCAAAGGCAGCTTCCAGCGAGTCTCAGAAACAGTAAACCCTTCATTCGGGGTCCCTACTTTCAAAACAGGCGACTCCATGTGGAGGTACGCCCTTTCATTATGTTTGTTGCATGGAGTTGAGTCAGCGCCACGTGGTAACCTAGTGTATGAGGTTCCGTGGCCTGTCACTCTTCAGCTAACTGACGTTCATAAGCCTTTCATCCTAGATCCAATCCGACGGGTGAACTATCGTTTTGGCTTTGCTGAAGCTGCTTGGATTCTTGCTGGGTCCGATGACGTCAAAGTCATCAGTGACTACAACAAGGTCATGGCACAGTTTAGTGATGACGGTAAAGTTCTGTGGGGAGCTTATGGGCCACGTCTTATGGGCCAGATCAATCACGTTGTCGCGACCCTTCAACGCGATCCTGATAGCCGTCAAGCTATAGTAACTACTTGGAGACCTCAAGTTGGTCCGTTTAACGGGTATCCTCATCCGCACGAAGGTCAGGATGATTATCCAACACTGAAGTCAGCTGGTGTTGTTTCCAGCAACGATCCTCAACAGCCAGAATGGGACGGAAACTCCTGGCGATCCAAGGACATTCCGTGTACGGTTGCTTGGCACTTTACTATTCGTAACGGCAAGTTGAATCTGACTGTGTTCATGCGAAGTCACGATGTTTGGCTCGGCATGCCGTATGACGTACTGTCGTTTACAACGGTACAACGGGTTGTTGCGTCTATGCTTGAACTAGAGCCTGGCGTGTATAATCATGTGTTGAGTAATCTCCATCTGTATGGTACTAACTTCGACGACGCTGATGCGATTTACAGTCGCAGGATTAACATTCCTGAGGTTCTAGTACCTGAACTGCCGAGCTTTAAAAGCATCTTTCATGCTGATACTACGAGAAGGCTTAAGAACGTATGGCAGATGATTCTTACTGGTGACTGCCCGTACGGAAATGATGGGCTAAAGCCTTTCATTGGCGCTATCAACCGAGATAGACATTTGTGGCCAGAATACGACAGACTGATGAAGGCTAATCTTCGATGATTCAACCGTCTATTGACCGCACTATCGACCTTTACACCACATGTTGGACGATAGAGCATTGGGACCTGATTCTTGCCGAAGCCATGAAGGCGCGGTTCGTTGGGTTCGACTTTGAGACCAAACCAAATGGTCGTACTATCGACTTAGCACCAAAGAAGATCGGTAAGAAGGTCAACAAGGCATACCCCTCAGCCCTTAGGCCCGAGTTTGGCGCAAAAATAGCTGGGATCGCTATCGCTTGGCTAGATGAAGATCTCGGCAAAGTGAAATCTGCATACATTGGCATTCGGCATGATCAACGCTTTGCTGGAGGTATACAGCCGTCGTCTAAGGAGGTCATTCAATCCTTCTCCGAGTGGATGAAAGAAAGACCAAAAGACAAATTGGTTGTAGTACACAATCTTAGCATGGAGCTTGGTTTCATGCTAGCCGAGAATATAGTTTGGCCATTGGAAGGTCAGCTGCACGACATTCAAATCGCGGCTCGTGTTCTAAACAAGGGCGTTGGTTGGAATGAGCTCATTGGTCTTAAGCCCCTCCAGAAAGATGTTCTTGGTCGTGATTTGGATACCAAGAATGATATGGATCGTTGGCTGAAAGACCATAAGTTCAAGCCAGGCGCAGACATTTGGCGCGCGCCAGTTCCATTGGCTGGTCTTTACGCGCAGGACGATGCTGCAGACACGCTATTGATTTTCCTCAAGTGGTACAAGTGGATTTATCAAGCGCCCACACGATGGTGGTGGTACAGGGGTCCTGACCGTCGATACCGCCTTGACCTATACGAACTAGAAATCGAGTCAGCTATCCAAGCTACCATTGCCGGTATGCGTGGTACTAGGTATGACCGCAACTTGGCAGAACGTCAGACGGTAGCAGCTACGACTCTCCAAGCTGTCGCTACACGTTGGGTAAGGTCTTACCTTAAGATGCCGACGTTGAACCCTGGCAGTAACCAGCAGCTTCGTGGTATTCTCTTCCGTAACAAAGACTTCGGTTTTAAACCGTCCATGATGCATACCACTGATGCATTCAAGAAAATGAGAGAGCGTGACCAAGTCAAGATTATGGCTGGATACGGTGATAAGTCGATCATCGATTACATGTCACTTGATGTTGATGCTCTTCAACATTATGGCGAACAACATCCAGAACATGAAGACCTCATGTTCATGCTTCAGGTCTATCGAAAGTGCAACACTGCTTTGGCGTGGTTTAATGAGCGCGCCGAGACATTCGGTGCTAAAGCCTGCCCTGACCCATGGTTTAACTACCCAGTAGTTGACGACTGGGTAGATTTGATGTTTCATCGGCTAAGAACAGTTGGGACTGTTTCTGGACGTATGAGTTCTGCTGACTATAATGCGCAGCAGGTACCGAAGCGGTTTAAGATGCTGGTCAATGCTGATCTGCTATTTAGAATCCTCGAAGCGTTCTTGTCACCTCGTGAATACGAGTACACTAAGAACGTTATGGTAATGTCGAAGTGTAAAGAGGGTGATGAAGCCAAGGTATTGAAGCTTGAACCCGGGTCTCCAGTTGTAGACTTTTCAGTACGCTCACTGTTCATCTCTAGGCCCGGTCATATGATGAGGCTACTGGACCTCAGTCAGGTTGAGCTACGTGGATTTGCCCACTACACAGGAGCAACTCTGTTCTGTGACGGGTACGGAACTCCGATGCAGGATGACCAAGTCTCAGACGAATTGAAGTACATTAGAGACTACATGGAAACAGGTGAATTGCCAGACAAGTCGAAGTACGATGTTGATTGGCGACGTCATCTATCCATGGAAGAAAATCCGTTTGATGCTCACCAAGGAGTCGCTGACGAAATTGGTATGGACCGCAAGTCTGCCAAGGGTATTAACTTCGGTATTCTATACGGCATGGGTCAAAAGAAGCTGGCTAGAGGCCAGGGTTGGACCAAGGCACAAAGTTACCAGTACATGCGTGAATACCACGGTCGCCTACCTGAAATCAAGCAGGTTCAGGATAACATCAAAAAGGCACTTCGACAGCGTGGATTTGTCTTTGACCCATTCGGTAGAAGGTACTATCTGCCTATCAGTAAGGCGTACGTTGGTCTCAACCGTCTCATCCAGGGCTGGGCTGCTTCTGCCTTTAAGGTTGGATTTGTTCGCACGTGTCAAATGTTTGCGAGTAAGGCATTCAACGCCACTGAGATTCATCCAATCATTCGTCGCCGCATCCCTACTGACGCACGGGTGCTCACTTGTATCCATGATGAATTGATGAACGAGATTAAGGAAGAGCTTGACACACCACATACTGATTGGTGTATTCGGTCGTGTATGACTGCGTTCTTTGGACTTAAGGTTCCGCTTGCCAGTTCGTCTGAGCGCGGGCCCAAGTCTTGGGATGGCGTTAGCGACGTTAAGGCCGTCGATATCGCCGCTTAACTAACCAATGAAGAGAGGGGAAAAATGCCTGGAGCTCGTAACGATTCTGTTTTGTCTGATGATGAGCAAGTGATTGGAGTCATTCCTAAGTCAGCTAGAACTGAGCAGCGTGTTCTTACCAAGATCTTCTCGGCCAGGAAGAATGCTAAGCCTGGTCGGTACGTTGATATCCGTGAGTTTTGGTATCGAGACGGTGTCACTGAGCCACCAGTACACGGGCGCAAGGGTATCATGATTGTTCGTGATAACATTAGCAAGCTCATCGAGATTTTGCTAACTGGTCTTGAACCGGAAGACTTCACCGACGAAGATTTGGATAAGTACCAGGAAGCGATTGATAGTCTTCGTGATCGCAAGGTTAACGCAGTCGATGTCTAAGAACCCTGAGACGATTGTCACTAACCGGATCAAGGACCTACTAAAGCGTAATGGCGCACATTTCGTAAAGTTATCCGATAGCTTTACACGAGGTATACCGGACGCCATGATAGTTACTAACCGTGTGATCATGATGGAGTTCAAGGTCGATTCGACCAAGGGCACCATGTCAGAGCGCACGTACAAGTCGCTGAAGCTATCCGGTGCTCAAGATCATCACATCAAAGCTATCCGAAAAAGAGCCGGTAGTAGCGCGTATGTGGTAACTGACACAGTTGGTGGCGGTCGTCTCAAGGTTTGGATTCCAGCGGACCCGTTTAACGAAGCGTCTGAAGAATACGTTTGTGTCTGTGAAGGTGAGGACAACTTCTTGCGACTAATGGGCTGCTATGTCTGAGTCAACCCCTGATCTACGTAAGTTGCTAATTGGGTTAGGTGAAGTCATGCACAAGCATTACCCTGGTATCGTAGAAAAGTCTCATGTTAAACGCGTGGCCGACGCTAAGAATACTCTGCTAGTGCTATCTCGTGTTATGATGGGGCTTTCAAAGAAGGTTGGTGTTACCGATGAAGAAGTAGCAGCTATCGTAAGTAATGCTAGATTGGATGATGACAAACCTCTCTTCGTATCGGTAGAGGAAAGGCCTGCAAAGGTAACTGGAAACGTTACTGACTGGGATATCGTTAGCCATGTTGACCAGGTACTACTTACCGGCAGTCCTCCTGAATGGTTTGTTGACGTGTTCTGGCCACCGATCATGCGACGAGTTTCACAAGGCAAAAAGATGACGGACAGAGAGCGAGCAATCGCTTCATACGTCGCTAGTACTAGTGGTGGTGAACGATGAGTAGACCAGCATGGCATGACTACTTTATGACTATCGCTCAAATGGTAGCGACTAGAGCCACGTGTAACCGTCGTCAAGTTGGGTGTGTGATCATCAATTCGCGTCGTCACATCGTGGCCACTGGATACAACGGCTCTCTACCTGGAGCACCGCACTGTGACGACGTTGGCCATCTGATGCACGACGGACACTGCGTCCGTACTGTACACGCTGAGTCAAACGCTATTGCTCAGGCTGCACTAGGTGGACAGAGTACAGATGGCTGCACAATCTTTGTGACGACGCATCCATGCCCTACCTGTCTGAAGCTGATTGCTTCGGCTGGTATTAAGCACGTCATTTTCATGGGTGATTATCACGAAGATGAAGACTCTGTGAGTACTAAGATCGCGGCTGAAGCGAAAATACGTATTGATAAGTATACCAACGCTCGCGAACAGCTTTTGACTCCTATGTCCGATGAAGAAGCCAAGGACTTGAAACTCGTGACCGAAGAAGAGATCACGTCTGCTCTCAAGGTCATGGGTCAACACTACTATCCGAACAAGTACAGAGGAGAACCGAAATGAGAATCGGACTGTGTGGACCTAGCGGAACTGGAAAGACCACGATTGCTCGGATGTTGTCTGAGCGATTTCATGTGCCAATTAACCCGGTGGGGTCACGTAGCACCGCCGAAGTTCTCGGTTTTACTAATCCGTACGACGTTGATCTTGCTAACCAACCTGCGTATAACGCCGCAGTTTTAGAAGGACTAACTCCTGACCTAGCGGCACAGGCGGCGGTGTCTGACTACAACAACTATGGCTCTAAGGGTAACACGTGTCGAACTATGTTTCAGCGGCGTCTACAAACTGAAAAAATCGAGTGGGAAAATAACCACGACAGGTTCATCACCGATAGAACTACTATCGACGATTATTGCTATACTGCTATGCACGCTCCATACTCACTGAGTGACGAGTTCGAGCTTAACGCCGCAAAGCATATGCTACGGTATGACTTGGTTTTGTTCTGTAGTATGGACGCGTTCATTAATGTTGGAGATGACCCTGCACGACAACAGAGTCTCGCGTATCATCGGGCGTTTGAACGTATGGTAAAAGCTTGTCTTGATCAATGGATTAGCTGTATGTATGGAAAAGTGCCTCCACTACCGACTCGCGAAGACTACATTATGGAAATCGCTATGAGCGTTGTCAACAGGTAATCTGCGAATTCACGAGAATATTTTTTACCTACGAAATTCCTTGTGTGATACAAGGATGGGGCCCCTCATTGGAGGGGCCTTTAACGTCTTCTGAGGGGAAGAACAACAATGACCAAAGACAAGATGAGAGCAGAAATCCTCAAGGCAGAACCGGCGAATGAGATCGCTAAGAGGACGAAAGCTAGCCATGATGACTTGAAGAAAGAGTTGCGCGCAGTTCGGCGTCGTGAGAAGCTAAAGGCGAGTTCAGAGGCTACACCCGTGTACGCTCTATACCGCTTGGAAGAAGGCGATCTGATGAGTTGGCGATTTTACACTGAAGATGATAATCAGTGTGGCCAGCTCCACTATGGTGATCAACTCCCGCTCCGTAATGAAGTGGTTGAGACGGATGAAGGTAATCTTCGTATCATCAAAATCGAAGATGGTCTTGAGATCACTACTGGTGATCTCCCAATTCGAAATGAGTTTGATCCTCGTCGAATCTATGTAACTCCAAGTTCCACTAACGTGGCGTTCCAGCGTCTTGATGGTAACCGAGTTATTCTCTGGTCGTACAAGCATCAGTCAGAGATTTCAATTAGCAACCGGGTCAAGCTGGAGCGTACCCCACGCACCGCGGCTCGAATCGCTACCAAGAAGCGTAAGAATACTCAGAAGCTTACGGCAGCTTATCTGATCGCTCAAAACCCACAGGTTGGTGACAAAGAGTTGAACCGCCTTCTTAAAGAGGCGTTTCCATCCGCCAACATTAAGCTGGACGGCCGACACGGTAAGCACTATCTATCGCTGTCTCGTCGCGGTCATCTGCCTGTTGCTCCGGATACTGATCCGAGGGAGTGGTAGCCCAAGCTACCGTATTTCACTGTGGGGCCTCTGGGGCTTACGAAACTAAGAGGGGTATATCCTTCCCCTCATACCCCTCTTCGTGAGCTCCAGGGGTCTCCTACCCCTACGGAATTGCCCCTTAGGGGAGGGGCCAAGAGTGAGGTTTTCCAATGAGTGGACGCGTATTCCATTCCGACTCTCGTACCTGGTCTAATTTTCAGCCTAGTGAGTTGGTTAAGCTATGCGGAGTTAACCAAGGCCGTTGGCCAGTGTACGTAGTAAAAGAACTACTGGATAACGCCGTAGCAGCAATTGAAGAGTTCGGTGTAACGCCAATGATTCGCGTTACACTGACTGATTCATATATCGAAGTTGCGGAGAACGGGCCTGGCATTTCAGACGCGGTTCTTGATAACATCCTGGACTTTGACAGATTTGGTGGTAGTAACAGACATCACAAGCTACCCACCCGAGGTGCTCAGGGCAACGCCATCATGACGATTATGGGTATCGTCTCGGCATGGTTGGATGTTGGGTACATCGAGTTGTACCGACCTAGTGGACATTCGCTTCGACTTCAGGTCAATCTTGACAAGGTGAAGCAGAAAGTCGATGTGATACGTATTCCATTTGGTGCCCCAAAGCCATCAGCTATTCGAGTCCCACTACCGGAACTACCTTGGAAGCGAGGTGGATCAACACTAGACGATGTGTTTGACGCCGTACGTCAATTTGCGTGGATGAATCCACACGCGAAGTTCATGGTGATGTACAAGTCGACTATCTGGTCAACCCCACCAATGAACACTACCAAGACGAAGCCATGCATGAATGAAGCCCATAAGGCTGGAGCGTCTACTTGGTTTACGTTAGATGAGTTTACAGAGCGTATGGCAGCTGACGTTAGAGCTAGGCCTAACTATAAGCTGTATGACTGGATGCGTGAATTCGCGTTTTCTCGTATTTCTCCATCAGACCTGCGGAACCAAGGAATTGATAACGTACCAATTGAAAACGCTGTCAAGCAGGTTAAAAGCGTCTACGAGTATATGTCGAAGGTCACGTCTAAGAAGGCCACGTTCCCACAGTTTAACGCCGTGGGCGATGAAAGACTCGCTCAATTTCTTACGAAAGAAATGGGTACTGATGCGGATGCTGGACACTGGTACCACTCGGTTTCAGGTACATTTTCTAGCAACGAGGCAGAGATTCCGTTTCTTGTAGAAGTCTGTCTGATGCAAATGCCAGAAGGTAAACGGCGGGCTCCAGAACCGATTCTAGCTATGAACAGAACGTTCTTGTATGGGTCTCCGTCTTTCAAGGGTAAAGACGGATTCAAGTATCGTGATAAGGTTCGTGGACAATGGTTGTCTATCAATGGTGACCTAGGCTCTATCGCTAGAGCATACCAAATTGACCATGGTAAGACACCCTGTTCGTTTGTTGTCCACGTAACCTGCCCTAGTCCTGGATATAGCGGGTACGGGAAACAACAGTTTGATACGTCCTGGTTGTCTGCTCCGCTATCTGAGTGTCTTGAAAAAGCAACTCTTGAGGTACGCCGTCAACGCCACGGGGAAACTAAGCGAAAGAAGGCTAAAAAGCAGAAGCGAGATACTATTCGTCTTGAACTATTTCGCTTGATCCCTAGGGTACTCAAGGAGGTAACCGACAATGGTAAGTACGAGCCGTTGATTCGTCAGTTCTATTACTCGATGCGTAAAGAGTGGTATGTCCTAGACGATCGTGAGCTTCACTACGGGACATTCTGTGCTTATATCGATGAGTACGAACGAAATGTTGCTGGTAAAGCTATCTGTCTAAAGGACCCTCGAGGGACCATGTACGAACCTCACAACGGCAAGACCGTTCGTCTAGGCACTGCAGACGTTCGTGACTTCAAACCGAAGAAGTGGCTGGGTCATACTATCATCTTCGTTGAGAAGGAAAACCTCGCCGCTCAGATGAGGCAGATGAAGATCGATAAGCGATGGGACGCTATCATCGTCGGCTCTAAGGGATTTGCGGTTGAAGCCATTCGTGACGTATTGCAGAAATACAAGAAGCTTCTTGGTGACATGGTCAAGATCATCTGCCTGCACGACGCAGACCCAGCTGGATACATGATTGGGTACGACCTAGCCACTAACCTTCCCCGGTTTGGCGAGAACGTTAAGATCGAAGTCATCGACGTCGGTCTAACAATTCGGGATGCTGTCGAGATGGGACTACAAGACGAACCATTCGAGATTAAAAAGCATAACTGGTCTATGATCAATAAGACGATGACCAAACATAAAATCGTAGACCCAGACGGAACAAAACGTCCGCTGATGGAACCAGAAGCGTTTGATGCGTTCATGCCAAAGATGTTTCGTACCGGTGAATTCCCGTATTGGGTAGACAAGCCGAAGGGTCGACGAGTTGAACTTAACGCGATGCCTCCTAAGGAATTCGAACAATGGGTCGAAAAGAACTTGGAGAAGCATGGATGCAAGAAGGTTCGCCCACCAGATGCTATCGTCGAAGAGAAGATGAAGACGGCCCGTCGTAACAAGGTTACCACTGAGATGGGTGCGGTGTTCATGAAGCTGGCCGGGGAAGACATGGTCATGGAAGTCATGCGAGAGATTGGCGTCCCGGCGTATGACTTGGACAAAGTTTTGGAAGGTAGGCCAGAAACGCATTGGGAATACCTGGTGACTAGGGCAGCGCAAGGTGGTGAAGACATCAATGAAGCAGTGACTCGCGTGATGAAGCGGCGTGTTCCTCTCCTGTTTCAGGAGCAGTCATGAAAAAGAACAAACTACTAGTCATAACTAACGACCCTGATAACGTAGTAGTCATCAAGCCGATGCAACACAACCCTCTGATCGGGCAGCGGTTTCACACACTCATCTGTGATGATATAGGTCCTGACGAAGAGATGACTGAAGTTCAGCGTCAAAAGCTACTGGCATGGTTCGATAAGATGATCCTGCCTGTGATGGTTCCTGGCGCTAGTATCAACGGGATGAAGCTACCAACGTTGTTTGAGGCAAATGATGCGTTCGTACAGATGTATCAACAGGAACCTTACGTTGTAAAGTATCCATGCCCCATGTGTGGTCATGAAGTCTATTCTACATCGGGCAATAGGTACTGTTCAAACAGGGATTGTGACTGGAAGTTGTCATGAACGATTCATACATGACTCTTTACGTGCCGATTGTAAACCAAAACGAGTGTAGTTACGCACCTGGTTCAATCGCCGATCAAGTCATGGAAGTTTGGAGTAGCATCAAATTTCGTGGGCTGCTAAAACTCATGCAACCAACAGCTAAGGTAGTGTTTGACAGAATTCATAGTGGTCAATCACTAGTGGTTACATACATGGCTCCAGATGCCAGTTCGAACCATGTAAAATTCATCAAAGTATCTGTGCAGCGTCCAATTCCAGTTGAGCTCTTTAAAGAAGATGAAGACGCACCTAGAGTCGTAGTTGCTGAAGCGCTTTCATGGATTATGAAGCACGAGCTTGACGAGGCAACACCAACGAGCCAGGGATGGCTCATCAACAATCCTGATATGGACCACGTGTAATGATTGAACCAGACTGGGAAGAGCTCGTACCAGAAGTCACACTTCGGCCGCAGCAGAGAGAAGCGCTGTCACGTATCTTTAATGCCTTCTGGATAGACGACAAAGACGTCGTCTTTCTACAGGCACCTACCGGTGTGGGGAAGAGCATCATTCAGCTAGCACTTGGTAGGTATCTTGCCACGCTGAACAAAGGAACGTATGTCTGTACACCACAGAAGGTTCTCCAAGATCAGATGCGTGGTTGGGAACAGCTGAAAATCATGAAGGGCAAGTCAGCATACTCATGCACATTGATGCTCGGTACCAGTGTTACGGCTAAGAATGCACCTTGTAACCTGAACCCACAGATTCGAGAAGAGAACCCAGCTGAATGCAGTGTCGGCAACTGTCCGTTTTACACCGCTCTTAGTGAAGCACAAGACTCACCTATCGTGATGCATAGTTATGCGTCATTGATGGCTCAAGCGAACATTTCATCTCATTTTGGTCCGCGCGAATTGCTGTGCATGGATGAGGGTCACACTGCCGTTGACTGGATCAGAACATACTTGACGTCAACTATCGACCCAGAAGATCTATTGACGTTGACTACAGACGAGCCACCAGCGAATCCTGACTTCTTCCTACCTTGGCTACGTTGGCAACTGCGGTATCTTGACATGGATGAACAACAGAGAGGTCTCTCGGAGGAGATGGCCATTACACTCATGAAGATGAAAACCCATAAAAAGGGTTTCGGCATCTACGAAGAAGCTGAACTTCAAGAGATGTATGACAATTCTGACGAGAAGGAAGAACGTTCCTACGAAAGTTTTGCCAAGCGGTTTTTGCTTGACTCAGGCTCCGTCCCGTGGGGAACGACGTGGGAAGAACCTAATCAGTGGCATCCGCAAGGTCGATGGACGATTAAGCCATTGAAAGTCGCTACCATGGCTGAAGCACTGACCGGCCTGGGTAACAAGATTCTAATAGTCACCGCAACCGTCTTGCACATTAAGCTGTTTGCCGCAGAACTAGGCCTCAAGAACTTTGAGATGATCGATATTCTTTCAGCATTTGACCCTGAAAACCGTATCGTTAAGAAAGACTACGTTGGTTCTATGTCTTACAAGAACAGGACCCGTACGTTTCCTGCTCTGATTGACAAAATTGAGCGACTGGCAAACCTTCATTATGACGAACCTGGAATCATTCATACACACAGTCATTACTTGGCTGGAGATGTAGCGGATGCTCTACGCCGCCGTATGGGTGGCCGTATGATTGAACAGCTGCCAAGGGGTGGTGCTAGAACTGAAGTAATTCAACGCTTTCTGTCTGGTGGGTATGGTCCTAACGCGATTCTTGTTGGTCCGTCTATGATGGAAGGCGTGGATGGTGCGGATGATTCTTGCCGCTGGCAGGTTATGGCTAAAGCACCTTGGCCACACATGAAAGACCCAACTGTTGAGTATCTGATGAAGAATCTTGACAGAAGGTGGTCATCAGCTTGGTACACGTGGAAGGCAGCACAGATTACCGTTCAAGGTATTGGCCGTGTTGTTAGGTCTGCATCTGACCACGGTATCACGTACTTGCTTGACTCCGGATTCGAGCGAATCATGAAGTCTGGCTACATTCCTGAATATATCATAGATGCAGTAGAGTAGGAGGTTCGAGTGCAGCAATACATCATCTTCGGAGGACGCGTCTGTCCCATTGTCTCTGTGGGTGTTGAAACCACTGAGGGAAAGCGCGTTGATATCGTAAGTGGAGTTCGTGAGCGTCGTGCTAAGGCTGGGAGTCGTCCTGGGCGTGGATGGCGTCCTGTACGGAACAAGCCACGTAATTGGGTTAAGCACGAAAAGGTGGTTACCAAGGACGTACTTGTTACTCACGATCAGGTACTTAGCGAATACCCCGTAGCAACTGAGTCCAGTGATGTTATTCACCCTGAGTCTGCGTACGACGAAATTATCACGTCTATCATGCAGGTTGCGGTAAAGAATGCCGGCGCTCGCGGACGTCGTATTATGCCTGAAGTTCAGCATAGTCTGTTTAACGACAGGTTTCAGCGTGACGGAATGGTTCTTCTTCCCGACGAAATTCTATCCGGAATGATCACCCGAGCTTGGGAGTCGCTTAAGCCGAAGCGGCGTAAGCCTAAGCAGGTTAAGATTGAAGGGCGCACAATTCTTCCCGAGCCTAAGAAGAATGAGGAGTCTGAGGATGTCGCAAAGAGCGGGCCACCAGACGTCAAGGAACCAGAGTCAGACACGTCTAGTGAAGATGACGGAAAACCTGTTGACAATGGCGAACCTGATGCGGAGAATTCTGGTAAGCCTACCGGGGTAAAGTTGGATGATGGCGAAGTATGGTCTGAGAAGATTAACGTTGCTGTCCCAATTGATGAACTCGAGGCGATGGAATCCGCATTCGATCAGGGATGGCCGCCGGAAGCTATTCTCGATGGTGCTACCTCCCGCAAGAAGGGTCCCAACGGATACACGTTGGCGTTTATGAGTAAGAACGAATTCGATGCTGACAAGTTCACGCTGAATACCGAGGACTGATACATGCCGGTCGAGTTCTATGAGGCTGAGGTCACGGACGGAAACCCTGACCCCAATCTGCCAGGACACATTAAGGTGAAGATTCCTCAGCTGTTTAGGGACGACGAGTGTCCAGCACTGATCGCACCTATGTATCCCGGTTCGCCGTTCGGCGGCTGGCACTCGATTGCATGGCCCACCAACCCCGATGACGATGCCGCACCAGTTCGCGTTATCGTTGCTCATCTTGGTGGAAATTCATTCCGTTGGCTGGGCTCTAGTCAGAGTTGGACTTCCATCTCTGACAACCCTGAGACAAGAGCAGGGGCTAGATCACCAGATGGTAGGCATAGTATTCTTCTAGACAATAATCTAGGCGTATACCTAATTGCAACGTCTACAGCCGACGCCGAAAAGCAGTCGTTCATTAACATTGATCCACGTAGCGACAGAATTCAAATGGGTACGGCCAATGGTGTCGGCCTAATCATGGAAGAAGGTACATTCGGTGTTACGGCTAACCATGCACTGCAAATGAATCCAGACGGAGTTTTGATCTCTCATAAAGATGGTATATCATACCTTGCGATGGAAGACGGTAACATCACCAAGTTGGGTGGTGGCAACATCCAGATCGCAGGTAGTACGATTGAAATGGGAGGTGGTACCACTCCACCAGTACACCCGTACCCGTTAATGCTAACACTGCTAGCTGCACTAAAATTGCTAGCTGATGATGTTGTAGCTTGCGGGTTGGCAATTCCTGCCGGAGCCCCGTACACAGCCGTCAACGCTACGGCTTTTAGTGTGAACGCGGCTACATCAATCGCTTCTGGGCTTCCTTACCTGTCGAAACGAATCTACGGAGATTAAACGATGGCTACGAAGTGTCAACTCCCGACTCTACCAATTCCATCTTTCGAACTTGGTATTGTTCTTCCACCACTTCCGTCTTTGCCAGTGTTCAGTCTTGTGTTTCCTTGTCCACTCGACGAGCTCTGATCAATGGCTAAAGTGATGAAATGGCCGCCTGTTCCTGTTGGTGGTCGAATTCCGATGGTTAAAGGTATTGATGCCACAACCATTCTTGTATTGCTTACGCTGGGTGATACAAGTCAAAATCCGTACAACCCTCGTTCGTTAAGTCTAGGTGAGGTTGCGTTTAAGACGGACCAAGCCGCAGAAGGTCGTATCAGAGCTACGCTACAGAGACTAAGCTCAATCATCTACATCGATGAGTTTAAGGACTCTTCGTCTAAGGATGATATTGCTGACGGCATTCGTACGTACTCGCTCAAGTTTACCGATCGAGAAGCACGTCAGCAGACGGAGATCGAATTCAATGGCTAATCAGCCTCAAGATGTTCGGTGGCCACCGAGTAATAACATCGATTTCGACGATATTCTAGACGTCATGTTTCAACTTCGGTCGCTTCATTTCCCTGAACACACCGCTAAGGATTTGATCGATCCGTTTGTACAGCAGATGGTGTTGACAACGGCTCTTGGATCACACGTTTTTAATAGGGCTAACCACGCACTTAAGCAGTTTGACGTTCGATCTATCTCTGCCAGACGTGCAATGATCGCGTTGCTTGCGCATATGAATCGCCCTCTTCTCCCCATGCAGCCTAGCCGTGGGAAGGTGTATGGTAAGTTGAGTGGAGCGCCGGTAATCAACACGACTTATCTTGTTGAAGGTATGCGATTCGCACAAGCAGGTATCACTGACCCGTCATACAGTGCTGACGAGGATATCGCTACGGGAGGGTCCGTTGCGTTTGACGCCTGGTTTTATGATACGTCTGCGGATACTGCTACTCAGCAAGTATTCACTGCAGCCGGTATTTCTATGGAAGAGAATGACGCTATTATCATTGGCTTTCCTGGTCTAATGTTCAATGCCGTCGACCTGGCATTCAACTCAAATCCGGCTGCGTCTGGTAGTATTTCATGGGAATACTTCAATATCGAATCTGGGTCGCCATCTTCTGTTACTGAGGTTAGCGGAACTCTTGAGTTCGATCTGTCAGACTACCTAAATGACGCAAGTGATAGTGCGTATGGACTGGAAGTGTCCATCACGCATAAACCTACCAATGTGACAGAAGTAGTTACTGTCACATCTACATCAGCGCCAGCAACAGCTGTGACGTCTTACTTGGGACAAGCGACTCCTAGTACTAGTATCTCTGATTACGAAGTCATAGCTGATTGGCGCCCCATTCCATCCGTAGTCGATGGTACGACAGACATGACGGGTGATGGTACAGTTTCGTTCCTGATCACTGATCTGAAGTCAGAAACGAATGATTGGGCTGAGCACGATGAGTATGGTTGGGCTATCCGTGGTCGGATCTGTGACCCAGCTGGAACTGCGGTATTTCCAGAACTAATTGATCTAGAGCAACCAACGAACACTGATGGTAGCTGGTATGCAGAGGTGATGATTACTCAAGGATATCGTCGTCAGGTCACGGCCGGACAAACTGATGGTACTAAATTCCAATTCATTTCTGTTTCTCTAGAACCGATTGATGAACCAGTTAGTGACCCTAAGGTTGAAGTTACTATCGATACTGATACGGACTGGGAGATCGTTGACGATTTTACCGCTACCACAGCCTCGTCAAAGCACGGTATCTTCTCTGAAGATGTAGATGATGGTTGGGGTGTCATTTTTGGTGATGGAACAGTTGGTCAACTACCCACTAATGGTGAACCAGTCTACGTAACATTCCGCTCTGGTTCTACTCAACCCGGAGACCTAGCTGATGGGTCTGAAGTGAAGGCTCTAGGTGGTCCAGGGCTGGTCTCATCCTTTGTTCTTCCACGTGGAACTGAAGGGTACATGCAAAAAGAGTGCAGTGACTACGATAGCACACAGCGATTCAGGTTTAATATCGTACCACAGCTAGCACTTAGGGCCGAAAGTGTTATCTCGGCGCCAGAAGTCACCACCGCACTGTCTGGTGGTGCGCCTAACCGAGCAACATTCACGACGTCAGATGGTCGTAAGCCATTCTCTCGTGCGTTTTACACTCTTGAAGGGGCTGGTACGCGTCAATACCGCGTTCTGGTAGTTGGATCAGAAAACGATCCACTGGGTACCGTTTCATCGGCCGATGCAGCAGAGGCTGAAGTATGGCTTAACGGAACTGAAGTGGGTATCGAAGTCGTTGGTGGGCACGGTCCTCAAAATACAGAAGCGATTGTATCGGCTTTCGTCAGCCGCAGTCTGCTACCAACCATTACTGTGTACGTCCCAAGCTCTGAGAACGTCAGAGCTCAGGCAGAACAGGTAATTCGTACGTTCTTCTCACCGCACTCTAGAGATGAAAACGGAACGTTCCGATGGTCATTTGGTGGTAAGGTACCAATGGCTGTTCTATTTGGGCTGCTGTGGAACGCTATTCCTAATCGCACTTTTATCGAGATCAGTACTAGCGACGGCGTTGATACTTACGATGCTGGAGACTTTGTCCAGCTAGGGACGTACGAACTACCAGTTCTAGATTCAACGTTCGATCCTGATACTAACATCATCATCGTCCTACCCTGAGGTAATGAATGGCTATCCCTCAGCTTGGTACTGATGTCCATGGCTTGTCTTCGCTAGCGCGTCGATGGACTCCTAGCACTCTGACTAGGACCCCTGAGGGTCGACGGTATATGGAGGCACTGGCCGACCAGATCGCTTATGCTTTAAACATCATGATTGATCTGGAACAGTACCTTCCTATCTTGCTTAATCCGTCAAGGTGCCTTGATGAAGACCTGCCTAGAGTTCTGGCGCTACACGGAATTGACGTAAAAAAGGAACCGCTATCCGTTGCCAAACAACGGCGCTTGGCAATTTTGGCTCAGCTGCTATCTGTTTGGCGCGGTTCATTCGCATCGCATCGTGCTACGTCTAATGCACTAGCCGGTGGTGTGTCGATTATTCGACCGTACCTGGTGAATCGCGTTGTTGTGGATGAATCATCCATGTCATTTGTGCTGATTCCTGACGTATTGTCAAACAACACTGATATATTTCTACTGGGTCAAGGTCCATCGGCTACTGAGTTTGAAGAAGGCGAGACGCTTCGTATGCTTCAAGCCGTGGCAATCCCGCTCGACCAAGTTACCTTGATTCCTTGTTGGGCGTTGACCGCTTGGAAAGATGGGTATGGTAGCTGGCTGTACACGGATTTTGATCCGTCTATGGTAGCCACTACCGTCAACGGTGAATACGAGGCTATGGACCTCGGACCAGATATCGATGCGGTTAACGCGGAACAGTACATCAGAACGCCGACTGTAAAAGACACGATTGCTGGATTCGAAACCCAGTGGATCACAGTATGGTTTAAGATTGACGGAACTGCGCTTAACGAGTATTGGGAAGTCTACGCGTACGCTTCAAGTGACGGACCCGATGGTGGATCGTCAGAGGCGTACGTTGCGAGAATCAATAATAGGTCCGGAAATCTTACGCTTCATAGAAAGTACGCTGGTACAGTCGGTAGTGCTATCGCCACTATCCCATTCGTTATTGGTGAAGATCTCGCTGGTGATTACCATCGATTCGATTTCTTTATCATCCAAGCTGAACAAGAAGCACTGCTACGTGTCGCAGTCGATGGCAACCCGTCATTCTGGTATGCTGACTCTGTCATTTTTATCGGGAACAGACCACGAGGCAGCTACGGGTTTGCCGGTCTGGATACAGCGGTATTTACTCAAGGAACACTTAGGCTTGGCGCACTGACATTTCGTGATCAATACGTTGGCAACACGATTGACATCACATTCGTAGCCCCTGACGCCGTTAGTGGTTTGTACGTTTGGTGGGATGGTTACGATTCTGCCAACTATAACGGAAGTAGCGAGCTTCTCAGCATTACAGACAAAAGTGCCAACACGATTGATGCAACCCCAGACTCGACTACTGGTCCAACTCCAGTTTCTTACGAAGTTAATGGCGTACCAACAGATCTACCTGGTAACTTCACGGTTGCACTGCCTACGAATCATCCAGAATCGGCTGCTGGTCTAGCTAAGGTATTGACTGACTTCACGGTGTTCGCAATCGTTCCAACAGAAAACAGTCAAACAACCGGTTCTGCTATGTTTAGCATTTATGGTGATGATGGTGGTGGGGCGAACTTTCAGTTCGTGTTTGGACAAGGTACTACTCCAGGTCATATCCAAGCTTTCATGCAGGGCGGGTCTTTCGAAATTGACGTAGACTTCAATAACGGGAACACCGGTTCTCATGCAATCGTAATTTTCCGACGAGAAGCGGGCGTTGATCTAACGATGGATTGTTGGTACGACTCTTTGGACGGTGGTGGCATACAGAAGCCAACTCAGGAGAGTTACGGGTCTGACCCAACTACTGGAACCTTGACGATCGATAGCATGGCTTATGGTGGCCGCGGGTCAATTACCCAGGTGTGGTCCAGTAACCCGATCCATACAGTTGCTGTCTACGATAGAGCTCTTACCGATTCTGAAGTCTTGCTGCTAGCACTGTGGGCCGGTAACAGACTAGGAATCAGTGGAATCAGCTGATCACGAATCGCAAAAGTTGGCTTTACCTATCATGCTAGGGTAAGGTCAATTCTATCACTTGGAGTTCACGATGCCTACTGGCCGTGTTAAGGCTGGATTCTTCTCGGACCAACGCCTTGGTTCTTCCTTGCTTCAAGACAATTTCTTTGAAGCCGCTCGTGACTACGCTAGAGACATCGGCGGGCTAGTCATTGGCGAAGTCGTCATCGACTCTACTCTTACTGGGCTCGGGTTGACTGACGATGCTGCGGCGATCAATGAACGTAAGATCACTGTAACGGGTAACACGTTGGCTGCTATGGCGGCTAATGGTGATCTTTTCAATGAGTGCGGATCATCGACGACTATTAGTCAGTTGACTGAAGGGTCTAGAACAATCACGCTGAATGATCCAGCATGGTTTACTAATCTCCCGTATGAGAATGCTAATGGAACTACGTATAGAATCTACCTGACTCAGACTGAGTTCCCTATCGACGTAGAGAACGGTAAAGCTGGTGGACGTGGGTATGGGCGATTCGTTGAGGTACCTGGAGTTACGGTAAATCCAGATACGGTGTCCGACGCCGGATCGTACATGCAGTTCATTGTTGACACTGACCTGACCGCACTTGGAATTCAACCGTGGTTGACGGCTAATGCTGAAGATGACAGTTGGTCCTATGACTGTATCGTCTGGCTAGACACAGATCAGCCTGGAGTTGAAATTGCTACTGATGATCCTGACGTAGCAATTGGTTTTGCGGCCAAACTGTGGAAGCGATCTGGAAACACAGATTGGCTCGTCAACCTGGACGGAATTGGCGATGGGTACCTTGGACAGTCGCCTGCTAGTACAACGGCATCACACTACAAGATTACGATTCTTGGTCCGGTTATTACGACCACTGACTTCGATAGTAATGATGCGTACGTTCATATCGGAACTACCGCGTCGGCTACTGGTTCTGAAACTCATAGTACGACTGGCCAACAGGTTACTGATACTCTGTCAGACTGGGTAGATGCGTCTACGACTGCTATGGACAATCTTTGGCGGCGTGGGTGGTTTGAACGACCTACTTCGTCTTTTGCTGGTGGTGGAGCAACGCTCAATATCACCGCTGGAGGGTCAGCATTCATTAGCGGGAAAGAGTATGATCCTCCTACCGCGTCGTTGACTAGCTTTACGATCAACTCAACGATCTACGTTTACTATGATTCTGATCCTACAGTTGCAGATTTTGCGTTTACGACTACGCTTAATGATGCTGTGTATGACGATACAGTAGTACCATTCATCCAGTTTGACACAGACGGGTCTGGTCTGAGAGTATCTGGTACTCTAAGGTACCTCACTCGCAACTTTACTAAGCATAACGAGTGCTTGACCTTGACGGTCTCTGATGATCAGGATGATCACGGTGCTCAGTTTGATACGCTAGAAAACGCGCTGGCGTTCGCAGCAGCTATGGCTGCCAGCAGTATGCCTCAGCGATCCACTCGAATCGAAATTGTCGGTGACTGTACTGTTGCTGCCGAGATTACAGAAGATGACTTCTTCAACTTGAAGAATGTGACTATCATCGGACAGTCTGGAGGCGACTCAATTCATCAGGGCCATGGTGAAGGTCGTATCATTTGGAGCCATACGGGTAACGCACTGTTTGAGCCAGGGGTCAATCTCACTGGTTGGGTGTTTGAAAACATTACTTTCAGATATACAGGGACTGGTACTGCTGACACAGACTCTATCATTGTCAGCTCAGCTGGAATCATCAGTGGACTGGCATTTAGGCGATGTCTTTTTGATGGTAACACATACTTGTCTACTATCAGCGGCGGAGCACTAAACGGCGGCGGAGGACAACTAGCACACGTGCTGGTGGCTGACGGAAATTCATCTATTGGAGACGTTGAATTTACTGACTGTAAAGCGTACATGGGCGGGTGCTACGTTTATGCCAGCTCGTCTGCAACGTGCTCGTTGTCAGACCTTAAGATGAATAACTGTTTCCTGCTTTCCGACTCCGGCTCATACGGAACTCCAGCCGGGACAGAACAAGCACTTGTGTTCTGGGAGTCTAGTGGGACAATGATTAATCCGCGGATTACGTACTGTGATGCCACTGCTGAGAGCCCATGCATTCGTATCATAACCGCTACCAATCTAAGGGTAGAAAAGAACGACCTTACGACTGACTCTCAAAGGGTCATTCGGTTGGGCGACCCTGCAGGTACAACGAACACTACTGGTTGGATTACCGATAACGTACTTACGGCTAGCGGAACTATTTCCGGTACTGATGGTATTATCCGAATTCACTGCGAATCGTCTAGTGATAATACGATGATGTGGATTAAAGATAACAAGATTACCGGCACAGGAAGTTCCGCGGAAGCTGGGATTTTGATTAACGTCGGAATCGTTGCGACTGGTAACGGTTGGAAGGGAATGATCACTGGTAACGACATCAAAGACGTTGGTGTCGGAATTTATGGTTGGCTGACCAAGAACTGTATGCTGACTTTCAACAACATCGAAGCTGAGCTGTACGGTATTCGAATTGGTGGTACTACTGATACCACTAACCACAATATCGAAGCCATGAACATGATCACCATGACCGGAGAAAATCCTATCGCGATTGATCTGGGTCTCGAGTCAGGTGATGACGACCAAAACGTTTGCGCACTTAACATGCTGAATCTTACGGGAGCTACCGGTAATTCCGCTGGTTCTAGTCCGCTATCGGTGTACGGTATTCTTGCAACCGTTCAGAGTACTTCTACACCAAAGGACTACCAGATAATTTTCGGTAATGTCATTGACACACCAGAAGTTGGTATTAACCCACTGGTTGGTAAGTCAATCGTTTCCGGCAATCTAGTCATGCGTGGTGATGACGCGGGTGGGGCTCTACAAGCCGACATCACCCTGCCTACAGGGTGCGAAGAATCTATCATCCTAGGTAATCTTGGTAGTGGTGTTAACAACGGTCTAGACTGTGGTGGTGGTACTACTAAGCAGCGGCTTCTCATCGTTGGTAACATGATGGGTGACGCCACTACAGCCAACTACTTCCTAGATGTGACTAGAAGCATCGTAGCGTTTAACAGCTGCTATGATGATGACAACTTCTTTGTAACTGAAAACAGTAACAACGCGTCTCAATGCGTGATTATGGGTAACTTCGCCCCGGACGAGGCTGAACCGGTTACAGCAGGCTCTACGATCGTCACAAGCCCATTCATTGGTAACGTATTCAATAAGCTGGGAGGAACTACCAGCTCTCAACAGCTACCGATTGTTGGGAACGTACTTACCGGGTCATGCCAGCTTGACTTTGACAACTGCACCTTTGTTGGTAATTACGTACACGGAAACTTTGACTGTGCTGGTGATGATGTAGCAGTTGCTGGGAATCACTTTAACGCTGGTATTGACGTGAGTAGTTCTCTATGCGCCATGGCAGGTAACAACTGGAACGGATCTACGGCTACTGATACAGGTGGTAACAACTGCTGGAGTGGAAATGTTGGTCCGCTAGACATCAGCGGTGACAACTCTGTTGTTGCTGGGTCTATTGCCAACGGCCAAATCGCGGTATCCGGGACTGACAATGTGATGATCGCTAACCGCGCCAATAGTATCAGTACGCTCAGCTCTACTACCCCACTGTACGAAACTGCAACTGATAGCGACGAGCTTAACCGTCAGGGCGCTATCTGATGGACGGTGGCTTCGAAAGGGGAGGCGATCCAAAACTCAGAAAGCGCGCGATTCTAGAGATCGCGGAATTACTGAACTTGAAAGATGTGGACGACCTTTGGCGTGTGATGGAAGAACGCCTAGAGGAAGCCAGGTCCGGTAAGATGTCTGACTCTAAGGTCAAAGAGTTAGACAGTCTTGTAGACCAGATGCAAAGACTTGAAGCGTTTGACCGCCCGTGGGTATTCGGTCAACGCTACATGCGGCACAAGTTCGTATCGCGCGATCCGCAATGCGGAAATTGCGGTAATACTGTCCCCCACCGTACTTTGATCATGTGTCCTACTTGCGGAGCTATGGGGCCTTGGGATAACGAAGAACGACAAGTCGCATCTTCGTACATCCACTTCTATCTGGTCGAACAAGCCACCAGGCTGTTGAATAACTCGCTAGTGATGAGGGATGGTAAGCATTTCGCCGATGGCACTGTTTCGGCCGTTCCTCGTGGTGGTGCCAAATCAACATGGCTGTGCGAGGTTATGTCTATCTGGCTACTACTTACGGGTAGGGCTAGGTGTATCTTGCTGCTCAGCAATACTAGCAATCAGGTCACAGAACGGGCATTTGAAATCAGAAGTGAGCTTGAAGACAACGAACTTCTGATCAAAGATTTTGGAAAGCAGAAAGCCACTAGACAGGAGACTCGAACCTGGAGTAAGGACGACTTCATCCTGCCTAACGGAGCTAGACTAGTAGCGCGTGGAGCCATGCAGTCATTGCGTGGTGTTAAGAACAAACAATACCGACCTGACGCGATCATTTCTGATGATAGCGACGACGAAAAGTTCTTGACTACGAAAGACATGGCTCGCAAAATGTGGGACTGGTGGGATACCCGTGTCGTACCAGCTTGTCATCCTAACGCAATTTACATGTTTCATGGTACGGTTATCGGTGAGTTGGCCCTACTGTGGGAAGTCATGAACGGTCACAGAGGTACTACGTTCTCTAAGTCTGTCTTCAAGGCGGTACAAGATAGACCTGGATGTGATGTGTGTGGCATGCCGGCTTCTAGAATTGGGCCAATGGACTGTCCAGTGTGTGATGCGCGTACAACAGCCATCGAGCCTTGTTCATTCTGGGGCGCAAGGTTTACGCCAGAAGCTCTATCGACACTTAAAAGTCGTGTTGGTCACTGGGCATGGCAGACTGAGTACATGCAGGAACCTCATGACGACAGTACTTCTTGGTTCGAAAAAGATTGGCTAGACCGAGCATACAACGATACTTTGGCACCACCACAAGCTTCTGCCAGGCGTATTATTCCATGGTCGATTATCCGTGTGTCACTAACCAATGATGAGATGCTCAGGCTAGCAACCATGGCTGACCCAACACTTCAGCCACTATCCGGTCAGCTTGGCCCTTATCAGATCATTGTGAATACGTGGGACCCTGCATGGGCACGAGAAAAGGGCAAAGATCAGAAAACCGCATGGATGGCCGGCATCGGGCTTGGATTGACATGGGACGACAAGTTTGATGTATTCTATATCGATCGAGACCGCGGGCTAACTGGTAATGCTGCTTACAGGAAGTGGATGTACGACGTTTGGACCAATAACGTTATGCCAGCTGGAGGAGTTGAGACTAGAGGCCAGACTGGAATGATTATCGAGCAGAATGCTGCAGGCGTCATCTTTCAGTTCGGTATGGAAGAACACTGGGGATCAGTCCCACTAATTTCACATATTACTGGAGCAGAAAAACACGACCTGGAGGATGGCGTACCTGGTATGGCGTCATCATTCGAAAGTGGAAAGTTCGTTATCAGGGCTGGTGGCAACCCGCGGCAGCGTGAACTAGCAGATGAACTTGTCTATGAGCTTCGACAAAGCGGACGATCAATGTACAAAGATCTTCTCATGTCGCTGTGGTTTGGTTGGGCATACATTCAACGCTGGATTCGTGATGTTCGTGATCCCGCAAGATACGATGAGCTTGCGAGACGTGATCGTCGATAGAGTTTGCGATACCAAACGCATTTCTAGGGGGCTACGAATATTTCTTTCGTAGCCCCCTAGTGTTATATTGGATAGGCGTTAAGGAGATTGGTTCATGAAGTGGGAGTACAATGTCGTACGCGGAATAATTGAACCTCCGAGTGATTTTTACTTCGAAGAAGGAGGGTTGTATCTGCCATGGTTCCGCTACGTCGGAGACAACGATTATTCAGGTAAAGTAATCCATCGTCACGGAACTTCTGTGTGGGAATGGAAAGTCTACCCAGATGATGAAGAATGGAATTCGACTGATGGGACTGAAACCGATTTGTATGAAGCGTTCAAGCGAGTCAGAGAAGTTGTAAGGAGTAAATCGTGAATTCAGAAATGCCATATACTATTAGAAGTGCGACTCACTTCGTACTGCCACGAGAAAATGTCGGTAATGGTAAGCACGCTATGGTCAAAGAAGCTGACTTCTTCGTTAGTCAAGGTGGATTGTCGGATGAAAAGGCCCCTGACGATCCTTGTCCTTGGGGCGACTATTGGATTCCCGTTGTTGCTGATGGTATGAATCACGCTAGACTAATCGCGTGGATGATTGGTTCTGACACTGAACACCCGCATAGCGTTTCATTCACACGACCTAATACAAAGACTGTTGGAGAACTACTTGGACGCTGAACTTTCTGCTCTATACGACAAACTCATTAGCTGGCGTAACCTCTACTACGCCGATGGTGAATCTCCTGTCACGGATGATGAGTACGATGCTGTCAAGTCGCATCTTGAAAGTAATGGTGTTGAGGTGTCCAATCTAGCGCCACCGCCTAAGGGTACTGACTGGGCAGTAGTTGAGCACAGACACCACATGCCAAGTATGCCCAGGTGCGCTACAACTCTAGACGAGTTGAAAAGTCATTGTAGCGATCTAGAGTCAGACTGGGGTTACTCCAGTCTTAAGTACGACGGTCTCAGTATCGAACTACAGTATAAGGATAGAATCCTAACACACGCTGTTTTGCGTGGAGATGGTAATCGTGGTGAAGACGTAATCGCGAACGCTCGAATGATGAGTGGCGTACCTAAGACTATCCCACTTGATGGTTTCGTCGAAGTATACGGCGAAGTTGTTATTTCTCAAAACAACCTACAGCTGTTGAATGAATACCGTGATCTAGATAACCTACGAGCTTACAAGTCTCCACGTAACGCTGTTGCAATGATCAGGTCTAAAAAGCTCCCGTCGGCATGGGCAGCCCTAATGGTAGTACGGTCGTTTGGGCTCGGGGTTAACGGAAAGAAGCATGACAGCTTATTTTCAGTCGCCTCGCTTGACTCTATGAATCAAGTTATGACTGGCCCAGCAATCAATAAATTTCAACCCGCTGTAGTGAACAAGCAGACTATTACTGAAGCTTGGGCCTCTAGGAATGAAGCCGCTGAAAAGCGGAATAAGTTGAAGTATCAGGTTGACGGTACGGTATTCCAAACACCTAACGGCTCTATCAAGATCAAATTTGACCCGGAATCCGCGGTAACCACCGTACGTGGAATCGTCGAACAGCTTGGGCTTACTGGTATCGTTACACCAGTAATTGAGTTTGACCCTGTCAAGCTTATCGGTGCCGACGTGGTTAGAGCGACTGGGCATAACACGACTCTCATGCGTGAGCGTCTGCACGGCCTTGGTGTTGGAGCAAAGGTACTTGTATCTAGGCGCGGTGATGTTATTCCGCATGTAGAACAAGTCGTAGAATCCGCTGAAATTCACTGGGAACCGTCCGATTCATGCCCGTCTTGCGGCGCCACTATTGAACAAGACGGAAGCGCTCGTAGATGTTCCGCTGATCCGTCTGAGTGCCCTGGGACTAGCGTTGGTCTACTGTTGAAGTTCATTAGAGAGATGAATATCGACGGTATTGGCCCCGCGACTGCGATGGCAATCATGGGTTCAGGTTTGGTGCAAACGCCTGCTGATTTGTATAGTCTCGATCCAGTTATGCTATCCACGGTGTGGATGGGTAACGGCGATATGGGGATGAAAACTGCTAATAAGATCATTGACAATATCGCCTCATCAACTCGCGTCACTTGGGGTGATCTTCTTGGTAGCCTAGGGATTCCCGGATGTGCTAAGTCTGTCATGAGAGTTGTGGCTGCAGAGTACCCAGACCCAGATGATCTGAAAGAAGTAAGTCGATACAGATTGTCGATGTTGGATGGAATTGGACCGAAACGAGCGATGGTGATTAAGGCGTACATCGACACATCTTGGGATGACATCATTAAGCCACTGATCGATGCAGTCTACATCATCGAGCCAACGAAGCAACTTAATGGAAAGACATTCTGTATCACTCTCGGTCTGAGGTCTTGTGGACGTCCAGAGATGGAAGCACGTATTCGTCAGTGCGGTGGTGACGTGAAGTCTAGTGTATCGAGGTACGTAACCCATCTGGTTTGTAATCAGCCAGACGCTGGGACGTCCAAACTGAAACGGGCAGCACAGCTCGGTGTACCAGTTATCAGTGAAGAGGAGCTCATCATGATGATGGGTACAGAAATTCCAGAGGTTGAAATCAATGAAAACGAAGAATTCTGAGTTTGTCGTTGTACAAAACTGCACTATGGTGATGGAATCGTGGAATGCGGTTCTTGTGTCGTCCACTAACTTCACCGAAGCCGGAATCGATACCCAAATCTGGGTGCCGAAAACGGTCATGAAGGATATGGACGAGACTGGTCGTATGATCGTCTTGAAGACGTTTGTACGAGAAAAGAAAATTCATACGTTTGAGGAGGTGCCGTGAGTTTTAACCCACTTGACTTGTTTGAACCTGACCCCACAAAGCCAATTGCAAGTAGTAAGCCGAAGCCGTATAAGTGGCTTATCATTGATGGTGGTGGACTTGTGACCACAGCATGGGCAAGTCACCGTAAGCTTGATCGGCCAGAAGACCGTGTCCGCGCTGGCATTTACGTATTCATCGTTTGCTTGGCCAGTTTGTGTCGTCTGGTAGATGACGGAGCTAAGGTTATCGTCTGTTGGGATGGTCATGACAATCGTGCGTTTCGGCGGGGTATTCATCCGTGGTACAAGCACGGACGCGGTAGCGTAATCAATCGACCGGAAGTTCGTGTAATCATGAAGGAGCTTAGCCCGCTACTAACTAGCATGGGTGTAGCTCAAGTCATGGTTGATGGCTGCGAAGCAGATGATATGGTTGCCACCATCTCGCGTGAAGTTGCTTGCCACGATCAAACATGTCTCATTTTCTCCGATGACAAGGACTACCTTCAGCTAGTAGATGAGCATATCCATTTGATGCGACGCTCTCTTAGGGGTATCATCTTGACGCCTGACCAATGCGCCCTTCTAGGCATCCTTTATGGTCAAGAATACCTTAACGTTAAGGCTATTGCGGGAGACGGTGGGGATAACATCCGTGGACTTATCGGGATTGGAGAAGCGAAAGGCCTCAAGGCAATGAAGACTATTCCAGACTTGATTGACACCGCGCGTGAAGAGCCTGACCTTGTAGATTGGGAGGACCTTGATCGTAATCTCTATCGAGCGTTCGTTAGGGCAGGGCGTAAGTTGGTATCACCACTCAACCCAAAAAATTGTACTTTCGCGAAGGAATTCGCCCGTAAGCACGGGTTGCCTATTCCAGGAGACATCGATGTCCCTGACAAGATCAGTCTCCGACATGCCGGCTTGGAAATCGTTAAGTGTTATAACCTTGTTGAGATGTGCGATACCATGGACTACGGGGAGTTGAAGTTCCCGCAAGTCAATCTAGCCAATATTCCAGCTGCACTACGGCGTCTTGAACTGGATCATGAGGATGATCTCTATTCCAGTATCTATCGACTGGCTGGACTACGTAATCCTAGTCTGCTAACGGCACGTAATACAGTAGAGCGAGCTGGCTCTGCTCTTGACGATGAAATTGTTCCAGAGGACATGTTTTAATGCGTAAGGCCGAAGACTATATCCATAGTAGCTCAGACCACACCGTGAAAATCGTTTCAGGACTGCCTGAAGACGTTGTAGCTATGCTGTTCGGTAAATTTTCTCGCAACCCGAAGAATTTACGCGATACACTGCAGTCCATGATTGATACTGGTCATCTTGACCCGCCCGAGTTGGCGCAAAACGCGAGTGAAAAAGCACGAGAGTTTCATAAGCGAGTAACTATCGGCTATGGTCATAAATCTGTCAGTGATCATGCTGTTATCCATTTCGCCGTAGAAGGAGCTAGTGCGGTTGCTGAGCGTGATTTCACTGAAGCACGGCTTATCGCGGCAACCTCAAAGAGTACTCGTTACGTTAACTTTTCCGAGGCTGGTTTCGTTACTCCACCAGAAATGTATGGAGTTACTGCTTATCAAAATCACTGTGAACAGTTGATTCGTGACTACACCCTGCTTGTACCTAAAGCTGTAGAAGCTGTACGAGCCATTCTCCCGTTTGATAAGCAAGACCTGTTTAAGAACGAAAAGGGGTGGCTGAATGCGACTGAGAAACGTGGTCTTGACATGGTACGTGATGTACTACCTATGTCTGTAAAGACAAGTTTCGGTATCTCTACGAGCATTACTGGTTTCAAGGAGATGATGCAAAAGCGAAAAGAAGATGATCATGGAGAGATCGTCGCTCTAGCTCATGACCTGTCCAACGTTGCGACTGAAGTTTTCCCTGTACTTGCCACCCCGTTGAGTACTGGCTGCAGTCCTAAGTTCAAGCTCCCAGGGATGAAGATGTTCGATGCTGGGCGTGGCTTCAGCACCGATACACGGGTAAAGCTACTCAAATCCCCTGATTGGCCGTTGGTTGAACAAGTCACTGGAGTAAATTGTCTTGATCTTGTGCGTCGATGGACGCATGATAGAGGACACCATCAGGTACCAGCTAGAGATGCTGAACTAGCTGAGTACTGGTTTGAAGTGATCATGCCAATCGCTATTCATCGTGATCTCGGGCGCCATAGAATGATGACTCAACTGTGTTCGTATATCGACCCTGTAGGAGGATACGGGTGTGATCCAATCTTCAGGTCTCCGATTCAAGAGCCGAGACTAATTGATGTGTTTCGTGAACGGGAGATTGCACTTAAGGCGTCTGATACGCGGATGGAAAAGTTGCGTGACTTCGGGTCTGATGCACTAGAGTATGCATGCCCAATGGCAACAATGGTCAAGGTACTTTGGAAGGTCAATGTACGTGAATTGGTACATCTTCTCGGTCTGCGCACTACTCCACAGGGCCATCCTGCGTACAGGCGCGTAGCACAGCAGGTTGCTACAACGATTAAGTACCACGATACATGGATGGCAGTTCTTATCGATGAGATCGTAAACTTCAATGATGTTCTTATCGGGCGACCTGGATAGAAGTCGTCCGATGAGCGTAGTTGGACCGCTACATACATAAGAGGTACTATACTAAAGTACCTTCCCACCACAAATATAAGCGGGTCGTCATAGACGACCCGCTACTTTCTTCACGCGTCGGAGAAAACGACAATGAAAGAGTTTAAGTTCATCTCTCAATACGAAGAGGAATTGTTTCTTGGGCGATACCAAAACCCCGGTGACAAGGATGAATACGGATGGACAGACGTATTTCGACGGGTTGCTAATACCGTGGCGACTAACGTCGAAGACCAGGAAGAGTACGCTGAGATGATGATTAGCGGGAAGGTCATCCCGTCGAGTCCACAGTTGTGGAATTACGGGGCAATTCGTCGTTTCCCGCGTAACGGTTCATCCTGCTTCACGGGACGAATGGGTGATACACTGAAGCAGTTCCGTCAGGCGGACAGTGACGCCGAAGACGCGTACGTTGCTAGTGGTGGATTCGGTCTTTTGCTCAACGAAACTCGTCCTCGCGGAACAATGATTCGCCACTGCTCTGAAGGTGCCATGGGCAGTATGTGTTTTGGAGGTCCTGCTCGCCGGGTTGAAGGAACCACTGGATATATCACCGGGTCTGGTCGCGCTCGTGGTGCATTGATGCTGCAGCTCAGTGCATGGCACCCTGACACAATTGAATTCGTGCTTGCTAAGCGCCCCACGAGTCTTGGTTGGCTAGACGACTGGGCAACTAATGCTAAGTCCGTCGTCGAGTCACACCAGGACTTGACTGAAGAGCAACGACTCGGTGTTGAACGGGTCATCATGCTGTTCTCGTCTAAGTTCGTGCTCGACAAGGATTGGCCTCGTCCAATGGCTGTCCATGATGCATATGGTACTGATGATGGCGTAATTGCTATCATGGCCGATGCTGGAGTTCTCAAGTTTAACGGCCTTCAAGGCCCAGTTATTCCTATGGTCTACGACTGGAACCTTGCCAGCTGGCGAGAAGCCAATAGGGACTGGGACCTCCCTATGCAGAACTGTAACGTGTCTGTGCGCGTTCCAGACGCACTGTTTGAGGCTGTAGATAACGACGACAATTGGGTGTTCCACTGGTATTCAGCTGATCCACCCAAGGGAGACGAATTCCCTTGGACCAAGACAGATGCGTATGGTGAAGGTCTTAAGGATTACGGGGATGGAACGGTATTTCTTGTTGATCAATCTATGACGGACGTAGAGATTACGTCTGTTACTGACATGGATGATGCTCACTACAGGTATGGCGTAGTCATTACAACATGGGAAGGATTGCGCGAAAATCTCAAGCCCAACAAGAATCAGTGGCGTGACACGGATTATGCTAGGTTCTACCGCAAGATCATCAACGCCGCTATTGGAAACTTCCATGGGCCCATCAAAGCGCGCCAGGTCTGGCAGCTTATCGTTGAAAACGCTTGGAATTCTGGTGACCCTGGGCTCGTGTTTGAAGACACGTATGAACGGTTTCAGCCGGTTGATAGCCGAGTGTATGGTCCTCGTCTTAGCAATCCTTGCTCTGAGTACGTTAACTCAGCTGGCGGCAGCTGTAACCTGGCTAGTCTTAACGCACGTCTTGCGGCACTAGAAGCTAATGACCTGTTGAAGATGCAGTTTGGTGACTCTTGGAGTATGTCATTCAACACCATCGTCAATAGCTCTGCGTTTAGTAGCTACTTGAAGAAAATGAACGAGTGTGCTGATGTAGCTATTCGTTATATCAATGATGCGATGGAGCATAACGTCGCCCCTGTTGGATACATTGATATGATGACGCATGATCATTTTCGTACGGTCGGTGTAGGAGTAATGGGACTGGCTGAAGCGCTAATGTCGTTTCATATTCCGTACGGGTCGGCTGATGCTGAACGGTTTGCAGCTACTACTATGGGAGAGATTGCTCTTACGTGTTGGGAAGGGTCATTCAAGTTGGCCAAGGATGGAAGGAAGAAGCCACTTGGTTGGAACGCAGAGCGCATGGTTGCCATTTACCGTGAGCGCTTGAAGAATGCCGTTAAGTACGGCTGTCCTCAGAGTCATCTAGACCGTTGGAATTCGCTCATTAAGCGAACTCAAGCTGGTGAATACGCAACCAATACGTGCGTAACTTCGGTCGCCCCAACTGGAACGATCTCTATGATCGCTGGA